GCCGAGGCGTATGCCTACGTGATGGAGCTCATGCGGAGGGGTATCCCGTTCCGCTCGCGCGTAAACCCCCTACGCGACCGCACCGCGCAGGCCCTGATCCGCTGGATGCACCTGGCCCAGCCCAGCACGGGCGGGGAGGAGCAGAACGACGCGGTACTGCGTGCGCACGAGGTTCCGGGCTTCATGCTGGACGCGGAGTTCGGCCGGCGTATCCAGGCGCTGGCACGCCAGCAGCGCGAGTCGTCCTACCTCCGGGTCCTCCAGACCTCGTGGAACAGGGTCTACGAGGCGTCGCAGCAGTGGCGCAACGACAAGAACGTCCGCGCCTACGTCGATGCGATCGAGACCCTGCGAGAGGGGAACTTCTCGCCGGCTGACCTCGTCAACCACGTCCTCGACATGCAGGGCGTGGGGCGTGGGGGCGGTAGGAGCCTCATCGGGGCCCTCATGGAAGACATCCGCAGCGACGCGGAGGCAATGGCCGAGCTAACCTCCGAGCTCGGTCAGCCCCCCACCGATGACGACGTGAGGGCGCTGGCGATCGCTCCCGTGCAGCCGCTCCTGTCCCTGCTCGGGGTCCACGAGGACGTGGGAGGGGCCCTCGCGTTCATCAACAAGCTCCAGCGGGCGGCCCAGAAGATCGACCACTCGGACGACGAGTCCAAGGAGCCCGCCGTCACCGTGGACACCGTCCACGGGTGGAAGGGCCTGGAGACCAAGCACCTGTTCGTCCCGATGGCCAAGGGGGTGTTCCCTCACACGCGGTCGATGGAGGACGAGACGGAGCTATCGGAGGAGCGTCGTCTCGCCTACGTGGCGCTCACGCGCGGTAAGGACGTCGTGAGCGTCATCACGCCAGGCAAGAGCCACCTCGGCAAGCCCGCGGGGCCGAGCTCCTTCCTCGCCGAGGCGTGTATCGCGCCGCTCACCCAGCCGGTCGCGCCAGGCGAGGAGCAGCGGGCCGTCTAGCCCCACTCGCTCACGGTGAACTCGACGTCGAGGGGCGTTGAGCCGCTCTGCTCGGTCGTCCTCAGGATGAAGCGGTGGTCCGCCTCAGGGTCCGCAAGCATGCGGGTCAATGCGGTGATGAGGTCCCTCGCCTCCTGTGGGGTCACGGTGAGGATCTGCTTGCACGCCACGAGCTCGCTGTCGAATCGGGTCGCCATGACTAGCTCCGCTTCTCCACAACCCATCCCGTGTCCTTCTTGACGAGGACCGCCACGGGTTTCCCGCTCTTGTCCCACGCGGTGAAGGCCGCGCGGTCGTGGTCGTCCATCGAGAAGTAACCGCGACACGCAGTCCTGATCCCCGCCTGGGCAAGTACCGGGGCAATCTTCTTGGGAATCCCGTTCGTGGGAGTCTGGAAGTCTGGCTGCGGTTTTGAGGTGGGACGCTTTGCCATGGGGATGAGTCGCGAACAAAACACGGATTGGAGCTGATGTAGCTGGGTAGGGTGGGGCATGACGACTCCCAACCCCGTGACCCTCACCCCAAAAGACCTCTCCCCCTACCGTGCCTACCTCAAGGGCCGCATCCTCACCGCGCTCAGCCTGCAAGGCAACGAGCAATGCGACATGAAGGGCGTTCACCTGGCGGTCCAGGCGGACTGCCTGGCGGCCCACCTGTCGGAGGAAGCCTCGATCGCCCTGACGATCGGGGTCACCCAGTCGTCCTCGGAGCCCGTGCTCTCGAAGGCCATCATCGAGACGATGGTTGCTGCCTGCATGGAGAAGGCTTCCAAGGAGCCGAAGACGCCCGGCACCAAGCCTCTGACGCCCGCCAGCAAGACTGCGACCGCCCGCGTGGGTGGTCTCCCCGCGGGTAGCCAGCCGGCCGCCCCGGTGGCGAAGCGTGGCCGCCCAGCGAAGTCCGTGACGACTCCCGCCGTCTAGTCGACGACCTTGACGGGACGAGCCTCCCGCTTGTCCAGGGTGCGGCGGTGCTTGCGAGAGTGCAGCTTTGCGTCCGCGCGACGGGTCCTGCGCTCACTCTTCGATCCCGCCTTTCCGTTCCCGTTCGTCTTTCCCTTCCAGAGTGCCATCGCCGTATCCTTCGTATCGAGGGTTACTCCCCCGAGCTAACAACTTAGCTAGCTGGGGTTTTGCTTGCATGTGATGCGTGCCAGCCACCAGTCTCCGACCCCAAGGGCCTTCCCGACAGCATCTCCGTGCGTTGTTTTCGGGTGGGGGATGTACTCACTTGAGCAAGAGATGTTTTTGTTGGGATGCTTTTGGCGCAGGAATGTCTGCATGTCCATCTTCGCAGTGTCTCGGTTGTCGTCGATCGCTTTGTCGCAATCTTTGTTCTCAGCAGGCTGGAACCGAAACTCAAGCTCGAAGTTGTATTGCCTGACCCCGTCGTCGTCCGTGTAGTTGTACTCGGTGGTGACGTCCGGAGTGCAGGATTTCAGAATCGCCCTGAACGCAGGAGTATCAGGGAGATCTGGGCCACATCCGGGTACGACGAAGAGGCATAGGGTTAGAAGCAGGAGTTTTAGAGCGTGTCGCATGCGTCCTCGGAGTTTGGTCCTGTTGAACTCGGAGCTGAACGATTGAAACTACCAAGTAGTTTGTGTGGTTCGCGAGGATAGCTCAACCCCAAGCTAAATTTTGGTCGCAGTTGGCGATCAGCAGGTGCAGTCGCAAAGGAACTCGTTGCAGTCGAGGCAGTGCCCGTCGTCCTCGCCCTCGCCCTCGTCGGGGCAGTCGCACTCGGCAATGAAGTTCTGACAGCGACGGCAGTGTCCGTCATCCTCGTCCATTCCGTCGTCGTCCGTGTCGAGGCAGCCCTCATGGACCGTCCCGTTGGGCCCCGACACCCCGTCACCGGGGTTGATGGGGTCGCCGCATTCGGGGCACGACTCATGAAGCCCGTCCTCGACCGACATGCAGTCGAAGTGGACGTATCCACGTTCTCCGCACGTACCGTCATCGCCGACCGGCTTGTCGCAGACGACACAGTCTTCGGGCACACACGCCTCGCCGTCCTCGTTGAGCGGGCATTCGCAGTCCTCGACCAGGATGCCGCACTCGGTGCAGCGGTCATCCTCGTCGATGCCGCGCCCTCCCGAGGGGGCCTTGGGGTCGTAGGAGACGTCCTCGACTCCGGCTTCGTCTAAGCCAACTTCTTCGTCGCGGTTCGTTGTGCTCATGACTGGTAGTCGATTTGGTGGGTGGAAGTGGAGCTGATTATGTGCCAGGTGGGACAGCTCCAAGTTCGGTCTTTCGGCGACGGACTACCATGAGCGACATCAGACGAGAGCGCGTCGAGAGTCCCACGTTCGGTAAGGGCTGGCTCCTCTGGCCGGGCCCGAACGACGGGATGCGGTTCACCTTCGAGGCCGACACGGACGGGAGTACCTTCGCCCTGCCGGTGCGCTTCACGATGGACGTCGAGCAGGGTGTCATCACCACCGACTCGCCCCGGCGCCACCGGGACGTCGAGCGCGCGGAGGCGCAGGCGGAGGGCGCGCGCATCATGGCCTGCCTGGAGCAGGGCATCGATCTCGACCCGGACGACGAGACGAGCCCGAGTCGTGACCCGTACCTCTACGACATGGACGAGAGCACGCTCGTCTCCCTCATCTCCCGCGACCCGGACGGGGAGGTGTGGTTCACGCTGCGCACGGGCGGCGACGAGGTGTTCGGGTTCCGCAGGATAAGTGCTTGATAGGCCGCACAGAGTAGATGTCGTCTACGAATCGAATCGCGGCCCGCGTTGCCGCCGCCTACCTCATCGCGAACCCTCGTGTGGCGGCGCTCGTCGGCGACCCCAAGCAGCTCGTGGAGTCGTTCGCGCTCGCGCTCCAGAAGCTGGCCTCCAGCGAAGACCCCCAGAAGCTCCAGTCGGCGCGCGGCATCCTCGAGCAGGAAGCGAAGCAGCGGAACTCGGTGGACTACCGCACGGTTCACGACGCGCAGGGCACCGCGTACAGCGCCTACTACGCCCTGCGCAATCTGCCCCTTCGCGCGTCTGGGTACGCGCTGTTCCTGTCGATCCTCCAGAGCTACACGCTGCCTCCCAAGCTGCTCAAGCAGGTCGAGATGGCGTCCCGCGAGTACCTCAAGAGCCGACCCCCACCGATCCCGAAGCTCGGGCCCCTTCGCTACCTCGGTGCACTAACGGCCTACGAGCAGGTGGTCGCGCTTGGGCGTAAGCACCTGGAGGTCGCGCGGGAGGCCATCGCGCAAGGGAAGGAGCACGGTGCGGAGGGGGAGGGAGCGACCAAGGTGCAGGTGGGGCCGATCACGATCATCAACACGGGAGGATTCTCCTCCGACGTGATGCGAGGCGTCGCCGACACCATCCACCAGGTGGTGTCCCACATCCAGAAGGCCGGGTTCGGGCAGATCCTCTACGGGGACGTCCACGTGACCAACACCATCAAGTCGAACGCGAACGTCCTGGCCTTCTACCTCGTCCAGAAGGACGAGATGTTCGTGCGCGCCAACGTCAAGGTGACCACGGGGATGGTCCGCGACGTCATCCACGAGTACGGGCATCGGTACCAGCACAAGTTCCTGCGCGGAGGGGAGAAGACGCTCACGCAGCTGTACGCGACGATCGACCGCCAGGAGTTTCGACGGCGCATCCAGGGACCCAAGGAATCAGAGAAGCCCACACCGGGAGAGGTCGTGGAGCACAAGGGCACGCGCTACGAGGCAATTAAGCTCGCGCCAGGCGGTCAGAAGGTGGAGGCCGTGAACCAGAAGAACAAGAAGCGCTACCTCATCTCCCTGGACAGCTGGAACCTGCTCAAGAGGGGAGAGAACCGCGACCTCTCCGACCCTGACCACCTCGGGTTCGTGACCGAGTACGCCAAGCGCAGTCCGGGGGAGAACTTCGCCGAGATGTTCTCGTATTACTGCATCGGGAAGCTCCCGCGCACCCTCGTGCCGATCTTCGAGCAGGCCCTATCGGGGGCCCTCCTCTAGGTCTGGTCTTTAGTACAGAGGAACCCCTCGACGACCCGGTCGAGCTCCCGCCGCACCTGCGGGGGGAAGGGGGCTAGGGTTTCCTCGGGTGTGGCGAGGTACACGAGGACGAACGAGGGCAAGCGGAGCGCCGCTGCGATGCGGTCCAGCGCGGAGAGGCTGGGGTAGCGTCGTCCGCTCTCCAGCAGGGAGAGGTGGCTCTGCTGGAGGGAGGCGAGTTGCGCGACCTGCCGTTGGGTCATCTGGCGGGCCTCACGCGCTCCGCGGATCGCGGCTCCGAAGTCGAGCTTCACGGGGCGGGGAGCCGCAGGGTCTCCGGCAGCCCCCCCACTTCGTGCAGGCGCAGCAGGCGCAGCAGCGCGTTGGCCGAGTCGCAGTAGCTCTCGGCGGTCCGCCGCCGGGCCTCGCGCGTCTTGTCGGAGATCCAGCGGCCCTCTGAGGACTTCAGGATCGACAGGGCCCGGCTGCGGAGCTCCTGGAGGTGGTTGCAGAGGATCACCACGTCCTCGCTGGACAGACTTGTCATGACGGTATCGCGCGAGCGTTCCGCGGGGTGGAGCTGAGTGGGCGCGCAGGCACACGCGGCAGGTGGTCTGCTTCGGGTCCTCGGTGACCTCGTAGATGCGGTCGCCGATGAAGTTCTCCATCTCGGAGTCCGGCAGGCAGCGGGACCGCGTGCCCCACAGGCCGCAGGCCGTGTGGAGCATGGTGGACGCGGCCGGCGTGAGGAGGTGGACCTTCCCCCCGCGCCTCACGCCTGGACCTCCAGCACGACAGGCGGGCGGACCAGGCGGTACTCGTCGTTGACGAGCGCGGCGTTGACGTTGGTGGTCCCCTCGACGACCCGCAGGCCCACCTCGTGGTGGTTGTGGCCGAACAGGTGCAGCTTGGGGCGCACCTGCCGGAGTCGGTCGAGCAGCGCGGGACACCCGCGCCTGCGCTGCACGCCGTCCGGGTCGACCGGCCCGAGGTCCATCAGGCCGACTGGTGGGACGTGCGTGACCACGACGTCCGTCCCCGCGGGGACGCGCGCCCAGTGGGCCTCGATCTCGTCGAGCATCACCCCGAACGCGCTGTAGCGCCCCTGCCGGATGTTCCCCTGGTCATCGCGCTTCACCCAGGGAGGGCGCGCGCGCCAGGGGGCCCCGAAGAACCGGAGCCCTGCGACCTCGGCGGTCTGCCCGTTGAGGTAGGTGACGCCGGGCGGGATGGGCACCTCCCCGGCCTCCAGCGCCCAGTCGTGGTTTCCCCCGATGAGCACGCGGTGCGCGAAGGGTGTGCGGGCGAACCAGGCGAGGAAGGAGGCGAGCTCGCCCCGCCTCCCCTTGAGCGTCGAGTCCCCACAGTGGACCAGGACGTCCCCGTCCGGCAGCGGGACCTCCTCGTGGTGGTTGTGGGTGTCGCTCATCGCGACGATCGTGACGGTGCGCATGGGTGACTAGGATACGTGGACGGAGATCTGAAGGGAGCTGTGGGCTACTGGTCCTCCTCGACCTCGCACGCCTCCATCGTCGCGCGCCACTCCTCCCACCGACGGCTCATGTCGACCACGTCCTGCGCCCAGATGCGCTTGATGATGTGGACTTCGTCCTCGGTGATGAGGGTGCTTCCTACCCGATGCTGAAGGTCGAGCAGGCGGTCGAGGATCTCCATGCGGGCCGTGATCGTGAAGGGTCCTGGCATGAGCTCGTCCTGGGAGAAGGTGACCGTCCCGTCTCGCTTCTCCGCCTGTCGCTTGGTGCGGTCGTGCTGGAGGTCGCGGATGTAGTCGCGGAACTCCCCGAGGTGCTCGTACTCCTCGAACCCCGCGTCGGCCATCGCCTCCCCGCTCTTGTCCCGCGCGACCACCGTGCAGGTCCAGCAGCCGAAGCGCGAGCTCCCCCCGCACGCGGGGGCCTCGGAGCGGTCCATGACGACCGGGCACTCGCCGGCCCCTGCGTTTCGGTACAGCGTGATGAGGTTGCGGTGCGACCCACCCCAGGGGACGGGCCGCTGGAGGAGAGTCGCCCATACCTCGTCGGTGTCGAAGCGCTCGATTGGTCGGAACACCATGCAACTCTTGAGGTTCTGGTGCGGGCTGAGCCGCTGCCCCTCGACCGTGTGGCGGTCGATCGTCTTGGCGCGGTTCGCCGACTCCGACCTGCGCACTCCGACGAGCAGGACCACCTGCCCGGCTGCCGACACCTGATCGCGGACGAACCGCGTCGTCGGGCCGATCTTCATCCGGTCCGTACACCAGCGAAAGCGACGGTTCGGCGGTGGGTAGCCGCGCCCGATCAGGTTGCACCAGAAGGTCTGGTCGGCGGCCGGCGTGGTGACATGGACCGACATGGGGAGGCGGAGGGACTCCCCGGCTCGTCCAACCTTGTCCAGGGCCGCGCGCGTGTGCGTGATGAGCAGCGGGCTCTCCACCTGGGTGTCGTTGCACACCACGTGGACGCGACGCTGCCGGTCCGACGGCGCGAGGCTGAGCAACATCTCAACGACCAGGTGCAGCACGAGCGTCGAGTCCTTCCCCCCGCTGAACGCCACGATCCACGGGTGTTGGTGAGGCTGAAGGTACTCGTCGCGGAGTTCCGCGATGGCGTGGTCGATCCTATGCTTTGTGAGCAGCATGCCTGTAAGTCGAAGAGGCACGCTGAATATGAGCTGACTACTTGATCGCCTGGAGGTGGATCTCCAGGCGGGGGCCGTCGATCGTGGGGGTCGTGTGCTCCCGCAGGACGCGGAAGGCCGCCTGGATCCCGTAGGCGCGCGCGAACCTCTCCCGGTAGATGTTGCCCGCCTCGTAGTAGAGGAAGCTGCGTCGGTTCCAGAAGGAGACGTGCGTGGGGTCCTGGAAGGCTCCTGGCCCGTCCGTCGTGGGAACGGCGATCTCGACGATCCTGCCAGGGGCGAGCACGCGCCAGAGCTCGTTCATCGTGTGGATCTTGTCGGGAAGGTGCTCGATGACGTCGTGGGCGCGGACACGCTCGACGGACCCGTCTGGCCAGGGCCAGGGCTTGGAGAGGTCGGCGACGACGTCGACGCCGTGGCCGGCGACGATGTCGACGTTGACGTAGTCCGCAAGGATGCGGTCACAACATCCGAGGTTGAGCTTCATGTTTCATCCTACGCAGACAGGAGGCGGCGGGCCTCCTCGATCAGGAGGGCGCGCTTGTTGCGTGTGGGGTCATCCAGCACCCAGGCATGCAGCGCGCGCTGGAGCTCCCCGATCCGGGGGCCTGGGGGGATGCCGAGGTCGGAGACGATGTTCGCTCCGCTCAGGTCGAGTTCGCCTGGGCGGAGCGGGAAGGGCTTGACCTGAGCGTCTTGGATGCGGGTCGCCAGGTGTTTGAACGCGTGCCCGCTCATCCTCTCTTCCTCGATGCGTTGCCCCACCAAAAGCCACGTCCTGATGCCCTCCTGGTCGTTCGGGTGAAGGGCGAGGAAGCGGCGCACGGCCCCCATCTCCGGCCCGAGGGTCGGGAGGTCGGCGGTGAGCGCCCAGGACAGCCCCTCACAGTGCGCGGTCGACAGGCGCAGCGTCTCGTAGAGGTACTGCCCCACGGCTCGACGGTCCATGCCCTGCGCGCGGAAGTGCTCGCGCAGCGGCCACAGCAGCGCCGTCCACCGATGGCCGACCGGTACGTTGGACACGACGTAGATCCAATCTCCCTGGTTGTCGTCGAGGGTCCTGGCGTGCGGGGCGAGGTCTGGGAGGATGGTCCCAAGGATGTCGCAACTCTTGGCGAAGAACAGCAGGTCGAGGCCGTGGAACACGAGGCTGGGTTCCCGCTGGATGATCTTCTGGAGCTCGTCGCGCACGCGCTCGCGGCTCACCTGGCGCAGCACGTCGAGCGCCGACGGGATGGCCCGCCACGTAGCGGCCTCAATCGTGAACCCAAAGCGCGCCGCGAACCGCACGGCGCGCAGGACGCGCAGGCCGTCCTCCCGAAGGCGCGCGACGGGGTCGCCGACCGCCCTGACCTGACCAAGCCCCAGGTCGCGCTGGCCCTCGAACGGGTCGACGACCTTGTCCGCCACGGGGTCGTAGGCGATCGCGTTGATCGTGAAGTCGCGACGCCGGAGGTCCTCGACGACGTCGTCGAGGAACACGACGCTGTCGGGACGTCGACCATCCGAGTAGGTCCCGTCTCCTCGAAACGTGGTGATCTCCACGGGGAGCGAGGAAGCTCCTGGGGTCATGACGGTGACCGTCCCGTGCGCGATCCCCGTGGGGATGACGCGCAGGTCGGAGAACACCCCCTGGACCTGTTCAGGCCGGGCCGATGTGGCGAGGTCGAAGTCCTTGGGGGGATCCCCGCGGAGGCGGTCTCGCACCGCGCCACCGACCAGGTAGGCCGCGTGGCCCGCCTGCTGGAGGCGTCGGCAGAGGTCGACGACCTCCTGGGGAAACGAGGCGGGCTGTAGGCTCATGGGGTCTTCTCGTTGGGTACGGGGTTCGAGGCGTCGAGCACGAGGTAGAAGCTGCGCCCCTCGTACGCCCCAGGGCGTCGGACGAAGCGCGCGGGGTATCGCTGGCTGCCCCGCACCACGATCACCGTCCCCGTCGCGCCCTCTCCGGGGTCGGGGAACTGCTCGGGGTCCGGGTAGTAGTGGGTGCTGTGCGCGCCGAGGGCGGTCTTGGCGCGCAGCAGGTCAAGCTCAACCTCCACGTCGAGGCTGCGCAGGTAGTCGAACACGGACCGCTCGATGTCCGCGAACCGCTTCATGTTGACGTGGGTGACCTGGTCGGCGCGCACCATCCCGATCGACTGGAGGTAGGCGAGGTAGTCGCGGATGACCGTGAGCCCCTTGTCGAACGACGTCGGTATGATCTCCGTTTCCTCGCACTGGAGGAGGATCGCGCGGTCACGCCGCGCGTTGAACTCGATCGCGAAGTCGCGCGGGTTTCGGAACCCCTCGATCACGCAGGCTGCGTTGAGGTCGTGGTGCTCGCGCAGGTATCGCAGGTTGAAGTCCGGGTCGGCCCCCATCACCGTGTTGTTGAACTGCACGAGCGCGTCGGTGTGCTCCTGACGGCTCGTCGATCCCTGCGGGGGGAAGTTCGCCCGGAACCACTCGGACGCGCTCACCACGGGGAGGCCGAGCGCCCCCGCCAGGTGGCGCGCGAACGGGGTCTTACCGGAGTTGCTGGACCCGAGGACGAAGAAGCGTGTTGGTTCCACAGGGGTCTCTAGCGAACGGGCCAGATGAACGCCTTGAGTTTGGAGATCCACGGGAGATCCTCCTTAGTGACGTACTCGCCCATCGATCGGGCCTCCGCGTGCAGCTTGTCGGCCAGGCGTCGAAGCTGGTCCTGCGTGTTGCGGGCCGCGCCGATCCGGGAGATGAACTCGTGGTGAAACATGACGGCGCGGGAGACCGCGCCCGCCAGGTGGTCGTGCTGTCCGCTGCGACGGAGCTCACGCTCCGCCTCCTCGAGGAGGCGGACGTGCTGCTCGTGGTCGAACTTGTCGTTGGGCTCTGTGGTCATGCGGGAGGGTCGAAGGGATCCCCCCGCGCGGAGCTGATCGCTAGAGGGTGAAGCCGGCGAGCTTCTGGATCTCCCGGTCCAGCCGGTCCTTCTTCCGCTGGAGCGTGTCCTTTAGCCTGGCGATGGTGTCGTCGACGTTCTTGTAGAACTCGACGGCAGCCTTCTCGAAGTCCTCGAAGCGTCGCGGTCCCTGGGGGACGGGAGGACGGCCGTAGTTGTAGCCGTAGGACGGCACGGGAAGAGGCGCGGGAAGAGGCGCGGACTCGTACGCTGCGCGCAGGTCTTCCTTGAAGTGCTCGAAGCCCGCGCGTGAGAGGTAGGTGGTCCCGCTGCGGGGAGAGGCCGGCAGGTAGCTCCAGCGCTGAAGCTGCACGAAGTAGGTCTTCGGGAAGTCCTCGGGCTCGCGGGCGGTCTGCTGGTCGTACTGGCTGCGGGCCTCCAGGCCGTACTGGCCGATGTTCCCGCGGGCAGCCTGCGCGATGACTTGGTCCCGCGACAGGCTGACGTACAGGTGGCGCTGCGCCTTGCGAGCCTGGCGCGCGGCCTCGTTCTCAACGCCACCGAGGAAGATGTTGACGGAGCGCTCGAACCGTCCCCAGTCGGCGTTGCCGCTCGCGGCCCAGGCGGCCTTGAGGTCCTCCTTGAAGTGCTCGAAGCCCGCACGGGTGAGGAAGACATCCCCCAGGCGGCTGGGCATCTTCATGACGCGGAACTTGTGAACGCGCATGAAGTATTCGCCGGGAAAATCCTCCGGCGACCCACCGGGGCAGGTGCTTCTCCGCTTGAGGTACTCAGCGGGGATCAGGGTGGACGGTTCACCACGACGGGCAGAGGCGGTCACCACCTCCCGCGTGGTACGCAGGGTCTGGGTCTTTCGTTTCCACATGGGGCTCTTTCTCCACCATGATTTCTAGCAGAGCTGTCTGACAGCTCTCCGCCCCTGTTCCTGATAGACTGCGCGCCCATGGAGCTAGATCCCGTCCTACTAGAAGAGTCCATGCAGGCGCTGCGCGTGGACAAGAGCCGGCGAAGGCCCCCGCATGTGGACTCCGCGCACGCGGCCGACCGCGCGGTGCTGTTCAACCTCGTGTGTCCCGTCGGTACCATCGTTCGCTACTTCCCCATATGGGGGCAGTGGGACAAGTCCCAGACCTGTACGGTCTCTCGCAGGGCGTACCTGAGCGCATCCAAGGAGCCCGTGGTGTTTCTCGACGATGTGTCGGGGTGCGTGAGCGTGTGGAACTGCGAGCCCGTAACCATCCAACCTGCGGGGCAGGCCGAAGAATCGCGGGGGGCGGCATGAGCACCGTATCTCGCCCCAAGGATCCCACGACAGGACCCGCGTTCGTGGCGCACGCCCGTGTGGCACGAGAGGACCTCCGCCTGGACCGCCCAGAAGTCCAACGGGACATCAAGCACGCCTGGTTCGCGCAGGAACTCGCCGTGCTGCTGGAGCAGGTCGTTGGTGACCCGAAGGATTTTGCGCGACGGGCTGGAGTGCGGGAGGTCGCCCTTCGTCGACTGCTGCGGGGAGAAGACCTCGACCGTGTGTCCGTCGACACGATGCTCCGCGTCATCATCCAGGGGCGGCTGCACCTCCAGGTGACGACCTTCGCGCGCCCCTCGTCCTAGTCCCTTGAGCGTGCTATCGCACGACCAGGAGTGAGATGCCCGCCACCTACGTCGAGATCAGCCGAGACGAGTTCGAGGAGTGGCTCAACACGCTCGGCAAGCGCTGGTCACGGGACACGCGCACGGCGGGCATCTACTACGTGCACCTGTCGGATCGTGTTGGGGTGAAGATCTCATCCTCGATCGGGTCGCGCGACTCCGCGATGGGGCGGGCCAACGCCTCCATCGACATCGTCCTTGCCTCGCTCATCACCCATCGCACGCTGAACCGTGTCGGTGGGGAGCAGTCGCGCTACCATCGCACCCAGAAGTGGAGAGACAACCTCCGGCGCGGGGTCCTGCACTTCGAGCAGGTCTACTCGGCTGCGCGCGACTTCTACGAGAAGATCGCCCCCATCGCGGACCGGGAGAAGTACAAGACAGAACGCCTCCAGATCCTGAGCAGGATTCCCGACGTGTCCGACGACGACGTGCTGGCTCACATACACAAGCGGCTCGTGCAGGGAGGCGTGCTGGACGACCCCCAGGAAGCAGTGCTGCGGGTCGCCGCGAACCTGAACGATGACCAAGTGAAGTTCCTTGGCCGGCTCGAGAAGCTCCGCCAGAGGGCGATGCGTGACCCTCAGACCCTTGGGGACATCACGAGCACGCGTCGCACCATCTGGACGGGCAGGACGCTTGCGCCCGACCTGCGCAAGCGCCTTCACGAGGCGCTCCAGAAGTACGGGGTGTAGTGTGGCCTCCTGGTGGGTTGACCGGGTTGGGCGGAACCTCCTGGAGGTGTTCACGCCAACGAACCTACCGCCCCCTGTGGCGGTGTACTCCACGCCGATACCTCCCGGTACGGGACCAACTGGACCCTCAGGGACCGGAACGTCGGGTTCAGGGTCATCGTCATCGTCATCCTCGTCGACCGGAGGATGGAGTTGGCCGCTTCCCCTCCCAATCCCACTTCCCTTCCCACTCCCTTGGCCTCCAGGTTGGCCTCCGCGGCCCGCCTCTCCGGCACCGGCACCGGCACCACCAGCACCACCGCCTCCTCCTCTGCCGCCGCCTCCCCCGCCTCCCCCGCCTCCCCCACTGCCGCCGCCTTCGGCGTCGTTGTTCGTGGAGGACTCGATCAACCCGGACGACCCAGACCAGGACATGACCCTGCTGCCCATGATGGTCAAGAGTCCCAACGCGGTGCGAGAGGCTCAGTGGTCGCTGTACGCGCTCAGCCCAAGAGCCCGCGCGAACGTGATCCCCCTGCTGCCGCTAGCGGCCGAGATCGTAGACACTACGATCACCGTGTACAACGCCGGCCGCCCGGACCTGCGTGGTACGGTGAGTGGTATAGAACGCACCGCCCAGACTGCATCGGGCGAGATGATGTCACAGCACGACGACGAGGAACCCCCATGGAACGACCTACCTTGAATCGACCCCCTCACGCGAGGGAGTCCCAGATCCTGTCGAACATGCGCGAGCGGGGACTGTCGCTTCCGCTCAAGGGCGCGGAGGCGGAGGCTCAGACCCAAGCGACCTCCACCCTCCCTGCGGCGAAGGTCCCGCCCACGACCCCCCTGGGGGTCGTGTCTGCTTCGTCGAAGCCCGTACCGGCGCGGCCACCCGTACCTTTGGCGCCGGTGGTCGCACCGGCACCGGCACCCGCGCCCGCACCCGCGCCCGCACCCGCGCCTGTACCGGTGGTTGCGTCTGCACCAGCACCGGTGGCCGCGCCGGTCGCGCCGGTCGTGACGCCCGAGTCGCCTCCGACCAAGGAGGACGTGGAGACGTCCACCGAGGATGCACCCTCCAAGAAGCCCGTGTCTTCGACCAAGAAGGAGGGGCGTCGTGGATAACGGCACGAACCCGTTTGGCGGGGGGAACCCGAGCGGCCTGTACGTACCTCTCACGGACGACGAGCGCGACGCGATCGACCGCGCCCGCGATCGTGGAGTGCTGGTCAAGGTCCGTGGGCTCGGGGTGTTCCCGGCAACGACCCTGGTCGTTGGGGACCATCGCGTGTCGGTGGGGTTCGTCGTCAAGACGGACGTGCCCAGGACCCTCTCCGAGTTCTCGCACTCCGTCGAGACGGAGGACGGGATCGTGCTCGCCTCTGAGACGATTCCCTGCCTCCAGCAGGGAAGGCCGCTACACCTCCAGCCAGGTGAGGAGGTCGAGATGGAGATCCACATCTCCCTCACGCACCTGGACCCGAAGCTGCTGCGGTGTCTTCGGCCGATGGCCACGGGGCTCACCTCGCGGCGCATCGACCGCGACACCGGGGACTTCAGCTTCGCGGGCAACATGAAGAACCTGAGCGAGGAGCAGCGCAAGCTCCTCCGCATCCTCATGCCCGACTCCGCAGGAGCGAGGTAGCCCGTTGAGCCTGCCGAGCCAGATCCTGGACTTCATGCGGGACGAGCCCGCCTCGCGTGGCGAGGCGGCGGTCGTGCGGGTCGGGAACCGTGTGCTCGAGCGGGCGTCGCGGGCGGCAGACCGCGCGTTCCTGGAGAGCCAGAAGATCGACCTCCAGGCGGGCCTTCCGGCCGGGTCCACGGCGGCACGCGTGGTGGGAGAGGCGGCGCGCTGGGACTTCCTTCCTGCGTCAGACAAGCGATTCCTGCGGGTCTCGCGCCTTCTGGTGACGCGACGAGGCAAGACCCTCTCGATGCTGCGCGAGAACGGGACAGGAATGGCGGCGGACACTTTGGTCGCGGAGCTCGCCCGAGAGGTTACGAGGCAGGTGCGCGCAGCCGTCGTGCTATCGCTGCGCGTCACCGCGGACAAGATCGGCCGCGCACCGCTCGATGTGGGGCGGAGAGTCATGCGGCTCGCTCGCGAGCACCCGAACCTGCTGCGGGACGCGGACCTCACCTGGGAGGTCCTTTCTGCGGTTTTGGGGAAGTAGTTCAGCTCCGTCCTGCCCTCTTGCGGGTAGACGCTGGTGGGTCGGGTTCGCGGCGTGGCAACATGACACGCGGCCCTCACAGTACCTGAGGGAACGGGCGAACAGGACGAGGCAGCGTCCAGGATAGGCAGGGAGACGGCACCGACGTACACGCGGAGCAACAGGGAAGCCGTATCGGGAGTCCGTCGAGGGTGGTGAATAGCCACCCGGGTGGCGCACCTGAATCGACAGGAAGAGCGGGGCTGGAATCGACCAGTGATGCGGGTTGGGCAGGACCCTGGGAGCCCAACCGAATAAGGAAAGCCGCTCACAAAACGTACGGCCACCACGAGCCAAGCCGGGGCAGGACCGGCCGAACCCGACCCACTCAGCTCCAAAATTCGGCACCCTTTCGACCATCTCCAGAAAGGGATCCATCATGTCGTTCAAGTACCAGGTCGAGCAGGTCGGCCCGAGCAAGTTCGTTCTCCCGCGCGTAGGGACCATGCGGTGCGATGTCACGGCGTTCCTGTCGCCCGAGCTCTACGCGGCCTCCGAGGAGGACATGTGGGCGGACGCGGCGAAGTCTGCGTCTACGCCGGGCGCGATCGGGATGTACCTCCAGCCCGACTGCCACAAGGGGTACGTCCTCCCCGTGGGAGGGGTGCTCGTGACCGACGGTGTGGTGGCGCAGGCGGGCAGCGGGTACGACATCTCCTGCGGCGTCGTGTACCTCCGGGTACCGAACCTGCACGCGCGGGACGTCGCCGACTGGGCGCTCCGCGAGCGCTGGGTGCGGGCGGTCTCGGACCGCGTGGCGCTTGGCTACGACAAGGGAGGGAACCGACCGCGCCTCATGCGGTCGCCCTCGGATCGCAAGGTCAGCGAGGTCCTGCGCTACGGGGCGAAGGCGGTCGGAGGAAACCTCGACCTCTGCGAGCGCCCCTACATCCCCATCGACGACAACCTGTTCGACGAGAAGCTCATCCCCAAGGCGCTCTCGAAGGCGGCACCGCAGCTTGGGTCCGTCGGCGGGGGAAACCACTTCGTCGAGCTCCAGGTCGAGCGGTCGACCGGCGAGGTGTGGGTGATGGTTCACTGCGGGTCGCGCGGCTTCGGCTGGCAGGCGGCCGACTACTTCTTCGACCGTGGGGCGGAGCTAAACGACCTCCCGCGCGGGCGCAAGGAGGAGTCGTGCCTGCGGCTGGACTCGGAGCTTGGTCGCCTGTACTGGCAGTGGCATAACGCGGCGGCGAACTTCGCCGTCGCGAACCGTCACGTCATCGCGGCTGGCGTCGCGGAGGCGACCGAGGAGGTCCTCGGTGCGCGTCCCGAGCTCTTCTACGAGATCAGCCACAACCTGGTCCAGGAGGAGACCCTCGTGCTTCCTGACGGCACCACGAAGAAGGGGCTCGTCCACCGCAAGGGCTCGACCCGCGCGTTCCCGGCGGGGCACCCGGACCTGGTGGGGACCAAGTGGGCCAAGACCGGCCACCCGTGCCTCATCCCTGGGTCGATGCTGACCGGCGCGGCGATCCTGTGGCCGCAGGAGGGGGCGTACCAGTCGGGCTGCTCGGTGAACCACGGGTCGGGGCGCGTGATGGGCCGCAACGCGGCCAAGCGCGAGCTCGCGGCGCTGCACGACGACATCGACCACGAGATGCGGACGATCCGCCGCGAGGCGGGTGGCGCGGAGGTCGTGGGGATCGTCGGGAACTGCGAGCGGACCCCGCTCGACGAGTGTGGTCATGTTTATAAGGATTTGGACGTAGTGCTCAAGGTGCTGGAGGACAACGGCATCGCGCGCCTGGCACACCGTTTGTGGCCTGTGGCCAACTTGAAGGGAAGCGACTAGCGGTGCTCGCACTCGCCCCGGACGCAGTTCGGGGTGTAGTGCTGGGTCCAGTGGTCGGGGGAGGTCACCCCGAGGACGCGGCACTTGAGGACGGCGCGCGGGAAGTCGGTGAGGCGGAACGGGCCGAGGGGGCGCACCACGTACCCCTCGGACGGGTCCTGGCTCCCGGACCGCCGTGCCCCGCGCAGTGCCGCCTGGGTCGTGAGGCCCCGCAGGATGGCCTCGTCGAACGGTCCCCGGTATAGCTCGGGGATGGGCTGTAGGCCGAGCAGCCGCGCGTAGAGCGCGGTCTCGTCCCACCCGAGCGCCTGGTCTCGGTCCCAGACGGAGAAGACGAAGAAGCGGTCCGGCGTCCCGTCGTCGGCGCACAGGTCGTGGTACTCGACCGAGTGGAGGGCGTCGACGTTCTCCCCGCACACGCGGAACTCCGGTGGGATGTCGCGCCACAGGGAGGCGTGGCGCGCGCGCATGCGGGACCGGCTCGGATGACGCGCGTACCCGTCGATCGACCGCGCGTGCAGGTAGTCCGCCTCGGGGCCGAGGGTGGTGTTCTCGCCGTCGAGCTTCTCCAGCACGACCACCTCCCGCGCCCGGAGCCAGTCGAGGTCCTGCGGACGCACGAACCGGTCGTCGGCGTCCGCGCACGGCGACCACGGCAGGTGCAGGGTTCGGGGAGGCTTCACCCGCGAGGTGAACTCGTGCCACACGGGCTGGAGGATGCGTCGCACGCTGTCCTCGAAGCCGAGCGGGCCCAGCGCTCGGCGGCCGTTCGGTAGGTAGGGGTTGCCCCACTTGTCGATGACGGCCTCCGCGTGAAGGTAGTCGGGCACACGCACCGTCTGGATGCGTGCGGCCTCGCGCACCTGCTCGACCGTCACCTCGGTGCGCTCGCAGCGGAGGTGACAGGGCCCGCACACGGTCGCTCCGTTGTCGAGGTAGTACCCTCCGTCGGGCCACAGGCGACGGTCTAGGATGTGGTGGGCGTCCTGGCCGGGGTTCCCGCACAGGACGCACCGGCTGCGGTCGCGCGCGAACACCCTCTCGCGAAAAGCATCTCGGGTGAGGAGGGTCATGCGGAAGGGCATCTCGACGCGCTGGAGGGCGAGCTGTCCGGGTAAGACCTCCCATGGCTGACGCCCCAGACCTGATCGCACTCGCCCGGAGCCTCGCCCGCATGCGCGAGATCCGCCGAGACAAGAGCTTCATCCTCAAGAAGAGCAGCCTGCTGCGGGACGAAGTCGAGGTCCCCGGCGTGGGGAAGGTTCCTTTCCAGCTCCGTCCCTACCAGCAGCAGATGGTCTTTCACCTCATCCTCATGCCCAGGTTTGTCGTGGGAGAAGACACCGGCTGCGGCAAGACGATCGAGGTGATCGGGGCGCTCGCCCACCTGTGGGAGAAGAACCCCACGATGCGGGTCCTCGTTGTGGGCACCAAGAGCCTGGCCTCCCAGTGGGAAGAGGAGCTCCGGCGATTCTTCCGCGAGGTGAACGTGTTCGTTGCGGCCGGCGAGGTCGAGAAGCGCCGGAAGGTGCGTGAGGCGTTCCTCAAGTGCGACCGCTACCCGGTGCTCGTCTACACGTACGGGTCGATCGCCAGGGACTTCACGGACCTTCAGGAGTGGAGCGGGCACCTGCTCGTCGCAGACGAGGCCACGGTCTTCAAGGAGCCCAAGACCCAGATCCACCAGGTCATGGGTCACCTCGGCGCGACCGCGTCGCGCGCCTGGGCGCTGACCGCCACGCTCCTCAAGAACAACCTCGTCGAGGGGTACGGGATCTTCAGGGTCATCGTGCCGGGCGTCTTTCCGGCCTCGCCGTCGACCTTCATTAAGAGCTACTGCCTCACGCAGTTGCGCCTGGTGGCGCGCGGCCGGCGCGTGCCCCAGATCATCGGGTACGCGCCCGACCAGATCGAAGCGTACCGGGAAGCGATCGAGCCCTACTACCTGGGCCGGTCCAAGCGAGACGTGGCCAGCGACCTACCCAAGGTGCTCCCGCCGGTCGAGATCCCCGTGTCGCTGTCGCCAGCGGAGTGGTCCCTCTACCGGGACGCGCAGGCGGGGCTCCTTCAGGTGGGGGAGAAGAAGGACGACGGCACGACCCAGACCAAGATGTCCGCGCTGCTGCGCTGCCAGCAGGTCGTCAATCACGCTGGCCTGGTCGAGGTCGCCGACGTGCCATCCTCGAAGCTGTCGGTACTCGTGGACCTGCTCACCTCGGGAGACTACGCGGACCAGCAGGTCATCGTCTACAGCCGGTTCCGCACCCTCATCGTCAACCACATCGAGCCGGCGCTCCGGGCCCAGCACGTCACGGTGACCCGCGTGACGGGCGGGGAGAATGACGCACAGCGTGCGCAGGCGCGTGCGGACTTCCAGGAGGGCCGAGCGCGCGTCATCCTCCTCACCTCGGCCGGTGGTGAGGGGATCAACCTCCAGGCCGCGAGCGCCATCGTGTTCTACGACACCCCCTGGTCGGCCGGCGACTACGTCCAGATCCTTGGCCGCATGGTGCGCATCGGCAGCGCGCACGAGCGCGCCGTCACCCTTCACCTAGTGGCCAAGCCGCCCGGGGGATCACGGGCGCAGAAGACGATCGACGACTACACCCTCCAGGTGTTGCGCGGGAAGCTGGCGCTCTTCGAGAAGGTGCTAGACCGCAAGGTATTCGACGATCCGACGGGTCCCGTGGCTCCCGTCGACCCCAGCGCGTCGATGGAGGGAGAGATCGACACGATCTTCGACATGCTGCGGGGCGAACAGGGTAGGAGCACGCATGAGCAACAGTAACGTGCCCACCCGGCTGCCAGGAGACGGCGAGCCTGACTGCCCCAAGTGTCGCGGGAGCGGGTCCGTGCAGAAGGTCTACACGCCGGCTGAGCTCAAGGCACTCCCGCCCTACATAATCCCATCGACCCACTTCGACACCTGCGTCTGCACCAGGGCGCGGCGCGAGCGTGAGGCCCTGGAGCGCGTGTGGCGCGGGTACTCGGGCTTCGAGCCCATCGACCGAACGCCGCTCGTCAAGTACGCGCAGCAGGACGTGCTCGTGAGCGCCTCATCCCCAACGCTACGGACCCACCTGGCCCGCGTCCTGCACCAGGTGCCCAGCCTGCTCCGCTCGACCCGCGTGGTGTCCGACCTCGACCTGGTGAGCGCGTGGCTCGCGACGGCGGGCCTCGACGTGCTTGACCCGGAGGTCGCGGGCCACACGCGTGACGCGGAGGACGCCTACCTGCGTCTGGTAGACCTGGTGGCTCCGCCCTCCCTACTCGTCCTTCGGCTCGGGGTCAAAGCGGCGCGCAACGTCGCCGTTCCCGAGGTCATCCTGGAAGCCCTCCAGTGCCGTGCGCATCGAGGGCGACCAACCTGGGTCGTCGAGGACCCTTATGTGCCCTTTACCACGGGGGCAATCTTCTGGAGCCCCCAGCTCGTCGCCCACATGGCTCCGTGGGACCGCGTGGGGATAGACGGGAGTCACGCAGTCGAGGAGTGCGTGGCCTCCCTGGACGGGCTACTCCGAGCGACCGGTCCCGCCGAGCCCGAACCCCTTCCGCGCGCGCGGCCCGAGAGACAACCCCCCAGGATAGAGGTCATTCCAGCCACGGAGGAGGGGATGCTTCCTGGCGGGATGTCGATCGACAAGAAGGCACCGAAGAAGGGTGCGGGTAGTAGGAAGTCCTCGTTCGGGGGCGGGAGAAAGCCCTCGTTCGGCGGTGGAAGGATCCGAGAAGTCGATGAAACCTGACCTCATCCGATCGATCGTGCGCTGTCGGCCCGCCGACCCTGCACCGCTGGTGCTCAAGAACGTCCAGGCCGTGCGTGACGCGCAGGTCGAGTTCCTGCTCCCTGAGGACGGGGAGATCTGGGTGTTCGTCGACCAGTTCACCCGCGACCATGGACACCCGCCAGAGCTCCAGACGACGACCTCCCACCTGCGGTCGGTCGGGCAGGTGGGGGCAGCGGACCGCATGGAGGCGGTGTCTGTCGGTCCTCTCAAGACCGAGGGGGACTTCTTCCACGTGCTGGAGCAGGTCTGCGAGGAGCGACGCATGCGGCTGCTCGAGCAGGCGATGCGGGACGTGCGGCTCATCGCGACCTCCGGCCTGGAGGTCGGAGAGGGGCGGGACAAGCGCGTCCTGCGGGGCGCTCAGCAGGCCGCCTCGTACGCAGTCGAGGCGATGCGCGAGGTGGCGACCCCCACGCTGTCCTCCCACCTGTCTGGTGAGATCCTGCGGGACGCCGACGACATCGTGGCCGAGTACGAGAGGACGGAGCGCGACCCCCGAGCGGCCTTCGGCCAGTGGACAGGCATCAAGCAGATGGACGAGTCGCTCGGTGGGGCGCGCGTCGCGGAGCTCTGGATCCACGCGGCCTACTCGGGGCACCTCAAGACGACCTTCGCGCTCAACTGGGCCTACAACCAGGCGATCTGGTTCCACGACAACGTCCTGTACTTCTCGCTGGAGATGCCCTACCGGCAGGTCCGTCGGTGGATCGTCGCGATGCACTCGTTCCACTCCAAGTTCGCGGAGGTGCGCACCGAGCTCGGCATCCAGCAGGAGGGGGGGATCAACGTGGGGCTCGACTACAAGCGCATCCGCGACGCCCAGCTCACCCCGGCGGAGAAGCGGTTCCTCGTGAACCACGTGGTCCCCGACCTCAAGGACCCCGAAAACGGCTACGGACGGATCATCATCGAGGTGGCCGACCCCGACAAGCCCGACGTCACCGTCGACGGCCTGCGGGGCCGCGCCGAGACCATCTACCCCAAGACGCCATTCTCCACCATCTACCTCGACCACGCCTCGCTCCTCGGGGTGCGCTCGAAGGTGTCCACCTCCGAGCGACTCAACGACGCGCTGCGCGACTGCAAGCGGTTCGCGATGCAGTTCCGCCGCGGCCAGGGGATCCCGCTGGTGGCGCTCTTCCAGATCAACCGCGAGGGGCTCAAGGAGGCCCACAAGCGCAAGGAGAAGGGGCTGCTCCCCACCTACGAGCTCAACAACCTCTCCTACGCCTCGGAGGCCGAGCGCAGCGCGGACGTCGTCACCACGAGCTACCTCGACAAGGAGTACGCCGAGCGGAACCGGGCGCTCTTCACGTGCCTCAAGAGCCGCGACAACGCCCCCTTCAACCCCTTCCTCGCCCAGATCGACTGGCCCTGCCGGCGGATCGGGACCTGCTTCGACAACCCGCTCGACGACGTCTCGACGCGCGTCGACCCCGAGCAGGGGGCGGAGATCACGAGCGCCCTGGACGCGCTCATCCGATGAGCCTGCGCGAGGAGGTCGCCGAGCGCATGGCGAGGGCGCTCGGGGCCGAGGTGCTCGGCGCGGGGGAGGCGGCCCGCCGGCCCCCCGGGAGCCTCCGGGCGCTCGTGCTGCGCGGGACTCCCTCTCCCGCCGAGTGGGGCGCGATCGAGGCCGCGCTCCTGCCGGGGGCGCTCGTCGCGCTTCTCCCTGGCGACCCGGAGGGGGAGGAGGCGATCCTCGCGGAGGAGGTCGGGCTGGAGGTGTGGGACGCGATCCTGGTGGCCGACGACCCGCGCACCGTCCTCCCCGCCGCCAAGGCGACCCGCACCGAGAAGGAGGCGGGCCTCGCGGGGGTCGTGGCCCCGCGCGCGGGCCACGAGGCCGTCAAGCGGAAGGAGGGGAGCGCTGGGGTGCGCAACGCGCGCGCCGGCGCCGGCCGCACGGCCAAGGCGGTGCTCAACGACCACCCGACGGTCAAGTCGGTCGGGGCGGTGAGGGCCGCGATGCGCGTCGCCGGAGCGTACGAGGAGGACGCGGCGGGCCCCGTCCTCGACCTGTTCTCCGGGTCGGGGACGACGGGGGTGGTGTGCGTGGAGGACGGGATACCGGTCGTCCTCGTCGACAAGCTGCGGCGCTACGCGGACCTCGCCGCGGGGCGCATGCGGGGAGCCGTTGCCCGTTCCCCGCAGGTGCGGGTGGTGTGTGCCGTAGATCTGGGTATCGCGCCCCCCATGGGAGAGAACCCCCAGGAAGGAGCTCCCCATGCCACGCCCGCTGAACGTCGCCGCAACCCTCCGCGGCGCAAGCTACGAGTTCCCCCCGACCCCCGACCATGACCTCCGCTTCATGGGGGGCCGCACGATCCCCCACTTGACCTACACGAACCTCTACCTGGGCGGACGCGACGCCTGGGTGCCCGACGAGGTGCGGCAGATCGACCAGTCGCTCCTGGCGGCGATGACCGACCCCGGCCTCACCAACGTGATGCGGCAGTACTTCAAGAACGCCCCCATCACGACGCAGTTCGCCCCGTCGCGGGTGCTCGACGGGACCCCTCCCGCGACCTTCGGGCAGAAGGACGTCGAGGACCTGGTGCTCAAGCTGCACCGAGACAGCCAGCTCGCCAGGTTCCACCTGAACCTCGGCTCGACCCTGGTGAACCTCGTCCTGCCGCGCGGGTCCGTCCTCACGCTCGACGAGGACGCCTCGGACATCCGGCGCGTCCTCCCGCGCGCGACCGAGCACGAGGAGGCCTCGAGCCTCTACGGGCTCGGGGGCTACCACGGGTCGGTGCACCCGCGCCCCGGCGTGACCGTCTACTACGCGGTGAGCGTCTACTCGGAGCGGACCGCGGAGCGCGAGAACGGGATCGTGGCGTTCGACGCCCCGTGGAAGAACGTCGTCGCGACCCTGTACCACGAGCTGTGCGAGGCCCGAACGGACCCTGATGTTGGGGACGCGATACGCCTCGGTGACGACCCGGCGGCCCAACGGCTGCTCGGGTGGATCTCCGACCAGGGGGAAGAGGTGGGAGACTTCCCCGTCTTCGAGGCGGGACCCGACCTGTCCAGCGTGATGCGGGAGGTCCCGCTTGTCTCTGGCACGGGCACTGTGCCCGTGCAGATCATGTACTCGAACGCCCACCACGGTCCGGCCGGGCCGCTGGCGTACCTGTGCGACCTCCAGGCCCCTCGCGTCAACGTGCAGGTGCTCGCTCCGCCCCCGCCGCCAGAGCGGCTCGTGGTTCCTCCCGATGAGTTCTGGGAGGAGGCTGCGCGTCAGGCCGAGGACCCCGCTCCCCTGGAGGTCCCGGAGAGCGGACGGACCGAGCCGGTCGCCGAGGCATCTCCGTCGGAGACGAACGAGGGAACGAACGACGTGAAGTCCACCCTGGACGCCTTGTCGCACGAGGAGGCCAAGTCGATGCTCGCCACGTGCGAGCAGACGACGCCTGGTGAGTCCCCGCAGAGCGAGCATGGCTCGGGTGTCACCACGCAACCCATGCTCATCGATCCGGAGGGCGCAGGCGCGCAGGACATCGATCCGGAGGTCGAGCCGGAGGTCGTCTCAGGGCCTGCGGTCTCAGGGGGCCTCGCGTAGGCGTACAGGTAGTCGTGCATCACTTCTCCTCGTTCCACTCAACATAGTCCTCGGGGTCCAGGTCGCCACGGGCAATCGCCTCCTTGACGGCCGCGTGCGTGTCGGGGTTCGCCCCCACGACGAGGACCACGTGGGGGCTCGCGACGCCGCAGAGCACGGTGGCCAGGCGCTTGTGCGCCGAGTAGCTGCCGTGCAGCTTCCCAGACACCACGTCGGGGAGCAGGACGATCGAGGGGATCGCGTCGACCATCGCGTCGGCCACGCAGCGCGCGAGCCTCAGGTTGAACGCGTCCCCGTCGCTGGGATCCACCACGTCGCGTACCTGCGTCCCCGTCAGGGTCTCGAAGATCGAGTGCGAGTCCAGGCTCTTCGACCAGCTCTGGAACCAGGACGCGGCGCGCAGCGAGTCTCCGTTCGAGGGGCGCAAGGATAGTATGCAGCGCAGGTAGGGTGCGGCACCGCTCGGAACAGGCGCCTGGTAGGTCGTCCCGTTCTCCGTGAGGCGGGCACGCACGACGGGAGACTGGAGGGGTCCTTTCAGCGAGAGCAGGGCCTTCCGTATGAGGTCCACTCGCTCCGCGCAGTCGGCTCCAGTCACGAGGGTGAGGGGCTTCAGGTTCAAGCCCTGTCGGGGGAGGCCGTTGGCCGCGAGGAGGATCATGCGTGGGAGTCGGCGACGCCGCTCCCTGCGGAGCTGACTACTTGGGCGGGGCGGGCGGCGGGGTCGCGGGCACGAACGTGACCCGCTGGTTGAGCGCCTGCGCGCGTTCCTTGCACGCCCCGCAGGGCTTGATGCCGACCGCGCTCGTCACGCGGGCGATCGCGTTGCCGAGCGGCAGGGGTTGGTTGATGAAGGGAAGAGGGATGCGAAGGGGACGACGCGCCATGGGAACCTCCTTCAACGACCCTACGCCTTGCGAACGGATCCTCCAGCGTGCGGATCGAGTTCGGACCGCATCGGGTAGCAGAGCCCGTGAGCTTCGTCCTCTACCTGATACGTAAACCCGCTCCGGTCGTGGAGGCCGCCCGGCTCCATGGTACGGGTGGGATCGACCTGGACGTACTCCGTCCACTCAGCGGCACATGGCCCACCAACGTGATGCTCGTCCACCTGTCCAACTGCACCCGAGGAGGGTGTGCGACAGGATGCCCCGTGCGTACCGCGCAGGACGTCCTTGGGGACAACGTGCGGTCCGTGTCGATCGTCCGCGATCTGCCCGACGAGGAGTCTCCATGGTAGACGCGCTAGTCATCGTCGGAGACAACATGATTGTCACCCCGACCCTTGGGCCTGCAACGATGCGGGCGGTCGTGACGGACCCCCCTTACGGGATCAGCTACATGGGAGAGGAGTGGGACGACCCTCGCAAGGGGTCTGACGACACCCTGCACCCAGGACGGCGGTTCCAGGTGTGGTGCGAGCGCTGGATGCGGGAGTGCCTCCGGCTTCTTCGTCCTGGGGGCCGGATGGCGTGCTTTGCGGCGGCGCGACAGGTTCACCGAGTCCGTCAGGCCGTGGTGGTCTCGGGGTTCTGTGAGGTAGAGGTCCACGGGTGGCTCTACCTCACGGGACATCCGAAGTTCCTCGACCTACTACGGGAGGTCGAACGTCGGTGGGGTCGAGAGGAGGCCGATCGGCTACGTCGGCAACGACACACCGCCCTAAAGCCTGCCTGGGAGCCCGTCATCGTTGGTCGCAAGCCCCTCGGGCTCGCACACGACCCCGTAGAAGTCTGACTTGTAGACCACCTGACGGACAAACGGCGGGGACACGGCCGCGATGACTCCGTAGCTTATCGCGCCGATCTCCCTTCCCTGCTCCCTCTCCAGGTACGCTTTGAGTCCCTTCCCCTCTGCCTCAAGGGAGGCTGTCCAGACCACGAAGTCGACGCACTGCTTGGCTAGCGGCGTAACAAGGGCCGTGCGCTCCTCTATCGGCCTGGAGCGAAGTACCAGATGGATCTCCCACCACATACGCTCCTGCCAACCGGAATGCTCCCTGTACCGTCGAACGAGAGTGTCCAGGGCTGCCGTGAGCGGCTCGGACCTCATCTCCGTGACGATCAGCACCCCACGTGCGGGTAGGTCAACCATGAGGATAGGACGTGGAATCCCCGACGATCAGAGCTGAAGGCGCGGCAAAGCGTCCTGTGCGCCTCACGCGCAACGATCGCCGACTGCGCCGGCTGCGGCGCGTCCCCTTGGTCCGCCTGCTCGCTCGCCTCGGCTACGAGGTCGACCCGGACGGTGAGGACATCGAGCAACCCTTTCGATGCAACCTCCACGGGACGGGGCAGGACCACAAACCATCGGCCCGCACCTACCCAAAGTCCCCCCGGTGGCACTGCTTCGCGTGCTCGCGATCACGGGACATCGTCGACACGTTTCGAGAGCGCACGGGAGCGACGCTTGAGGGTGCGCTCGACCGGCTCGAAGAGCTGGCGGGCCTGCCCCCGATGTCGTTCGAGGAGCCGGACGAGGAGGCAGCCTCCCCAAGCTGGGGAGAGGACGACCCAGCCCCCACGGAGGACCCCATCACCATGCTCGACCGTCTCGCAAGGATGATGGCGCGGGCGAGGGCACTCCCCCTATCCACGCTCCTGCATGCGTGGGAGCTCATCGACCACGCGCGCCAGGACCCTGAGTTCGCCGACAAGCTGCGCCCGCGCGTAGATGAGCTCAGGGAGAAGTTCGCGCGGTCTGCCCAGGGAGGGTAGTCAGCACATGGACATCCTGCACGCCAAGGTCCTCACGGCCCTGTCCCTGTACGACCCCATCCCCGGCACCCAGGTGCGCGCGGGCTTCCTGCCGGTCGGGGTTCAACAGACCGCGGACGGGTACGACCTCGACGAGGCGTTCCTGTTCGACCCGCTCGTCGAGACTGGATACCTACAACGTCGGTACTTCATCGGGAACATGGACGACGAGGGCATGCGATCGTTCGGCCCGGAGATCCCCCCCTCGGAGGTCCACAGGACCGAGGCGGTCGAGGTGGGTTACTTCGCCACGGACAAGATCCCGCGGTTCGCCGTCGTGTCGGGGTCGAAGATCATCCCCGCCGGCCTATGGTTGTCCCTGTGATCCGTCCGCTCCTTCGGCTCGCGGCACGGAACCGTCACGGGGACGAAGTCCTGCTGGCGCGTCCGCTGCCGGGATCTATCGACCCCTGGGGTGATCTGGCGGTCCTGCGCGACACTCCGTGGGGTCCGCTCATCCCGGAGGTGAGCGGGGAGGTGATGAGCCTCGCCGTTCATGGCTACCTCGAGCCGCTGCGCGCCGCCGGCCTGCGAGACCCGCGAGCCTGCCTGCGTGCGCTCGACCCTCCCGTCATGCGCTGTGCGCAGCAGTACTCATGCGTCGCACACAACCCCCGACACTGTCTCCCCTGCCTGAAGGTTCCCGACTGCTACGATCCTCCCGGGCTCTCCGAGGGGGCCAATCTGGCCGCGCGGGATGTCACCCTGTGCTGGCGGGAAGGGCGCTACGTGGTGGTCGTCGTCGGGGAGGAGTTCGTTCCGGGGCAGTAGGCCCCGTACTGCTCGATGATCTTGTGGAGACGCGCGTCGAGTTCGGATCGAATCGAATCGTGAGCCTTCCAGCCTCCCGCTCCATGCGAAGCAGGAGGTCGATCTCCTGAGCACGAGCTTCGGGAGTCACCTGGACGTACAGGCGCGCGGCCTTCGTCTCGTCAGCGCTGGGTAGCGCCCAGGACATCAGGCCCGCCAGGTAGGCGCGGTCGGTCCCAGACATCTCTCCGGGCGCGATCACGCAGCGGGCAGCTCTCTGGATCCAGTCGAGCACCACGCTGGTCACCTCGGTCAACCGCCCGATCCAGAAAGTTCCCTGCGGGACGTGGTGGCTCCCCGCAGGAACCGCAGGCAGGGGAGGTCCGTGAGGGACCCCACGAATGTAGTCCGCGAAGCGGTCTCCCAACCAGCCGGCGACGAAATCTTCCGGTACGTCGTGGATGGGAACTTCTGGGCACAGGAGAACCGCGTGCCCATCCTCCACGAGGGCCTGCACATCCTCCTCGTGGAGGACATGGTTGCGGGGCAGCCCGTGGGTGTGCAGGACCCCCCGCGAGTTGCGCGTGATGAACGCGACCCGCCCGAAAGACTTGGGGTTTGGACGGTCCAGCAGTGCGACGACCTGGCTCATACCTCATGCTACTTCTGGACCGCAGCTCCGGAGCTGACTGGTCGGGGTAGAACCTCGTATGGACGGTCTCTCCCCTCTTGCAGAACGTGCGCTCGCCCACATAAAGTCCACCCACACCAGCGTCGGGCACCTGATGGTGTACCGCAACTTCCAGCCCTACCCGGAAGTGCAGACGCAGTTCCTGCCTGTGATGGACGAGCTCACCGCGGCGGGCTACCTCACCCGTACGGTCTACCTGGTGGACCGCACGCGACCCGGTACGTTCGGCGAAGACTACGCGAACGTCACGCTGTCGGACGACGAGGCGGCGGAGGCGATCGCGTGTCAGCGGGACCGCAAGCCGTTCGTCAACCCCGACACGGGAGACGAGCGAGTACCAGGTCCCGAGGACATCTTCATGTTCTACTGCACGACCGCCAAGGTTCCCGTCCTCCCGCCGCCGCCGGACCCTAGGGGGGTCGAGATCCATGCTCGACTGTTGCGGGAGCGGAAGCAGGTACTGGCGGCGATCCGCGCGGAGGGAGACCCACTCGTCTACCACGAGGCGCGACTTGCGGGTCGGGCCGAGGCGTTCAAGGAGGCCGCGGAGATCGTCGCGGCGGCCTACGGGTTCAAGCCGCCTGTCGAGCCGGCTTGAACTGGGCTAGCTCGCCCGCACCGGGGCGCTTCCACCCGACGATCTGCCCGCTGTCCACGTCGATGTCCATCTCGACGTAGTCGTCGTCCCCCGCGTGGCAGCAGGACAACGCGTAGCCGTCGTACTCTCCGATCACGCGGTCTTCCGCGTCGTACAGCGTGGCCAGGAACAGGTCGGAGCACTTTCCCTGGATGTTGATCCAGCGCGTGTTCTCGTTGCGGGGCACTCGTAGGTGGCCCTCTCGCTGACGGAACTTGTAGAGGTCCACAGGGTCGGGGCGCTTCCACCCGACGATCCGACCCGTCTGGACGTCGATGTCAAACTCCAGGTAGTCGTTGTCGCCCTGGCAGAAGATCGAGGGCACTGAGCCCTCACGAGACCCTATCGCGCGCCCCTGCTCGTCGAGCAGTTGGCCGAAGAACAGGCCCGTCACCTTCGCCGACATGTGCAGCGTCTTGGGGGTGGGCTTCCGAGCCCGCCGCGCGCGCTTGGGGGTGTCGGACAGAGTGCCGGTCGTGGCCGTGGTGATTGTTCTTGGCATATGTTCTCGTCGAGACTCCGACGAGAAATAGAGCTGACAATCGACGCAAAGGATGGCTTTTCGGGTAGTAGACCGCATGAGCCTAGCCGACCTGTTTGATACGAATCCGAACCAACCGATCGCCGTGGTCCCCGCGTGGGCCAAGGAGTGCGAGTTCATCCTCCTGACCGCTGAGACGCTGCCCGCCTTCGTCGACGAGTGCATCGCGAGCGGGGAGTACGGGCTCGACTCCGAGACGACGGGCCTCGACAAGCGGGTGCGCAACGGCCGCACGATGGACAAGATCGTCGGGCTGTCGTTGTCTCCGGACGGCAAGCGCGCGGGTTACGTGCCGATCCGACACCAGGAGGGGTCCGAGCACAACGTGCCCTGGAGCGTGGTGTCCAGGGAGCTCCACCGTCTCCAGGTGGCGATGGAGCAGAAGCAAACCACGTGCGACTTCTTCAACGGGGCATTCGACGGAGAGATGTTGGAGTTCTGCGGCGACGAGCAGCCCTGGAACCCGATGGAAGACGTGGCCACCTGGCGAGACGGGCTCATGCTCGCCTACCTCTCCAACCCGGCGCGGAAGAAGATCGGCCTCAAGACCCTCGCCAAGGAGGACCTCAAGCTGGAGGTGATCGACCTGGTGAGCCTCTTCCCGCCGGGCACCACGCAGATCGACTTCTCGCTCCTGAACCCCGCACGTCTGGACGTGCTCGCCTACGGGTGCATCGACGCGATCCTGCATCGCCGGATCGCTCGTCACTTCGAGCCCAAGGCTCGACAGCCCGCCGAGGGGCATCCGCAGTACCGGCAGGACGCGGTCATTCGCATCGAGCAGCTATGCCTGCTGGCGACCCGCTGGATGGTGCGCAACCGCGTGGGGATCGACCGCCAGCGTGCCCGGGAGCTCATCGAGCTTGGACAGCGGGAGTGGGTGGAGGCCGTGCGGTCCTTCTACGAGGAGGCGAGCACGATCCTCGGGCGCAACGTCGCGCCAGGGGCTTTCCGGCTGCTCTTCGAGAACTTCAAGCCCGACGTCAGCAAGACCTTCGACGAGATGCTGGCGGAGCGCAGGAACCTCGCGGCCAACCTGTATGGACCCGACCCGACCGAGCTCATCGTCAAGGGGACGCAGGAGTTCCCGGCGGTGTGCGAGATGACCTCCCCCGCGCAGCTTGGCGACCTGCTCACCGAGCTGGGCGTGCCTGGCCTGCGGATGACCGAGAAGGAGACCCAGGTCGACACCAGCAAGGAGGAGATCGAGCGGATCGCCGAGGAGTACGGCGACAAGTTCCCGTTCGTCAAGAAGGTCCGCAAGGCACGGCAGGCCGCCGCCGCGCTCACCAACTGGCTCCTGCCTCTCTACGACGAGTGCGACGAGGATGAGACGGCCGCCTTCCCGTTCAAGCAGTACGGGACGGAGACGGGACGTTTTGCCTCGCCTCAGGACAAGAACCTGCCCAAGGGCTGGCCGAAGATGAACTTCCAGAACATCTCGACGCCCCGCAAGGACCGGCCCGAGTGCATGAACCGCACGCGCGAGTGCATCCGGGCGCGCAACCCCGAGGGGGTCACGCCCGCGAAGCGTCGCTACATCGTGAGCGTCGACATGTCGGGCGTCGAGCTCCGCATCGTGACCAACCTGTCGCGCGAGCCCAAGTGGGTCGAGGCGTTCTTCACCTGCGCAGAGTGCGGGATGCAGTTCTCTCGCGGAGATGGAGTCGAAACCCCCGACCCCCCTCCACCGCGCTGCCCCAAGTGCGGGTCCGACCGCATTGGGGACCTCCACGCCTCCACGGCGATTGAGGTGCTCGGAGCCCGCCAGAGCGACGCCGACTGGAAGGACAAGCGAGGCAAGGGCAAGATCCTGAACTTCGCCCTCTGCTACGGGGGCGGGGGGGACGCGGCGGCCCGCGCGATGGGGACCGCAGACAAGAACGAGGGCTGGCGGATCAAGAAGAAGTTCGACGAGAAGTACTCGGGCCTGCGCGCCTGGTGGGACTACGTCCGCGACCTAGCTCGCCAGGTGGGTGGAGTTTTCTCCGCGCTGGGTCGCTGGATCCCCACGCCGGGCATCCACGACAAGAACGGCTACATCCGGTCGACCGCTGAACGCAACGCCCTCAACGGGCCGGTCCAGGCGACCTCGGCCGACCTCACCAAGCTCGCGATGGGCCTGGTGTACAAGGACTTCAGGCGTCGCGGGTGGCTAGAACGCGCGCCGCTCATCGCCTGCATGCACGACGAGCTCGTGTTCGAGATGGAGGCCGAGATCATGGAGGAGGCGATCGACGTGATCGTCGACCTCATGGCTCGCAACGGCATCGTGGTGAAGCTCAAGTGGCTCGTCCCCCTCACCTGCGACATGGAGATCGGCACGAACTGGTCGGTCCCCTGGAACCTCACCGAGATGCGCGCGGGAGAGGTCCGGTTCGTTGGCGACAAGAAGTACAAGAAGCGCGAGGACGCCGAGAAGGACGGGCACCGGTGGGAGGACCTCCCGAGCTTCCCCGAGTGCCTGCGGCCGTTCTTCAAGCGCCAGACGCTGGGGTACGAGGTCAAGGGGCACGAAGAGAAGTCTGCGCCTCCCAAGTCGGTCCAGGTGGCCTGCCTCGTGCTGGAGGTTCCAGCGCTCTCGGAGATTTGGGCCGAGCGGGTGGCCTCCATGATCGTCGCGTGTACAGGCAGCGGGGACGTCCTCCTGCGCGTCGAGTCGGGGGGCGTCACGCTGGGGATCCTGGACGCCCAGGACGCCCCGATCAAGACGAGCCGCGAAGTCGCTGAACGCACCGCACGCGCCTACGGGATGACCCTACGGAACCAGGAGTAACCGGGAACATCGAGGGCTGCACGCGTTTTTGCTCGCGTGCTACGAACCAGACATGACAGGACGTCAAAGGCCGATTCCTCTGTGTGGGGGGATCGTCAACATATCGACCATCCCTCAACGAAGTCCCTTCCGATATCCAGGGGGGAAAACTTGGCTGATTCCGCGCATCCGGCAATGGCTACGCTATCGTCGGCCGTCCGTGTTGGTCGAGCCCTTCACAGGAGGCGGGATCGTGGGTCTTACGGCCGTCTTCGAGGGTCTCGTAGACCACACAATCTTTGCCGAGATTGATGATGAGGTAGCGGCAGTGTGGTCAACGATACTAGAGGGAGGATCTGAGTGGCTGGCGGGCCGCATCTTGTCTTTTGACCTGAACATAGACAACGTGCGTGACCTCCTCCTGCGCACTCCTTGTGACACAGCTGAGAAAGCATTTCAGACCATCGTTCGTAATCGGACCCACCATGGAGGCATCCTGGCTCCAGGGTCCTCGCTCACCAAACGGGGAGAGAATGGGAAGGGTTTAGGGCAGCGTTGGTATGCGAAAACGCTAGCCCAACGCGTCAGGGCAATCGGAAGTCAGCGCCACCGGTTTACCTTCCTACACGGAGATGGCATTGAGGTGATGAAGTCGCACGCGACGGACCCCCAAACCGCCTTCTTCATCGACCCGCCCTACACCGCAGGAACGACGGAGGATGGAAGCAAGAGGGCTGGATCTCGACTGTACCGACATCACGAGGTGGACCATAAGCACCTTTTTGCGGTGGCTTGTAACTCCGTGGGAGACGTTCTTCTGACGTACGACGACACCCCAGAGATTCGAGAGATCGCGAACCTACATACGTTCGTAGTGAAACGCGTAGCCATGCAAAACACCCACAACACGAAACTGTCGGAGCTCCTAATAGGCCGAGACCTGTCTTGGTTCCGTCCCAGCTTGACGCAACAGGAGTTTTTTTCGTGAGCGAAATCAGGAAGACGATCGAGCGGGTCGCCTGCGACCTACACACCGACGACAACGCCGCGACGGCCGATCCCTTGTTCTGCGTGTTCCAGAAGCAGCGCGTATACGGGGTGTCGAGCGACTACACCGACGACTTCGTCTGGGTCATCCCCGACGGGGAGGGCACGGAGGCCGACCTCGAAGAAGCGGCTCACCTGGAGAAGATCGGGAGGGAGGCGGCGGAGGCCCTCGGGTGGCGGCGCGTCGGCTACAAGGAGTTCGACGCGTTCGTGACGGCGTGCCTCACGCGCGCGGGCGCCGAGGCGTGCATCGCCCGCGACGGACACAACCTGCGGCAGCCCTTCGTCTACGTGACCAGCCTGTACCGCAACGAGGAGATGATCTCGGTGCGGAAGCACCTCATGACGCTGAAGCCCGTCCCCCCACCGCCTCCGAAGTACGCCCCGAACACGTGCAACCGCCACGACGACTGCGCAGCCGCGGACGAGAAGGCCCAGGCGAAGGGTTGCCTCTTCGCAGTCCACTGCCGCGACGAGGATTGTGAGGACTGCTTCGGGCAGTAGCTAGCGGCCCTTCTTGGCGGGAGCCTGGGGCGTGGTCCTGGGCTTCCCCGCGGGGGGCTTCTTGGCCGCGGGCTTCCCCGCGGGGGGCTTCTTGGGGGCGGACTTCCGCGTGGCGGGCTTGGCCTGAGCGAGGCCCGCGTGGCTCACCGCTACGCTCATCTCGCCGAGCTCGATCGCGGCGTCCACCTTCTTCCACTGGGCGATGAGGAGACCCCACTCGGACGAGGCGGTCGCCAGGACGCCACGGAACCGCTTGCCCTCGGGGGAGTTGAGGATGCGGCGCAGCTCGACGAGGTCAGCCTCCGTGGCGGGAACGGGGACCTTCCCGCGGCAGGACACGCGACCGTGCGCGATGGCGGACCGGGCGACGTGCTCGTCCACCTCCTGCCCGTAGGCGCTCGTGTCGGCCGCGTGCCTGATGACGGCCTGGGCGAACTTCCCGACGGGGAGGTTCGAGTCCGGGTCGGGGTCGCGGGGCTTGGGCTCCGGGGGGCGGTGCAGGTTCGGGTTCGTGCGCGCCACCTGCACGTCCTCACGGGCGACCTGCATCGCTCGCGCCACGATGCTCGCTCGCTTGTCCCCGCTGAGTCCTGGGTACAGCGCGTGCACCCAGGCGTCGAGGGACGTGCGCGCGTTGTTCTCGTGAGACTTGTTGGTCAGTTCGCTCATGCCGGCATGATACCCCGATATAATCACCACACCCCAAGCAGATGCCTGACCTACTACAGACCTGCCTCGACGACATGCGACCCCAGGCCCCGGACATCACCCCGGACCTGCTGGCGCGCTTCTACTGCGTGCGGTGCAAGAACCTCGAGTGCGACCGGTCTGGCTGGCGCAGCGACCCGCTGAGCGAGCGGGTGCGCACCCAGGCCGAGCGCCTGCTGAACCCCAGGCAGGCGGACCCGAAGTCCTCGCGGTACGCGCCCATCGTCCAGCACGACTTCGTCGACAAGCGCGAGGAGGCGGAGGCGTGGTCGCGCTCGCGACCGTCCCCTCCCAACTTCCTGGAGGCGTCCGAGACTCCGGCCGGAGTGCCCCTGGCGACCCCGGCGCGACGTCCCGTGCTGCGAGCGGTGCCCATGCAGTCGGTGTGGGAGGTGGGCTCCCCCACCCCGACGTCGGCAGGGCCGGTCCGCGACCCCTGGGACCCACGGAGCGGGCGCACGGTCGCGCCGCGCGCCACGCTCAAGTTCCGCGAGGACGGGACGATCGACCTCGGTACGGGCGGGGACAAGGGAGGCGAGACACCATGAGCGCCATCGTCGTCCGCAGCCACGCCCTGGAGATCGCGCGGGCGCGCGTCGACTGCGTGCGCGCGGACGGGACCCCCATGCGAAACCCGCTCCTCTCCGCGATGGAGGCGGAGCGGGCAAGCGTGGACCGGCTCGCCACCGCGGACCCCTCCACGCGTGCGCTCGCGGCGGAGCGCGCCGCGCAGGGGGACCTGCGGGGGGCGGGGGACCTCGGCGTCGACGCTAGGCTCATCTCGGGGGCCCGGGAGCAGCGCCTGCTCCCGGGCGTGGTCGAGGAGATGCCCGCGTACTTCGAGCACCGGACCACCCGGGCGCTCGCGCCCCCGGACGCTTCCCGGCAGGAGCGGGCGGTCGTCGCGGTGGGCGTGGGGATGATGTCGAGCGTGGCGCGCGCCGGCGCCGTCCGCCCCCTGTTCGACCTGGTGGCCGAGGCGGTGCGCGCGCGCACCGGCGTGCGCGTCGAGCCGAGGGAGGCGCGGTCCGGTCAGGCCGCTCCCTGGCGAAGCTGGACGATCCACCTGTGGGGGGCCGACGCGGCGAGCGGCCAGTTCGGCTACCTGAGGACGGCCGCCGCCGTCCTGGCGGCGAAGGTCGCTCCCGACCTCACGGGCTACCCGCTCGACGAGCCCGCGTGGCTGGAGGTGCGCGACGTGGAGGACCTGGGGGGCCGAGAGTTCGGCTGGGCGGCGCGGGTGGGCGCGTGGCGAGAGGCGCAGGCGCTCGCCGCGGGGGACGGGCTGGATCCCGCGCCCCTCTCGATCGTCCCTGATCCGCCCCCGGAGCGCGCCCCGGATGACCTGCCGGCCTACCACACCCTCCTCATCGAGGGGGGGCAGGAGGTGCACGTCCTCTGCCCCGGTGGCCCTCCGATCCACCACCGAGGGGGTGAGGCTCAGACGGTTCGGTCCATCATCGCGCACACCGACGAGCTTGACCGCCTGTGCGGCTACCTGCGGGAGCTCGGGTGCCTGGTGCAGGTCGACCCGGCGGAGTGCGATCTTGCATGATCGCTCTTTGGGACAAGAACACGTCAGGAGGCACGATGTTCCCCCAGAGATCCCTCAGCGCCGCGGACGAGACCTACGACTTCGCCGAGTGGGCGCTCAACGTCCGCCCCACCCCCGTGTCCAGCCACGACGTGCGCCGCTGGGCTGAGTCCAAGCTGCGCCTGAAGACGCGACCCCCCGTGGTCAAGCGCCCGGGCTCCCGGTTCCAGGTGGGGGATGAGGTGCGGGTTGACGCCAACAAGCACAAGGACCTCACGACGGTCATGCCCTACGTCAGCGTGGACTCCGAGGTCGGAGAGGTCACCAAGGTCAACGGCCCCGACGTGACGGTGAAGTTCCAGGGCGGCAAGGAGGTCCTGCTCCAGAACGCCAACGTCGCGACGGGGTCGGGGCTGTTCCGGTACTCGGAGCCGGAGGTCGTCGAGGGGTCGCCGCGCTTCGAGATGGTCTACACCGCGGACCCGACGGCGACCACGTCCAGCGACCAGAGGCTCGTCGTGGAGCTCTACGTCCAGCGGGGCGCGGAGCGCGGCGACATGAAGCGCCACGTCTCCTACTACAGCGGCTACGCCTACTTCGGGCGCGAGACCCAGGGGGGTGGGTGGCTGCTCGTCGCGGGTCCGCACCAGCGTGCCGACCCGAGCGGCCGGCAGCAGATCCGCAGCTTCAACCCCGCCAAGGGCAAGGTCCACTACCTGGGCCTCATGGGACATCGCCCTACGGGATGGAAGCAGGACCTCGCGGACTTCCGGGAAGGTCAGCAGGCCGCGGCCGTGTGATCCGCGACGGGAAACTCCCGCACCGAGGAATCGTAGATTTTTTCCTTGACGTTGCCCCTCGTTGGTCAGCTCCAAGTCCGATGTCTACCTCCACTGGAGGGAGGAGGTACCACTACATGCGACCACGAAAGACTTCTCCCTTGTTGACCCACTTCGCCCTCGGAGCCCTGCTCCTTGGGATCGCGGGGTGCGGTCTTGGCAGCGAGGGGGGTGGCGAGTATCCGTTCGTCACCCTCAAGGTGGCGGCGCTCAGCCTGGAGACGCGCTACGTCAACGTGACGGGAGACGCGGACTGTCGGCCCGGCCCCTACCCTGTCACCTACCGCTGGGGAGCTGCGGCGCTGGAGGGGTGCTTCAAGATCCCGGCCCAGTGCTTCGTGGGCGCACCGAGCTACTCGGTCTCCCTCCTGGGGATCAACGACAGCGGGGTCGTCATCCAGACGGGGACCGGCACGGTCAAGGGGACCACCGACATCCTGCGCCCCCCGGCCGGACCGGCCCAGACGGTCGTGCTCCTCATGACCCCCCGAACCCCTCCCGCCAAGCTGAACGGCTTCCGCCCGAACGAGGCGTGGCCGGAGATGACCCCATGTCAGTAGCCCGGATGATCGAGGTGGTCAGCGGCGCGCTGCTCCTGGCGATCCCCCTCACCCTCGCCGTGTGGTGGAACGGTGCGGTCGTGAAGCCCCGCGACCGCCTCCTTGAGTGCGGTCCTGACAAGGCGTGTCGCGCCGAAGCGCTGCGCGACTTCACCGCCCATCATGTGGTGGCCGCGAGGCTCAACCAGCTATCGCGCTAGCAGCTCCGATCCGTCCGTCGACATCGACCCTCCGGCATGTCCGCCCCCAACTTCCGTCTGCGCCTGTCGGACCGAGCGCAGTCCGTCCTGGAGATATTCGTGCTGGACTCGGCGATCCCCGACGAGGAGTTCCCGCGGCTGCGAGCCTGCGCGGACCTCGCTCACGGGGTCCTCGTCGTTCCTCGCGCCCAGGTGGACGAGGTGCTCCGCGAGCTAACGGAGCTCGCCAACGCGGAGGACGATCGAGCCAACCCTCGGGACGAGCCGGACCCGGAGCGGCGGGCGCACGCGCGCTACGGGCGGGACGCCATCACCGCGGTCGGGTCCCGGCTGCTGCGGGAGGCGTACCCTCGTCCTCCGGCGTTCGGGGGGGACGGGTCGCCTGGTAGAGCTTGAAGTTGTCCAGGGTGATCTTGCGTATGTCCGCCCGGGTACGGAACGTGGACGCGAGGCTCCCGTGTTCGACGACGGTGTCGTGCCACACCCCGAGCCGTAGCCCCGTCGCGCGCACCCGGTCCGAGTAGTCGTTGTCGTCGTAGCCGTACCCGACGAACCGCTCGTCCAGGGGTCCCACGCGGGCGTACACCTCGCGCGGGATGAGGACGCACACGAACATGAGGGCGGTCGGCTCCTCCCGCAGGCCCGCGGCCCCTGGGTACCAGCGCTGGCGGTCGTTCCCCACGACCCCCTTGACGGCGGGGGAGCACAGGCCGAGCTCGGGGCGCTGGCGGACGGCCTCGACCATCGTGGTGAGGCCGCGCGGGGTCTGGAGGAGGGCGTCGTCGTTGAGGAGCACCACGTCGCTGTCGGCCGCCGCGATCCCGAGGTTCGCGTTGCGCGCGAACACGAAGGGCTTCGCCCCCTGCACCCAGCAGAGACCGGGGAGGGCAGGCTCGGCCTCGGAGCGAGCCCCGTCGTCCACGACCACCACGTGGTCAGGGGGCAGGTCGGGCTCCATCGCCTGGAGGGCGCGGACGCAGGGCACGAGGTTGCTCGCGCGCGCGGAGAGGATCACTACCTTGTAGGACGTCATGGGGGCAGCCTCCCAGGTTTGCGCTACGTCATCAAGCCCGCGCCTGGAGGGCGCTGGTGATCGTCTGGTCGCGGTGCAGGTAGAGGTTGTTCGCCCCCGCGTCCTCCGCGCACGACACGGCCGAGCGCCTGTGGGTTCCCACGACGGCCTGGCCCAGGTGTCCCGTCGCGACGGCGCAGGAGATCGCCTTGACGACGAGGAGGAAGGCGCGCTCGCCCAGCAGGGCGTCCACGCAGTCGACGAGGAGCAGGTCCCCCCCACGGTGCAGCGCGACGAGCAGGTGCGCGACGAGGTGCGCCTGGTCCCCGCGGGGGAGGCGGCCGTCGCAGGGAGCCCCGACGACTCGGAGCAGGTCGCGAGCGGACTCCTGCTGCACGACCTCCCGCATCGCGACCTCGTCGACAGGGGTGCGGGCGCTCCCGACGTCCACGAGGGTCGTGCCCGAAGGCTGCGCGTAGGTCGTACCAGGCCAGACCCAGCCCTCCTGGGCGTGCACCATCTGGACGGGCTGGAGCGTCCGGGTGACCTCGTAGGTCACCTGCACGGCTCCCGCGCAGGGTCCCCGAACATGGGGGGTGACCGAGGACACGACGGCGATCGTGTCGGTTCGGGCCTCGACGCGCGCGGCCGACACGCGACCTCCGGACCGCTCCGCGCGCCAGAGCGCGCCCCCGAGCGGGTCCCGCAGGAAGTCCAGGAGGGACAGGGCCGTCGTCACGCCCCCTCCCGGGTCGGCCCACACGACCGAGAACCGGGTCAGGTCGCGCAGCTCGCACGCCCGCCGCCCCATCCAGGGCTCGGCCCGCGCGTAGAGGATGGGCTCGGGGACGAGAGGGACCGAGGGGACCACGGGGCGCGCGAGCGCCGCGTGCAGGCGCAGCAGCGTGTCGTAGCGCGGGGTCCCTCGCCCGTGCAGGAGGTTGTAGAGGGCGGAGTACGAGACCCCGACCCTGGCGCAGTAGCGGTGCAGGGACTCGCCAGCCCCGAGGGCCGCGCGCACGGGACGGAGGATCTGCTCGACGACCTCGGGGAGGGACGAGTTCATGGCGCAAGGACGCGGGGTGGAGGCGGGGCGGAGCTGTCAGCTCTGCTTCGAGGACCTGCTCCGACCAGCAGTCATGCCCACGAACACCCTCTTCGCTCCCGAAGACTACCCGTTTGGTACGACCCCGCTGCGGGCCACCGCGAGGTCCGTGCTCGATACCCTGGCGCGCGCGGTGCGCGCCTTCCCAGCCTTCGAGGCGGGAGACTGCGACCCGGTCGCGCTGACCGCCTCCTCGGTGCGTGACCTCAAGCCCGACCAGCTAGAGAGCCTTCGCCAGTTCATGAAGGACAGCGGCCTCTGCACGCTGTCCATCTCCGTACGACCCGGCAAGCCGCAGGACTCCATCCGACTTCTCCCCGACGGGGCGAACTTCCCCGCGCTGCGCGCCTGCTGGCTGGCGGGCAACGTGGACGGCCTGGTCCGGTGGCTCGCCCCCCTGCTGAAGACGGAGCAGAACGTCCCGCTCACCGACCAGGGACGCGTGCTGGCCGCGATGCTCGGCAGACGGGTCGACCACACGCTCGGCGGAGGCTCCACGCCAGGCAACGGGAACCCCACCCTGGAGAACGTGGCGCGCGTGCTGCGCGCTCGCGCCCAAGGGGAGCACCTGCCCGCCAAGAAGCGCACCGGTGAGATCCCGGCCCGCGAGGCGTACCTCGTGCTGGCCCAGGAGCTCGGAGTCTCCCCCATGCGTGCCGGCGCGGTCCTGGCCCATATGCTGCGCGCGGGACGCCTTCCCGGGCTCGTGGGCGTGGAGGGGTCCCCCGCGGCGAACACGGCGTACGCGGTGCAGAAGGTGATCGCGACCCTTGAGGACGGTTCGTGGAGCGCGGGGCGGTACGTGCTCGACTACCTGGGCAAGTACACCTCGGTGCGCCTCGAAGCCACCCCGAGCACGTAGGGAGATCGCATGTCCAACTCACATGGAGGCGGCCTGCGCGTCGTGCTGGTCGCCCTCACCGTCAACCTCCTCATCGCGGCCTTCAAGTTCGTCGCCGCGTTCCTCAGCGGGTCGGCCGCGATGCTCGCCGAGGCGGTCCACTCGCTCGCCGACACCACCAACCAGGTGCTCCTGATCGTGGGGATGCGGCGGTCGAGTCGACCGCCGGACGCCCTGCACCCGTTCGGTCACGGGACCGAGACCTACTTCTGGGCGTTCATCGTCGCGGGCTGCATATTCCTCGTAGGTGGCACCGTGAGCATGTGGGAAGGCGTGGAGAAGCTGTGGCAGGTCCACAAGGGGACCTTCCATCCACACGGCGATGTCAGGTGGGCGCTTGGGACCCTTGGGGTGTCGTTCGCCCTGGAGTCTCTGTCCCTGCGCGCCGCGTGGCGCGAGTTCACCCAGATGCGAGGGTCTCGGACGATACGGCAGGCACTGCGCGACGTGCGGGACACCACCGTCCTCACGGTCCTGCTGGAGGACCTGGCGGCCCTGCTGGGCCTCGCGGTGGCGTTCCTTGGTGTGGTACTGACGCTCCTGACGGGCAATCCGCTTTGGGACGCGCTGGCCTCCGTCCTGGTCGGCGTCACGCTCTGCGGGGTAGCCTTCCTGCTGGGGCGAGACTCGATGAGTCTGCTCCTAGGGGAGGCTGTCCCCGAGGAGGAGCACGCTCGCATCTTGGAGATCGTCAAGGAACACCCTCGGGTCCTCGCGGTGGTCCACGCACGAACCATGCACATCGGGCCGCGCGACGTGCTGCTTGCCATCAAGCTACAGTTCGACCGCACCTTGACGATGGACCTGCTGGAACAGTGCATCAACGATCTGGAGCGTAATCTCCGTGCCGCCCTGCCCCACCTGCGCCGCATCTACGTGGAGCCGGGGTTCGATGAGCATCAGTCGTCGAACTCCGACTTGACCACGAGCGCACCCTCGGGCACATCGGGCACGGGAGCCTCTGGCCGCGCGTAGTACCCTCGACGTGCTCGGCGACTCGCCTTGTGGCGTAGGGCGATCGCATCCATGCCTGTTGCGGGGGGGCGCGACCGCACGTCCGCCAGGGCCTTCGCCTGGCAGGGAGAGAGCCCACGCTCGGCCTCGTCGTCGTCGTCGGCTTCCCTCCACACCGACCCCTCAACGGGGACGACCTGGCCGCTGGCGAGCATGGCGGTCTCCCCTCCGTCAACAGACACTGCGAAACGCCCCCGTCCGTTAGACAGGAACACCACCTGGGACTCGTACTGGACCTCGATCGCCATTGTTACCTCTCGCTGTCTACCCTGCGGGTAAGCTCGGCATGAGCAAAGCCAAGGATCTGGGCCGCTACCTCTCCTACGTTCTTCGTCATAACCCCGGCGAACTCGGACTGACTCTCGATGCGGGAGGTTGGACGAGCTCGACCGTCCTGCTCGCAGCGCTCCAAGCAGGACGCCCCAACACGACGATGAACGACCTTCGTGAGGTCGTCCTCAAGGACAGCAAAGGCCGCTTCTCCTTCTCACCAGATGAGACCCTGTTCCGCGCGAATCAGGGGCACTCGGTCGACGTAGACCTCAAGCTCACCAAGCATATTCCCCCGGCTACCCTCTACCACGGGACTTCCTCGGACCTCATCCCTACCCTCCTCGTCGAGGGCCTGCGGAAGATGCAGCGGCACCACGTTCACCTCTCAGCGGACCTCGCGACGGCGCTCCAGGTCGCGCGCCGTCGCCCGCGGCCGGTGGTCTTGGTGGTGCGGGCAGACCGGATGAGCGAAGACGGGATCGCGTTCTACCTGTCCGCGAACGACGTGTGGTTGGTCGACGCGGTGGCCCCCACCTACCTGTCCGTAACCCCCCAGCATTAGCTTTGTCATCCACCAGCACACGTGATCCGCTATAGATCCCAATCTCGACCGAGATAACCTCAAACTCGCTGGGCCCTCTACTGTTCATTCATGCACACAACTTGTGGTGGATCTCGTGGATCAATAGGGCCGATTGGACTAACAGGGCCGGCTGGAAGTACAGGTCCTACGGGACCGCGAGGAGCTACTGGTGATATGGGGCCAAGGGGATCCACTGGACCAGTGGGTCCAACAGGTCCTGTTGGACCCACTGGCGCTGACAGCAGTGTTCCCGGCCCCACCGGCCCCACCGGTGCTACAGGGGATGTGGGACCCACCGGCCCTACAGGGCCTTCTGATCCTGGCGGAGCTTTCGAGTCCTCCTTCGGTCATATCATCGCCCTGCAAGGCGACGGACCATTTATTGGGATGGGGATCAATGGACAATCTGGGGGGTCTAGCCTTGGAGGACTCGACGGAAGACGCCTAAACAACGCGCGCACGTTTAGCCGCATCGAAGCCAGTATTGACGGAGAGTTTCCGTTGGCTCCAGGGCAGGCGATGGCTATCACGCTCGCTATGAGTACCAACAACGGATTCTTCTACACGGTTATCACGCAGGTTACGATCCTAGCAGGCACATCTCATATCGCGGGGACCTTCGGCCCAACCGTTTTTCCTGCGGGATCCGAGCACGTGATAGCCGCCATCCTCACCGGACCCGGCGTGTATAATGGTCCGTTGAAAGTCACTATCTCCTGACCTAAGCCGGAGGAACCCATGAAGTGTCCCGCCCTGCTCACCCTGCTCACCCTGATCGCCTGTGATCCGGTGGGGAATCCCACTCCCCCCGACGCGGGGGGTTTGCCGGCCAACTGCCAGCGAATCGATCCCAGCACCGACCTGTACCTCGGATGCACAGGCACCTTCTTGAAGGGGCAAGTGGCCAAGCTGTGCCCCCAAGGTTATGTGGTGATGTTCCGGGACATGCCATCCAGCCTGAGGACGATCTGCGACCTGACGCTGTCCACGACGAAGCCCGACGTGTTCTACGCGGTGGACGTGGGGAGCTGGAGCGACCCTGCCTCACCGTTCAGCAAGACGGCCTGCGCAGCCTCTGCGACCTACAGCATGCCTGGTCTGATGGGGTGTGGGACTGCACAGAACGCTACGGCTTTCACGGGGCAAGGTGCCACGGCCTGCCAGAACTGGCCCCACGCGGTCGTGTGCCCAAAAAGTTCCGGATGGAACTGCCCGGACGGCATCCTGCAAACGGCAACGAACTCGAACCCCGCGCATGGGGTTGTCTGTACGCGTCTATAGGCGCGACGACCTGCGCCTAAACCCACCCTATCCGACCTACCTACTGGCGGGTAGAGTGGGGCATGACTCAAGAATCGCCCTCCCCCATCATCTCGGTTGGTTATGACCCTCACGCGCTGGCGTGCATAAGCCCGTACTTCCCGGAGGTGTTTCACTTCCCGCTGCCCGGCTGGCCCGCGTTGACGGCCGATGACGGATATGCGAGCTACGCACTCAAGATCGCGGAGGCGCAGGAGGCGCTCCTGCCCGCAAACTGCGGGGTGCGCGTAGGCCCCAACTTGGAGGGAGCGGACCTTCGCCTGGCGGCCGTGCTCCTCGTGATCCGCGCGAACGGGGGTCCGAACGCCCTGACCCCTGCGCTGCGTGATCGAGCCGCTGAGATCGCACCACGGCTTGCCACGGTCACACGGGTTGCGGAGCGTCCGTGGACGTTGGGGTCTCGGACGTCGGGGGTCGCCGACACCGACCTCGACCTTCCCGAGGTCACAGCGTTCAGGTATCACCCGAGCACGCAGGCGGCCCTGGCGCTGCTCACCAACCAGTGGGCGCAGTTCCTGCTTGCCGTTCTCGACGATCAAGAACACGACAAGATCCCCCTGGGGATCGAGGGGGAGGCAGCGCGCGCACTGCTGATCGACAAGCTCCCCGAGTGTCGTGCGGCGTCCCTCACGGTCCCTCCTGACGACTTCCGCCGGCTTGGCCATCACGTGGCGACCTACATGTACGTGGACACCCGGTGGAGTCCCGTCATCGTGCTGGACCGGGCCCATGAAATCCACTTCCACCCGGGCTTCCTGCACACGGACCTCTCGGTGCCGCTCGACGGGTCGCTCGCCGCCCTCACGCCCCTCGCTCGCCGCCTGTCGGACCGTGAGCGTCAGATTGGGTCGACTGCGGCCTGGCGCGCGGTAGCGAACCCACGCTGCGTGTTCCGCAACCAGCCCGAGGCAACCCCGTCGATGTCGGTCGATGAGCTTGGGTCGATCGTCGAGTCGTTCATCGGCGAGAAGATGTCCCCCACCACCTAGATCAGCTCCCTCCGCCTCGCGTCCCTCCCCTTTCGTCCGTGAGAGACAACGATCTCCTCAAACTGGCGAGTGACACGCAAGTCACGACCCTACTCGCCGCCGTCAGACAACTCCACAAAGCGGGACGCCTTCGAGCGGCGCTCACCCAGGATCAATGGGTGAGCGCACTGGCGCTTACTTCCGCCGTGGAGGAGGAGGCTGCTCGACGGAGGGCTTTGAAGCCGGCCCAGCGAAGAGCCGGGCCGGCAAAAGCGGGTTAGCGGAACCGGTCGTCCTGAGACAGGGGCGCGAGACGTACCCCGCTGGGCAGGCGCAGGGGCGCGCGGTCGTGACCTCCGCGGTACAGCGGATGGGCGGGAAGGCGGAAGCGGTCGGCCGCGGCGAACCCCTCTCCGTAGCCGGAGGGTGAGATCTGACCCCCGAGCTTGACGCCCACCTGGGTGGTGCTGCCGTCCCCGAAGACGGCGTAGGTCGCCACGATCATCTGGATCTCATCCCCGTAGGTGGTCACGTAGGGGGAGGGGTTGAACGCCTCCTCGCGGAAGGCGCGCACGAGGAACGCGCGCGACACCAGGACGGCCCCCTTGAGGACCGGCCGGAGCGCTGGGGGCCATGAACCGCTCGACCACTCAACCGGGCCTCCGGGGCGCACGCCATGCAGCACGAACAGGGACCCGCCGCCCCGGTAGAGACGGAAGCGCCTGGAACCTGTCGGAACGTCGGTCGAGTAGGGGGTGTACTGGAGGATGGACCCGTCCCCCATGCCGAACAGCTCACCAGGAGCTCCGAGCGACCGGTCGTACTCGAGCCCACCATCTGCGAGGGGCAAGAGGCGCTGGACCGAGCCAAGGCCCGCCCGTCCCCCGCGTAGCGAGGAGGAGTCGTCACGCAGCGGGGACTCCCCGAGGAAGTCCGAGTCCTGCACGAGCAGTCCGAGCGGGAGGCGCTCCGTGATGCCACCCAGGCTCACCTGAGTGACTCCAGAGCCGGCGTCGGACGGTTCGTCCTCCGCCCCGCGGAACGGAGCTCCGGTTGAGGTCCAGCGGTCTGGGGCCCATGCGGGACGTGGGCTACGGATGCCGAGCACCTTGTCCGGCATCCCGAACGGCTCGTCGCTCGTGAGGGTCTCGACGCGCAGGAGGGTCGCTTCCACGAAGGTTGCGTTTCCTGCCGCACCCACTTCCTCCGCCTCCAGGCGGACGGAGGACCCGCCACCCCAGGTGGCGCGCGCGATGAGGTGCGCGCGCGGATGCGCTGAGATGGCCGCGGAGAGGGCCTGCGCGGTGAGGGTACGGTCCCCTCGTTCCCAGGACAACGACACGAGCGCGGAGGCCACCGAGAGGTTGACCTGCCAGGTGACGACGTCCGGCTCTTCCAGGAGCGCCACCACGAAGTTCTGCGCGGGCAGCGTGACGGGCGCTGCGGTGAGGTTGGTGAGCCGCAGCCGCACCGTGCCCGCCGCGGTGACGTACCCGCTGACGAGCAGCCCAGGGGCCAGGGGGGCCACGGCCGCCACCACGCAGACGGACTTCTTGGCGGGACTGGCTCCGAACCAGGTGACTTCCTTCTCGTCGAAGGCTCCCGGGGCTACGGCGGCGAATCCGACGGGGAACGTCCTCACATTTCCCGTCGGGTACGTGAGGAGAGCCTGCGCCGACGCCAGGTAGTGAGCCTGGAGGTAGACCTTCTGCTTGTCGCGACGGCCCGTCAGCACGACTCCCCCGTACGGAGGAGGGGTGAAGTTGGTAAGCGTGGCGGCGACCGCCACGGGCACTCGGGTTGGAGGGAGCTCCAGGAGCGCCGGCATCTGGCTGGCGTCGACTGCGACCTCTGGAGAGGACAACGCGCCGACAGCAGGCCCAAGCGTACCGAAGTTGAGCTTGTCCACGACCTGCTGAGCCTGCTCGGTGCGACCTGCCTGGTCGATGATCACCAGGTCTGTGGGGGCCGCGAAGAGCCTGATCCGGATCGAGGGCGCGAACTCCGTCGTGGTGAGGAACAACCCGACGGGGCCCACCACACCAGGACCGTGGAACAGGATCGCGTAGCACCACCCGCTCTGACAGGCGGCCTCCAGCGCGTTGTTGTCGAGCACGTCGATGAGGGCGGTCGCGCGGCTGGAGCTCCGCGACTGCCGCAGCGTGAAGGTGGAGGGCTCGATGCGCCAGCCCCGCGCGGGGTCGGGAGGGTAACGGTCAGCGGCCTCCGGCGTGGCCTCCGTGTGCCCCGCGTCGGTGAGGGTGCCCGGCCATACGCGTCCGCCGATCTTGCCGGTCCCGAGCGTCGTGTAGAAGTCCAGCGCGGCGAGCACCTGGAAGGCGCGCGCGTTGGGCACCTCAGGGATGGGGTTCCCGAACTCGTCCTGCTGCTGGATGGGCTTGTGGGCTTCCCGCTGGAGCTGCGGGGGGATCTCGCCGAGCCGGTGCTCGTAGTCCCCCGTCACGCGGCTGGTCACGCCTCGTGTCCCGTAGGGGTCACCCTGGTAGGGCGTGCGGTCGAACGCCGCGTACAGGTGGTCTCCCTCTCCAGCGGGGCAGGGAATGACGGTCTTTATCCCCTCGATCTCCTGCGGCTGGGTGTCGACCTGCGCGCGCCCCGCCCCGTCGTGCGCGCGCAGCAGGACGAGACTGTTCTGTGACACGAACCCTCGCGCGAACCCGAAGATCGTCGCCACCACCACGTAGTCGAAGTCGTCGAACCCGCGCCCCGGTACCCAGCCAGGGATTCGCGTGAGGTCGAGGGTCCCCTCGGGAATGATGTACGTGTGGTCGCCCGTCTCCTGCGTGAGGTCTTTGGCTCCGTCGCGGAACAAGAACAGCGTCTGGACCTGGGCGTCCTCACGCAGCAGGTTCGTCGCTGGATCGTCCTCCACCCGCACGCGGTCGCGTCGGAACGTCCGACCCCCCTTGCCGATGAAGTCGTTGCGCTCGTACACGCCGAGCAGGCGACACACCCCGTAGTAGGGAGGAAGCTGGATGCCCCGCAGGCCGCGCCCGGCGTCCGAGGACCCGACCGCGCGCAGCGCGGCGAGGATGTCCTTAGCGAACTTGACGTTCGGGTCGATGCGCGTCGTCTTGCGCGCCGCCACGTTGGGCAGCGGGTTGATGACCCCAAGGATCGTCGCTGAGGTCCCGTACGTGGTGGGGCCACCCGTCGAGAAGTGCATGAGCGTAGCCTCGGCTCCGCCGCTGGTGTTGTCGCGCCCCCCTCCGATCACCATGAAGGTCGGATCGGTCGGGTCAGCACCGTCGAGGAACAGGTGGTTGATCCCTGACAGGAACGGTCCGCGACCCGCCTGAACATCCCGGTAGTAGGGGATGTCCAGACGGCCGAAGCGCGGCGTGATCTCCGGGGGAATAGGCACCCCACTGCGCTTGCCCGAGGTCGGCGTGCCCGTCCACAGCTGGAGCCCGTCCTTGGGGACCCCGTTGGGGTACGCGTAGGGCCCGAGGAGGCAGGTTCCTGCCGGCAGCACGTCGTCGTAGGAGACCGCGTGCATGGTGAGCTCGCGCCGCCGCATGGGTCGGAACACGATCGTCTTGGACCCCAGGTCCACCAGGAGCTGCCCCTCTCGCTCGACCTCTGTCCCGCCGGCCATCGCCCCCCCGTAGGCTGGTGCGACGGGGGCAGGGAGGCCCAGGGAGGAGAGGTTGTTCCACGTCTGCACGTGGGAGAACCGGAACGGGACCTCACCGGCAGGCACCCCAGCTTCCGCCGAGAACGCGCGGTCGATCTCCGCTGGGTCCTGCTGGAGGTAACCCCCCTGGTCCCGCCCGCCGCCGGAGCGCAGCGCGAACCGCACGAGCCGGTCGGCAACCCGCGCGGTTCCACCGCGGCCCGGGTGGTAGAGCAGCGTGAGGTCCACGAGCAGCTTGCGCGCGACGGCTACCCGACCGAGCGTCACGTCCACCTGTGGGGCCTCACTCTTGAGGAGGGCGGCCGACCACCGGTGGTCAGTAGCCATCCCACCGAGGTCCGTGAACACGAGGGCCGCGTCCCCGATGCGCGCCGAGTAATCCCCCATGTCGTCGCTGTTGCACTCCTGACTACGCACCTCCACCGTGAGGGTGTTCTTGGTCCCCGAGTCGAAGCCGGCCGCAGCGAAGTCGGTCGATAGCGGTTCCACCACGACGCTCGTCGCGTTGGACGCGGAAACGAGCGTGAGCCCTACCGTCCCAACCCCCACCACGCGGAACGCCCCGTTGTTCTGGAGGCTATCTGAGTCACCGAACCCGATGAGGTAGACCTCGGAGGATGACCCCGTCCTGTCCCGCCCGCCGGCCGTGAGCATGTCGAGGAGCGTTCGTCGACCCCTCGCGAGGGGCCTGGAGACGTGCTCGGGGATGTTCTCGATGCCCCCTACCGCGTCCGTCGAGTAGTAGACTCCGTCTACGTCGAAGTTGATCCCGAGGTCTATCTCGTGCCTTCCGGCCTTGCTGCGAAACCCGCTCGCGGGTACCGACACGCGCAGGGACGGGTGCAGAAGTCCCCCGAGGAAGAGGTAGGGGCGCTCGAACCCGCTGCGCCGTGATGGGGCCATGGGACCAGGGTGCAACGGGTCGCGCACCGTGCCCGTGGGTGGGGACTCGTAGGTGCGCATCCCCAGGAACCGCGCCCATACAGGTTCCTGGTTGCCCACCTCCTTGGGATCGTCGTCGCTGCGCCACGCCTCGCGCGGGGATACGAACCGAACCGCGCGGGTCCCCGCGTCACGGAAGGTCCCGCGAGCTCCCTCGCTCCCGTTCTCCCCGCCCAGGTGGATAAACACCATCGACCCGTTGGTGAACGCCTTGATCCCGGACCGAGCGACGTTGAGGAACCCCGTAGGCTTGAAGTCCGCCCCAAGGTCCCACCTGGTCGTGGTGTCGAACTGGTCTGCCGTCGACAGACCCACCCCGTTCTGGTTCGTCGTGGCCTCGTTGTCGAGGAGCATCGTGACGAATGGCTGCGGAGAGGCCGCGTCACTCCAGACGGTGCGAATGCCGTCAGGCCCGTCGAGCGCCTCCGTCTGGTTGGGGACCGCAACGAGGATGTCCGACTGGAGGTAGGACACCTCGTGGACCACCGCGCCCTCGACGTCGCCCGGGGCGCACCGCTTCCAGGTGCTTCGCAGGGTTCCGTTGATGAGCGAAGCGACGGCGCTTTCGAGCAGCCGCCCGTAGTCCCAGTCCGCTCGCGCGACCGCATGGCGAAGGTCGAGGACGTCCTCCGCGCGCACCTGGTCCGCGTAGACCCCGTCGGGACGTCCATCAAACAGCTTCACGACCGCGCCCGCCAGGTGTCCCGAGTCGGCGGTCGCCCACCGCCCACGCGCGGTCACCGTCAAGGTGCCTGCCACAGGGTCGGCAGCGGTGACCTCCATGATCTCCTGGTCCACCACCACGAAGCGACGCAGCGGGCCTCGGCCCAGATCCTCCAGCCCAGAGCCAGGCAGCCCAGCAACGCGGACGCTGACCGGTGCCATCTTTCCCGCACCCGCGACCAGCAGGTCTCGCAGCGTCACCACGGACAGGGGCGTGGAGCCCGCGGTGGGGTCGGGAAGCAGGCGAGCTCGTGCGTTGCGGTCCGCCGCCCCGCCCTGATTGGGGTTGCCCGCGGGAACGACCGCCGCGTACGGGGCCGAGTTACGACGAAACACCGCGCAGATGGGAACCGCGTAGCTGTAGCCATCCACGGTGCCTAGCTTGTTGCGTGGGTCACCATCTCCCGCGCGCCACAGGCCCGGGTCTCCGGCGTCGGCCTGATTCAGGTAGTAGAACCCCGACACGGGGTCCTGCGCGGTTCCTTGCCCCGCGATGCTCGGGTCGCCTAGGCCGTCCGGATAGACGTCGAGAGCGACGCCAGCCCCGCGGCCTGATCCGCGCCCATGGACGCGGATGCGATACTGCACCTGGACGCGCCGGGTCGACGGCACCCCGTCCACTGGGTGGACGAGGTCATCCGGCAGGTGTGGACCTCCGTGCAGCACGTTCCCGTAGCGCCACAGGCGATCCGGAGCGGGCTTGGCGAAGCTCGAAGGAGCTCCCTCAAGCAGGGCGAGCCACACCTCCAGGAACACGAAGTCCACGCGCCCGCCAGACTCCGGGGGAGGATACAGGCGCACGTAGTTCAGCGGGTCTCCCTCCGAGTGGGTGCCCGCGACGGGAATAAACCACCCGTTGACGCACGCCCACAGCAGTGACCCCTGCCCGTGAGGCTGACGATCGCGTCCGACCGCGAGGAGGTTGCTCCACTGAGGGTCGAAGACGTAGTCGTAGAACGCGCGCGTCGGGTCGGAGATGAATCCCGAGGGCAGGGTGGCCTGCGACGCCATCCTGTGACGCTCCGCGTCCGCCTCGGACAGGAGTGCCAGGTCGCAGTCGAACAGGGGGGCTCCGTCGATGAACGGCACCGCGTCGAACTGGCGATCGGTGGGGGACAGAACGCGCGTGACGCCAGGTCCGTAGCTCAGCTTCTCGCTCATGGGGCCAATGTACCTCTGTCATGAGCCGCCTGATTGAGCGATCTGGAGTTATAGGGTCGCGACGAGACGTGGGATCTCGTCCGGATCCTTGCGGCTGCGTGACAGCACGCTCTGCCAGTCGGAGGCGGTCATCTCGCGGTGCTCGACTGCGATTCCGCGCACGACCTCGGCGACGTCCTCCCGGCCCGGAAAGAAGCGGAGAGCCATATCTCCCGCACGCTCTGGCGACATGGGCCCGAACTTCCATCGACGGTCCACGCGGTTCCTGCGCACCAGGGCGGCGTCGAGGTTCTCCGGGTGGTTCGTGGTGAGCACGAGAAGGCGGCCGTCCGCGGACGCGACCCCGTCGATCGCGTTGAGCAGCCCGGAGAGCGTGATGCCTTTGGACTCCTTGGACTCCGGCACGCTAGGGTCCGCCGTGGGCCCGGAGGACTCGGTCCGCTCGTTAGTGATGCGAACTGCGTCAATGTCCTCGATGATGAGGATGGACGCCGGGTCGGCGGTCGTGAATGCTGCGAGCAGCGTGTTGTCGTCGGTGACAGTGGCCAGGTTTAGGATGAAGATGGGGCGATCAAACTTGCACGCGATGGCCATCGCGAGGGTGGTCTTGCCGGTGCCGGGCGGCCCCTCAAAGAGCCAACCAAGGCGGTAGGGGATGCCGAGCGACTGGTGCCAGGGGCCCGCACCGAAGAACCACTTGGCGTCAGCGAGGACCTCCTCCAGCATCCCGTCTTCGAGGAAGACCGACTCCAGCGGGCGCTTCGCTTTTCGGGCGAGCGGCTGCCACCAGCCCCCCTGCCAGAGCCGCACCTCCATCTTGTCCCGCTTCTGTCGCAGGCGGTTCGCCTTGTCGATGGTGGCCCGCAGACGCTCCTGGGAGCGCCCTAACGACGTGAGGATGAACTGCTCCCGGGGACGTCCGAGCACGTTCGCAGACCCCGGCTTGTCGACAGACTGACGATCCACGAGGATCGGCGTCCCCCCCTCCCACAGCAGGTGCCGACCGTAGCCCGGCGCCAGCACCCAGTCCGACTGGACGGACCGGCTCGTGATCTTCAGCTTGCGCGCCGTCCGGGTGTACTTGTGGCGGGCGAGCCAGTCGTTGATCCAGTCGAACACCTCGTCGTCGCTCGACACCACGACCTCGACGGTGATGGCGTCCATGAGGAGGCCGAGGAGGAACCGCGGTACCGCCTTGAAGAGCCACAGGAGGCTGCCGGTGATCATCGCGCCGACAAGCGCGACCAGGATGGGGTTCTCGGCGTACTGGGTCTGGACGAACTGGATGGGGTGCATGTCCTCGCAGATACCCTACGACCGGGAGTCTGCGACTGGGACCCGACTCACTCGCGGTCGTACCCGCAGGTCTTGCAGACGTAACCGTCCGTGGGATACACGTGGCGGCACCGTTGCTGAAGGAGATTGATCACCTCGATACGGTCGTCGATCTCGCGCCTGCGCGCCCGGACCTCTGCTCGGAGCTGGTCGCAGGCCGCCTTGATTCCTGCGGGGTCGTTGGGGAGGCTGGGGACGAGGTTTGGTGGCGGGAGGTTGCTCATGTTCTTGTAGGAAACGTGTCGTCGACGGACAGGAGCTGTCCTAGAACAGGATCGCGTAGTGCAGGAGGTAGACGCGCTGGGCGGAGTCGTTGCGGAAGGCAAGCGTGATGCTCTTGGCGGGCGCGCAGAGCACCACGGGGTCGAGGAGCTTGGTGCGACAGAAGGACTTCCCGCTCCCCGAGGCGACGAGCACGTGGAACCCCTCGACCGCACCGGGCTCGACGTGGTAGCGCCGACTCGCGTTGACCTTCCCTGCGAGCGCCCCGAAATCAGAGTTCCAGTCGTGGGTGCGCTCGACGAGTCCGAGCCGCCAGTAGACGCGCACCCACGAGACCCCGTCCTTGCGACACTCCCCGAGGTACGGGGTGAGGTCGATGGGCTTGGTGACGAGCAGGCCGGGCAGCGGGGGGGTATCGACAAGGCTCGCGGGAAGAACTGAGACGAGCCCCGGCGCGCCCCCGCCCTGTGGGCCCGTGCCGCGCCCAGCACAGAACCGCGCTGGAAGGCTGCGGGCCACCTTGGACACGTCGTCCGGGATGCTCCCGTCGAAGTCCAGCTGGTCGATGTCCCCCGGCGTGAGGAAGGGGTTGACGACGGCCGTTCCTGCCCCAACACGTTGTGCCAGGCGACCAAACGACGAGCTCACCACGTCGAGTCCGTCGCGGGGGGCCATGTGGGGGGCCACCCACCGGAGGTCCCCCGCCTGCGGAGGTGTGGGGAAGAGGAACTTCCCCGACACGTCAACTCGGTCCCCCGGATCGAGGTCGGGGCCGACGCGCACCACGTGCGCGGAACCAGTGAGGAAGGGTCCGAGGTTGCTCTCGACGATCATGCCCCCATCATACTGCGCCAGCTACTCGGGGCTTAGGTCTTTAGTCACGACCTCCACGATGAACTTCCAGCCCGTATACTCAAAACGGGAGACAGAAAGGCCGTCGAGGTATGCGTTGGCGATGTCAAACATGACCTTCGCTGCACCGGGACATGCCGCGATCTTGTCCCACGGGAGTGATCGTAGCCGCGCGGTCAGTCGGTCGACCTCCTTGAGCTTGGACACTTCAACGGATGCGGTGCTGAGGTCTTGACGCACGACCACTCCCTCGGGACGTTTTCTCTCTAGGAGGGTCAAAAAGAGGGTCTCGTGAATCCCGAGCGGGATCACCTGGCTGCGCAGGACCAGCACGCGACGCATACCGTCCGGCATGACGGAGTCCTTCATGGCCGGCTCGTCGACGTGGAAGCTCTGAGCACGCCACGGTCCCTGGCCGCTCTTGTTGGTCCGGTAGACGCGACCCCCAACGAACCCATCCTGGGTCCGTTGGAGGGACAGCGCCTGGTGCGCTTCCTCCTCACTCTTGTGGTCCCCAAGGACCTGGAGGAGCCAGAGGCTTCCAGGGGGGCGCGGGGGATCCAGCGTGGGGAACGCGGGGTTTGCTGGGCTCATGCTATGGGGTCGGGGATCCGCATCCGACCGGAGCTGACTACAGGGTGTTGAGCCAGGCTGTACCCTCGAAGAACACCTCGTCGTAGCGGGGTGGCGTGTAGGCGGGTGCGAGGCGGTCGCGCTCCGCACGCTTCTCCCGCAGGCGCTCCTGGATGCGCGCGCGAAGTGCCTCGGCCTGTTCCTCTCTGGTGTTGCTCATCAGGTCCCCACGTTGTTCCGGCGTCCCTGCCCGTCGGGTGCTGCGCCGAAGATGAGGGTCGCGCGGTTACCAGACACCATGCTCTTCTGGGGCGGCGTCGGGTCGGGGTCCCCGCCGCCGTCGGCGGCGATGTTGCGGGCGTGGTTTCCCACCACGATGAAGCTCGCGGGAGTGTCCCTGGGGAGCAGGATGTCCGCGCCGCGCGTGGCGTTCCCGACCAGGATGATGAGGTTGGACTTGGCCGTGAGGCCGCCCGAGACGACAGAGTTGCCCGTGAAGATGGACTGGTGAGCCGCGTTCGCGAGGATCGCTCCGGACGAGTTGCCCGTCATGACCGTCCCCACGTGCCCGTCCGCAAGTACGGACGCCAGGTGGTTACCCGCGATGATCGACCTTGAACCGGTCGCGGAGAGCTTGAGCTGCCCCTGCGCGCGGTTGCCCGACAGGACGAGTGTACCTCCGTCGACCGTAACGGTCCCGGCCACGTCCGACCCAGCCAGGATGCCAAAGGCACTCAAGAACTCTACGCTCCCGTGGCGGCCTCCCGTCACGACGCAGTCTGCATCTACCAGGAGCGGACCCGTCACGTTGGCCGAGACGACGGATCGAGGTGCGCGCACCGTCATCAAGGAGGCCCAGTTGCCGTTGACGAGGGCCTCCTCGGTCGTCCCCCCCACCACGACGCCGAGACCAATACCGAACAGGGCCCGGTTGTTCCTGACCATGGCCTGCTGGCCCGTCACGACGATCGAGAGGGCCGTGCCGGAGGTCGTCTCGAACGAGGTCAGGTGGTTCCCGTCCACCTCACACTGGTCTCCGTCGAGCCATATGCCCCCCTCGCCCGTGAACCGGTTGCCTCGCAGGATGTTTCCGACCCCGCGACCACCAGACCTCCTGACGAGGAGGTTCCCTTGGTGGTTGATGGTGCAAGACTCGACGAGGTTGTTCGACCCTTCAAGGGTGAGCCCCTTGATCAGAGTGCAGCCCCTGAAAGCCCCGTTGTCTCCGACCGCGCTCACGTTCTTGCGGAACAAGCAGCTGGCGAACTCCGGGAGGGTTCCGTCGCGTAGCAGCACGTCCGTGAAGTCGCAGTGGGAGAACCGGATGAGGAGTCCCGAGGTGATGAGGTCGAGGAATGCAGAATCGGACACGACACAGTTGTCCGTAACGAGGCTGACCCCACCAGGGACCTGCACGAAGCCCTTGATCACGCAGCGGCTGGCCGCCTCCAGGGCGGAGGACCTGCTGTCCGTCAGCGTCGTCTCGAGCTCTAAGCGGATCACACCGCTCGCGATGATCCGGTCCCCGTAGTTCTGGCGCCCGAGCTGCACGTCGGCGTTCGTCGTGAAGTCGACGACCCGCGAGAGCGGGGAGTCCACGCGCAGGCCGGTGACTCCAGGCGCGACGGCGGCCACGTCAACACGACACCCGCTCACCACGGGCATCTCGCCATTACGCACGTGGAAGCCCGTGCGGGGGATGATCATCGGGTCGAAGGCGAGCTCGCGTCCCGTGCAGCGGTCGAACGTAACGCCAGCTCCTGCGGTTGTCCCGATGACGAACCCAGCCCCCCTTGACCCCAGGGCGGCACACTCGGAGAAGTTATCGCGCGTACCGTCGGTGTAGTAGCAGTGTAGGAACCCCGACACCGTGCAAGCTCGCACGACGTTACCCAGGCCAAGGTCGCCGGTGATTCCAAGCGAGATCCCGGCCTGACGAGGGATCGCCGTCTGGGCGGGAGCCTCCTGGCGGAACGTGCAGGCGTCGACGTTGCACCCGTTCGACCGGTCAATCATGACCCCGAAGTCGGTGACGCGGTTGGCCGCGCAGCGACGTATGGTTGAGTTCGTGAGGGTGACGGGAGGTCGAAGGAGAAGCATCCCGTGCGCGAGGTTGGCTCCCTCCATGTTGATGCCGTCCAGGACAAGCCGGTCGATGAGGTTTCCTGGTCCCGAGTGGACGAAGGCCACCCGGTTAGGGTTGGGGTTGAGGCCCTGCCCTCGGTCCAGGTAGTGGATGCGCAGGTTGCGGAACTCACACCCGTTGCGCCCCTGGATGTCGAACAGCGCCTCGTCGGGGTGGTCCCAACTTACGCCGCTCAGGTCCGTCCGGTTGAAGTCCGCTGACACCACACCCTCGACAAGGATACCGTCGCAGGGCAGTCGAACAGGGACCAACGGTGCCCGCTCTTCCGTCAACCCCACCACGAGGATCCGAACCTGGTAGCCGGACAACCCCGCCTCAGGGTTGACGAGCTCCCCCACGTACCCCATCGCCTCTGCCACCGTGGAGAAGTGCGGCTCGGGGATGCCGTACGGCATCAGGTCAGGCCGGCGGCCCACGATGACGTCGAGCCGGTAGTCCACCTCGCGCAGTGGGTACCGCAGGTCGAGCAGCTCCGTGATGCCGCCACCAGCAGCGTGCACACGACCCACGAGGATGTCGTCGCGCCCAGGTAGGGGACGAGCTACTGGACTGACGCTGAGGCGTACGTCGCATGGGTCCGTCCCCACGAGGTAGACGTACGAGGTCGCATTGTCGGGCACGATGGTCAGGCGACTGCGCACGGGCACGCGTCGACCCCCAATGAGCGCCCAACCGGGGTCGATCGTGACGACAAGGCCGCCGGCCGCAGTGGGTCGGCATCCCTGGAGGATGTTCGGGGCGAAGAGGTCGTGGAAGAGTGGTGCGGCCTCGTGCGTGCGCGTATCGACGGAGGTTGTCCCGTCACCGTGCCACGTGACCCGAGCGCCAGGAAATCGAATCCCTTGAGTGCGGGCCGCCCGGCCGTAGGCGAGGTCGTTTCGGTAGTCGACCTGCGGAACGCCGCCGCTCTTGGAGTAGTGGCGACGCAGGACCGCAGAGGCCGGAGCCATCGCGCTGATGGTCTTGGTGTCGCCCGCAACGCCACCGCCCGAGCACCCGAGCAGTCGAATCGTGGGGCGGGGCCCCCCCCAGGCGACGAAGGACTCGTAGTGGAAGGACGAGGCCCTCACGGTCGGGTCTCCGGAGTCGAACAGTGGAGGACCCTCCGCTGAAGTCCCCAGAACCAGGTCCACCACGCCGGACGGCGGGATAGCGACGGGCGTGTAGGGGGCGTCGAGGTCGAGGTCAAACCGGTCCGGATAGGCGGGAATCGTGATGGTCTGCGGGGTGACCGGCATCACCACCCGCTGAGAGAAGGGTGGGGCTGTGTCGAACCCCCCCACCCCACAGGGATCCACCTCAGTCCCCGGGTCGGCGGCCCCGAACAGCGTGACCTCTCCCTCGTTCTCGACGCTTGCGGGCACGAAGCTCGCGAACACCACCACCTCGTGCCGCGGGTTGTCTGGCGTGTTGAGCGTCCTGGGGTCCGGGCAGAGGTCGCAGCTTGGACCAGGTGCTGGAACGTGGGAGAGGCGCAGGATGCCCTCCTCGTAGTCTACCTCCCAGGACTGGGGCTCCGAGGACCCGATGTCGAGCGTCAGCTCGCGCGAGGAGATGGGCCGGTCGAAGTCGGGCTCGAGCGTGCCTCCCGCTCCGATGCGCGCGGGGAACAGCACCGCGCGGAACCCGAGCTCCAGCAGACTGCCTGGATTGGCGTTGGTGCCCGGACGCCCGCGGCCGGCGCTCGTCGTGTTGAAGACCACGCGGTCCGGTCGGTGCGGAGTCATTCCCGCGACGTGCGGCCACCCCTGCACGGACCTGCCCGACAGGAGTGGCGGTAGCAGGGGGCGTAGCCGGGTCGAGTCGAGCGCGTCCACGTCGATCGTCGAGGATGTCCACAAGGACGACACGGGTGGATGGATGGTGTAGGTGAGCTTGACACGCTGTCCCAGCAGCGCGGCGTCGAGCCAGAACGCGTCAGCAGAGGCGTCGAACGGCATGCCGGTGTTCGGGTCGATCTCGATGAGTCGCCGGCAGATGACCAGGTAGGTCCCAGCCGCGGGAACCACGATCTCCAGCACCTCGAACCAGCCGGTCAGGCGCTCTAGGCCGGGGTCGAGGAGCATCGACTTACCCGCGCTCCAGATAGAGGCGTCGAGGATCTTCTCGACGCTGTGGATGCGCACCACCTGACCAACCTGGGGGCGCGTACCCTCGTCCGCGAAGAAGGCCCACCTTCCGATGGACAGCTCGACCGGTGTCGGGTCGGTGGTCTCCCCTTGCAAGTGCCCCACTCCCGCTCCCAGCGGCCTGCGCACCGGCAGCAGCGCGGTGTCCCCGTAGTCCTGCGGCTGGCCCTGGTACTTCTGGACCGGGTTACCTGCCCACGGCAGGGGGGACCCAGGGTCCTGGAACGTCCACAGCGCACTGGGGGGCTGGAGGTCGGAGGGCAGCGACCGGGCCGGGGGGACGAACCCGTAGGCGCGGGACCGGTGTCCGTCGCGCGAGGGCAACGCGACGAGCCGCGCGGCTTCGGGACGGAGGAGATGAACCAAGCGCACGATCGCTCGGGTCGCGGAGGGAAAGTCGAAGTAGGCCGCGAGTCGCTTGCCGGGGTCGAGGGTGAGTGTGTCGCCCGATATCTCGACGACACGAAACACCTCGTGCCGCGACTCAGGCCCGCGGGCGCGCAGGGCGGCGCGAGAGGTGAGACCCTCCGAGCCGATCGCCCAGTCACCAAGGCCGGCGTCGTTGACGCCCACGACGCCAGCTTCCCCCGTCATCGCCACGACGAGGTACAGCCCGGAGGACGGGATCTGGTCGGTCCCGTAGATCCACAGGATGGCTGGAGTGAGCGAGTAGATGGGCTTGATGGGGCCCGATGACGGAGTCGTGCGCGGGGAGATGGTGTCGAGGGTGAGTGTATCCCCGCCGGCCTTACCGGAGTTGTCGACAGCCACCCACTGGATGTCGAGCATGGGTCCGCTCTGACCCGTAGGCCCCAGGAACGAGAAGGACACGGGTCGCCCCGCGAAGGAGGGGCCGCGAGAACCCACGCGGTTCGTCTCCCGGTCGTACGGGCGGAAGTTCACCTCGGGGAACCCGGGGAGACCGAGCTGGTTGCGTACGAACTCCCGGTGTCCGGACGGACGAGCGACGGAGGCGTCGAGCACGCCATCCTCTCTCCACCAGGAGCTTGCCCAGGACCCCCCACCAAACCCGGAGGGTGCGGCAGGAGACCGACGGACAGGCTCCTGCCAGGGTGTTAGGGACTCGGTGGTCGCGACGGTCCCGTCGCGTTCTTTGCGGATGAGGTCGAGGAGGTCGTCGTTCTGGCTCACCCGCTAAGCATACCCAACGGGCCCCTACCTCGTCATGGAGAGGTTGGGCTCGCGGGCTCGGTGCGAGGCCACTCCTGCACGATGGCCCCCATCTGCTCCCCTACGCGCCGCCGCTGGAGCTGGTCGATCCCCTCGCTGACAAACTCCCGGTACCGGTAAACGACGTGGTTTGAGATCGGGACCGCGCGGTAGTTCCCGTCAGCCCCCACGTACTCCAGGCCGTCGAGCGCGCCCCCGATGCGCTGGGCCGGCAGGGCGAGCGCGGGGTTGGGGGGAGGGTCCATGACGACACGATCCTGCCCGTCCCCGTCGAACTGCATCCCGAAGATCGTGCTGTGGCCCGCGTTGTAGTGGAGGAAGGCGAGGAACCGCTCCAGGCGACGATGCACGCTGGGAGAGGCGGTGATGGTGAAGGTCTTCGTCTCCATTGTCATGCCGTAACCCTACCCTGCGCGCTCCGCTCGAACAGGTGCCATACGAGCCGTCCCACACTCATCTGAACCGTCCCCCCGGTCGGGCTCGCGCGGGGACAGCAGCACTCGAACCACGCGAACCTCAACCTCAACGATCCCACACTCGAACAGGCAAACCGCGCGCCTCTCGGCGAGCGCTCGGGCCGTCGGGTAGACGGGAACCTCAGGGGCTCCCTCCAGCTCGAAGGCGAAGTCCGTAAGGTCCATGAACCCGCGCCGAGGTTTGAAGTTCTTGGGCTTGCAGTGACGTCGAGCGCTCACGGGTCAAGTAGCTCACGGGTCAAGTAGCCCACGCAACAGGTACTCTGCGCTCTCCGCCGTCGCCTCTCGGTGGTAGCCCCCCTCCAGCACGGCGGCCAGCCTCGGCTGGAGCTTGAGGAGGTCGCGGACCAGCACCCCGTAGTCAGCGGACTCCAGCTCAAGCTCCGCCTCAGGGTCGAGCCGGTGCGCGTCGAACCCCGCCGACAGGAGAATGATGTCTGGCTGGAATCCTCCAACGAACGGGAGCACGAAGCGCTGCCACTGGGTCATGTAGTCGGCGGTCGTGGTCCCGCCACGCAGCGGGACGTTCAGGTTCATCCCCCGCCCATCCCCCTGACCGTACTCGTTCGCCCTCCCGCTGAAGGGGTAGAACGGGTGCTGGTGGGTGCTCACGAACAGCACGTCTGGGTTGGAGTAGAAGAGGTCCTGCGTGCCGTTGCCGTGGTGCGCGTCGATGTCGACGATCGCGACGCGTGCTCCGCGCGCCTGACAGGCCGCAGCGGCGATCGCCACGTTGTTGAGCAGGCAGAAGCCCCCCGCGTGGTCTCGCCCCGCATGGTGGCCCGGCGGACGCACGACGGCAAACCCGTTGTCCTGCGCGGAGGCAAGCACGCGAGTCGCGACCTCTGTCGCGCTGCCCGCGGCAAACAGGGCAGTCCGCAGGCTCCCCGGACCAAGGTACGTGTCCTGGTCCAACCACCCTGAAGATCGGGAAGCAAGGTATGCCCCGTAGGTGTCCGAGTGGATACGGCGCACCTCATCTACCTCAGCCGTACGAGGGGCCACCCGCACGCATCGATCGGCCAGCCCCGCGGCTTCCAGGCGACGCATGATCGTCCGTACACGGTCTGGTCGTTCTGGGTGGTCAGAATCGCCATCCGGCGGTTCGTGGGCCGCGCAGAAGACCTCATCCATGCACAAGTTGGTACTCATGGGGTGGAAGCGCGCGGACCCTGTGACCTGGAGCTGTCTGTTCGCTTCCGCCGCAAGATGCCACGGTCCGCGATCTCCCCAGAGACTGCGCGCAGTCGTTCTCGGTCCCAAGGACGACCCGCCTTGGCGAGCAGGATGGTCTCCATGAGCTCGGTGCAGAGGTCGTCGTCAGACATCTCGGAGGGAGGCTGGGGCATGGGGAAGCGTCGATGACCCCTCGTGACCCGGAGCTGCTACGGGACCTCCCTTCGGATCCCCACGACTCCGCGCACGAAGAGGTTCGGGGCCGTCACGTCGGAGGTCCCGAAGGTCCCCGTGAGGGGGTTCTTCGGGTGGGAGAGGTCGTACGGGAGGGCTTCCGGCGTCATGGTGACCCGAACGAGCAGGGGCACCTCCTCGAGGAACCCGGAAGGACGGAGGGCCGCGAAGTCTCCAAGGTTCAGCCGGAGACGGCAGTACACGAGCCCCGTGTCGGGGTCGACTCCGCTCTCCGTGCCAGGTCCGTGGATGAGGCAGCCAGCTCCATCCTCGGTCGGGCTCTGCTTTCCAGGCCCAGTTCCGTCTCGGCGACCCGCATCCATCCACGTCGTCAGCCCCGGCACCTTCACGTGGACGGCGACCACGCCCCGCTGCCCAGGGCCGGGCGCAACGTACCCGATGTCACTGAGGTCTACCCCGTCGACGCGCAGCGTGACGACCGAGCGCCCCGCGTACTCGTAACCCATGTCGATCGCGCGGACGTATGCGCGCGGTCCCAGCGCCTTGGAGTAGTCGGGCTGGTCTACGGAGAGACCGTCGTCGGCCTTCGACGGACGCACGCCGGCCGCCGCGTAGTCGACCGCGGGGTAGCGAACGACTCCTGTGGACGGGTGAGGGTAGGCGGCTTGCTCCACGGCAGATGGAGCCCTGTGCGGCAGCCCCGCGACCTGGAGGTGACCGAGCTTGAGCGGGTCGAGGTGGCGGCCCAGCCGGACCCAGGACATCTCCTGCCACCCCGCCGTGTGCGCGATGCGCACAGGAAGGGCGAGGTAGGCTGGCAGCCAAGTCCCCAGGCCAGGTCCGGAGAGGGCTTGGCTGGCGGGGAAGGCGTAGATGCTGTCCACGGGGGTCCACTCGTTCGTCCAGCGATAAACCTCGTCGAGGAACCTCTCATCCTTGTCGCGGTCCGTGTTCGCCAAGCTGGCCGGAACCCCGTAGGGCACAGCCCCGCCGGTCGTGTAGTTGCCCGTCCGCGGCAGGGAGGCCCCAAAGTTCCCCGCCGTGTGAAGCATGACCTGCGCGGGGGGATCGAGCGTGAGCTCCACCCCGCGGTCGGAGGGCCACAACCCCCCGTCATGACGCGACCGCACGAACGCGCGGATCCGCGCGTCGCTGGAGAACGACGGCGTGTCCGTGTCCCCCCGCAGGGGCATAGTGGTCGTGCAGGAGACGTCCAGCGTGTCGGTCGGGTCCGGTGCGTTGAGGCCCCCGTACGTGCCTCGGGCGTTGTTCCCACAGTGGGTCAGGGGCACCTCCACGCGTCGAAGCCGTGGGTCCCCCGCAGACCCGGCGAACGAGGTGAGCGCAGCAGGTGGGCTGGCTCCCTCGGGGACCTCGATCGAAGGTTGGCCTGGGATGGTTGGGTGCTCGCCCCAGCCGAACGCCGCGAGAGACAGCACCACCGGGCATGGAGGGGCAATGACCGCGGGAGGAATGACGCGCGCGAACAGGCGCGCGTCGTCGACACCGAACACGCCGGTCTCAAACACGCCCATGGCACCCTGTAGACCGACGGAGAGCAAACCGATCAGGGAGTCCCCCGTTGTGGGGTCGGTGGGCACGTAGTAGGCGACTCCCGAGACCCACATGACGGGAGGGGTTGCCGCCACGGACCACTTGGCGGACCCCGTGGCGGAAGCGGGCGTCGTGGGCTCGGCGGGCACCGATACCTCCGCGCGCACGGCATGGTAGGAGACGGACGCATACCCGTACGTGGGGGCGGGGCCGCGCGGGGGTCTTGCCCCCCCACCATCGAAGTTGGAGACGTTGCTCATGTAGCCGGGCCGTATGGTGTCGGCGACGCGTGCCCCATACAGGTCTCCGAGGTCGAGCGCCCCCGTGAGGACGAACTTCTCGAACGCCCCCTCAGTACGGAAGTGCAGCAGCAGGTAGGTCCCCACGCGCACCAGTCCCGCCCCCGGAGCCGGCGCGAGGAACGCGTGCCGGTACCGTGCTATCTGTCGCGACCAGCCGTCCTGATGGAAGAGCCCCCCGTAGAGCCCGGCCGTCGGGAGGATGGCGGGTAGGAGCGTGCCGTCAGGCAGGATGTTCGCCGCCGGCAGCTTCTTCTCGAAGAAGCGGAACGTCTCGCGGGATCGCAGGACATCCATCCCCCTGGGCGTGTAGGGCAGGGTCGCGTAGTCGGCGACCTGAGGGAGCCGGTAGGCAAGGAAGTTAGGCTCTGCTCCCTTCCTGGTGAGCAGCACCGTCGAACCCAGCACGACCTGACCGCTCGCGTCGGGAGGAGGGGCAGGGGAGTAGCCAGATAGGGAGGCCCCCAGGATGGGGATTCCATACGGGAGGACAGGGCCCGCACCCCCGTCGGTTCCGAGGCGGACTTGACCCGCCGCGGGCCAGGTTGCGCCCGGCGCGCGACGTGCCCCCTGCTTGCCGTCCGCGTCGTAGTCGTCGTACGGCGCGCGCAGCAGCAGCCCGTCGAGGCTGTCCACACCGAGCAGGATCTCCCGCAGGTCGTACTGACCGCTGGCGCGCCCCGGAAAGGCGAGGGGGTCGTAGTTACCGTCCTCGTCCCGGCCTGGGTCAAAGATACCCCCGGGGCTTCCGTCGCAGGCATCGTTGCAGCCCGAGCACTGACGCGGCTTGGGCGGCGGGGGTGGGAGGATACCCTGTCCGAGCAGGACCGCTGCGACGACGCGGTCCTCGAAGGGCTGGGCCAGAAAGTCCGCTGCCTCGGTGAGCTTGCCGTCCGGTCTCGTTGCGGGCCACTTGACGAGGGCGAGCACGCCACGGTCGGCCGGGTGGATGATGCCGGACACCACGACGGGAACGTACTCGTAGCGCGTCGCGGTCGCTGGATCGATCCAGCGACGCACCGCGCGCAAGGTACGTACAGTCGGACCTGCACCGGCGGCGACGCCAGCGGACAGGGCCTGCCCCACTCCAGCTCCGGGGAGGTCGAACACGGAGACGCCCGTATTCCACACCCAGTCGGACGGGGGATCGACCCCCTCGCGGGGAAACGGCCTCGGGTCGACGGCAGGCCCTGGCGGGATCTGGTACCCGGGGTAGCGCTCCGGCCGACCTGACGGGTCCGACAGCTTCAGGGACCCCCAGTCGGGAACCCCCGACGCCTGCGTCCACGGAGGAGCGTACCTTCCGACCTGCGGAGGGGGAGGGGGAAGAGCGCCCGCCAGCGCGTCGATCGCCGACTGGACGCTCCCAGCCGGAAGCGTGTCTCCACCTCCACGAGCGGTCGCCGCGGAGGCTGCGGGCGGGGCGGGCACGAAGGGGCCACCCCCGCGCTCGACAGCACCCGTCGATGTCAGGTCGCCCGGATGGACGACTAGCGGTCCTCGCGACTCTACCACGGCGGCAGCGGGGTCGCCGGCCGGCGCGGGGGACCTTCCCGGTCCAGTCTCTGGGATCACGACAGCACCTCCCTCTCTCCTGTCCACGCCATCCAGCGGCCCTCCACCCTGTAGAGGGCTGCGGAGCTATGTTCCGGGACTCCGCCCGGCCCCACCTCGACCGAGCTGCTCGCGTCGAGCACCCCGTAGCGGGATAGGACCACCAGCACCACCTCAGACCTGCGGAGGAGCAGGCCATTGCTCGTCGTGTACACGTCCTCCAGGGCACGGCACAGCAGCGGGACCGCCGCCCGGTGACAGGACGGACCTGACAGCTCGGAGGCGAGGGCGCGCACGGCCTCGTCGTCCTGGCTCGCAGCGGGGTAGTAGGCGCGCCCCTCTGCGTCGCGTCGAGGGAGCGCGCCCGGGTCCCCACCTCCCAGCACCAGGACAGCCCCACACGGAACCGGCAGCAGGGTAGGCAGCCGAAGCGCCCCGGCAAGGGCCTGGAGCCCCGACACGGACACCGTGGACCCAGCAGACAGCGCGTCGTCTCGCGTCACGTCGCCAAGGAACCGGCCATCGCGCAGGGGCAGGAGGTCTCCCCTTGGGAAGGGGCGATCAGACTCAGGGCTTCCCGCCCCAGCCTGGAGAAGCCAGGCTGACGCCTCTGCCAGAACCTCCACCCGAACGGCTGGAGGCATCGAGTTTGCCCCGTCGTGCACGCCTGCCGTCTGCGGGGCCGCTGCGGGGTAGAAGATCGCCACCTGATAACCCGCCGCCCCGTAGTTGGGGATCGGGTCCTGGGGGAAGTAGGTCACGATGCAACGGCGTGACCCCGGTGACGGAAACGGGTTCAGCAGGCGCACGACGCGCTCGCTCGACCCGTACGGCGTGTTCACCTCGTCGACCGGAAGCACCGCTCCCGTCACCACGTCGGTCACCGTGACGAGACCCGCGCCACCGAAGACCCGTCGTGGTAGCACGAGTTCGTAGCGGTTTCGGCTCACCACGACCTCGTCGACCGGAGTGCCAGGCTTGCCGGCGCCGGCCTTGTGAGTGCGGGTCACGTTCGCCACGTACTCGACGCGCGCCTCTCGCGCAGGGGCTGTGACGCGTCCCCGCGCGAGGCGCTCGAAGTCCGCAGGCCGCTGGGCGGGGTCTGCCTCGATGACGGGACCCAGCCCTGCTGCTTTACCGTCGTAGACAATGTTGTCGGGGTACGCCTCCCCCTCCGGGGTCGCGGCGAGACCACCCGCAGGGGGGTAGCTCACCTCGAGCTCCAGGAAGATGCGCCGGTCGGAACCAGGTAGCCCCCCGTCATCACGGCCCACGAGTCGGTACAAAGTGGCCCCGCCGTAGCCGCTGTCGGCCGCCTGGTCGTTGCGCAGCAGGCACACCTCTACGTGTCGAGTCCCCAGGCCCCGCACCCACCGGATCTCCACTTCGCGCGAGGTGTCTGCGGAGGACAGTCCGTCGTCATGCTCCCCAAACACTACGTCCGTGATGACCGTGCCGGGCGGAGCGAGGTCAGGAAACAGCACCTTGGCGGCGGGTGCGCTCGTCCCGTCTCCTCCCCGACCGTCGAACTCTGAACCAAGCTGCGAGCAGTCCATGCGGTCCAGGTCCACGTGCAGGACGTCGCCCTCCGTCCATGTGTCGATGGCGAGGGGCTTTCCGCCCTTCTCCGACTTGACGACGTAGAGGGCGGGGTCCTCTCTTCCAGGTTTGGCCGGGCCTCCCTGAGCGGTTGCGGTGGGGCGATCTCCCGGCCACAAGGCGAAGCACACGCGCTCGACCGTCGAGCGCCCCGAGAAGGTGCGAGCGACGTGGTCGAGGTTGCGCGCGCAGCGCCCGATGCCGGTGTCTCCAGAGCTCGGAGGCGCGCCTCCCTGGGCCGCGGTCCGTCCGAACTCCTCTGCCATGAGGTGCGAGGTTCCCACCTCGCCCGTCTGCGCGCCCGCTCGCCCGGACGCATCGCCGGCCCAGGTGCGCAGCTCCCCACGAAGCAGGCGCTGGGACTGGTGCGCCAGGTCGGCGACGAAGTCGTTCCCCGCCAGGGCCGTGTGGTGCCGCACGTCAAGAAGGTCGTGCGGGCGCAGCACGTCGGCGAACGACCCGTCTGGACGATCAGATCGTCCCGCGGGCACCACGAGTCCAGAGGCTGTGGTGTAGCCTCCATGGTCCGACGTGGGAGCGCCGTTCGCGTTGTTGCGAGGGTCGAAGCCGAGCGCCGCGGCCCCAGCCGACGAGCAGTCGTTACGTCGGAACACCAGGCAGACCGGCAGCGCGAGGACGAACCCATCCACGCTCCCAAGGTCGGCAGCGGCCTGCGCGGTCCCGTCCCCCGCTACCCAGAGGCCATCGTCCTGGTCCCCATAGCGCGCGGCGGAGCTCTCCAGCCAGGAGGATCGTCCGTCAGCGGGGACGAACGGGTAGGAGCGCTTGTCGATCAGGTTCCCCGTCCATACGGGCTGCTTGCGCCCTCCCTGGGCGAACACAGCCGGGTGCGGGCCTCCTGACGAGGGTGACGAGAACCCATCGGGGTGGTCGCGGAACGATACCGCCTCGTCCACTCCGGTGGCACGCAGGCGGTACTGCGTCTGAACCCGGAGGCACGTCTCCTGGTTCGACGTGAGGTCGAGGATCTCGTCGGGCAGCGCTAGGGCCCCAGGCGACAGCACGTTACCGTGCCGGTACACCGTGGTGGGAGAGGGGCGCGCGGGCTGGTCGTACCCGCCAGAGAACGTCGCGCCGGACACCTTGAGCGCTCCGGGCTGGGCGGTGACGACCGTGATGGGGATCGAGTTGCCCGCCACGCCTGGAGACGCGTAGAAGTCCACCTCGGAAGCGTTAGCGCGCGCCGTGACGAGCGCCGACCCAGGCCACAGGGGGTCAGAGGCAGCCATCTCGATGTTAATGGCCGTGGCCTCCGGGGTCGCCCCCACCTGGAACTCGCCGGGCGCGGCGGGCGCCGCCGACCGTGCGGTGAGCACGAACCCTCCAACGTCGATGGTGTCGCCGTCCGAGAGGGCCTTCACGTCGATCACCACCACGAAAGCCGTCGCTCGCCCTGCGGGAGCGACGAGCGCCCGCCACACCTCCAGGAACACGAAGTCGGTCCGCTTGACCGTCTTCGGTGTGCCGTCGTAGATCGTGGGTGGATCGAGGGGGATGATGTTCCAGCCAGGGGTCTTGGTGTTCGTGTACTCGACGACGATCGGCATCCCGGCCACGAGCGCATCCAGCCGCCGGATGACGAGCCCGTTGCGCAGGACCCCCCCGGTGATGACCTTCCTCCCGCTGTCGTCGGACAAGCGCCCCGGGGCGGGACCGACGATGAGGTCGAGCGCCGGGCTCACGCGCCGGGAGGCCCGGAGCCAGCCCGATGGGGCCTGGTGCGACAGCACGTCGGCCCAGCGCTCGTCGAGGTTCAGCTGCGCGAGGTTGAGGTCCCGGTCGAGGACGGGCTTTCCCGCCTGGAGGACAACGAGGTTGGTCGCGCGCGACCCGGTGTGCCACCCCGTCGTCGTCGAGGTACCCACGACGCGTACCTCCTTGGGGGTGGTCCCCAGGGCGAGGGCGTCGTAGTAGTCGGTGCGGTCGATCTTCGGCATCTAAGCGGCCTTCGCGCGAGCTTCCGCGCCCCTCGTGTAGGTTCGTACCCGGTGGCAGTTCGCGCACACGAGCTCGCACTTGGCGATCTCGGCGAGGACCTTGGAGCGACTCCAGGACCACATGTCGGTCACCTCGGAGTGCTTCTCTCCTCGCACGTGGTCGAAGTCCATCGCGACTGATGGGTAGGTGCGCGTGCAGTCCATGCAGGGGTTTGATTTCAATACAAACAACCAATCACGAAACTCGATTAGCTTCTTTGTCTTAGGGGTGGACCGCCCCTCATGCGTCTTAATGCGATGACACACACAGCAGAGAAGGTCGCACTTCGCGATCTCCTCCAGAACAAGCTCGCGACGATAGTTCGTCATACTACTTACTGTGTACTTCTTCACCCCGCGTACATGGTCGAACTCCATGACGTAGTGCGGATACAGGTTTACGCACCGCCCGCAGGACTTCCCCTCCTTCAAAGAGCGGAGGAACTCGACGAAGTCAGCCTGCTTCCGTCGGTAGTAGGTGAGCATCTTCTCGCGGTTCTCTGCGGTCCACGCCTGACGCGCAGGCTCATATCGCTCCTTGTTAGCGTGGTAGCGCTCGCGACTCCTGGCGTTGTGTGCCTTGGGGTCCGCGTAGTATTGCTCCATAGCACGCGCGATGGCTTGCTCTCTATGCTCGATGTAGTATTGAGCGTTATATGCTCGTTTTCTTTCTGACATAGTTGTTATGTTAAAAACTTATTCTCCACGTGATCTTGAGCCGGCCCCTCGCGGGTTTGTTAATTACACCGAATGTGAAGTAGTTAAATAGTAAATCCTTACCGCGAACATCCACGGTCGGATCATATTGAAGCGGTTTTTGACTAATTGGATTCGTCACCGCGGGGTTCGGAGAGGCCGGCAGGAGGAGCGCCATCTCGTTGAGGGGGGCGACCGCCTCGCCGTCCGCCAGGACGGTCACGAAGTCCACCACGTTGGTGTCGTAGGAGACGGCTCGTCCCGCCTGGTCCCGATTTTGGACGGCCGCGAACGTCTTGCGAAACACCTCGCGGTTCAGCCGACGCTGCTCGGGCTGGGGGCGGTCGGGGTTGTTGGGGTCCTCGCCGGTCGCGCCAGTCCCCACGGCGAGCATCGTGACCCCGTTGTTCTGCCCCGCCGTCGGCAGGCGCGAGTCGCGTACCAGCCGACACATCGCGATCGAGGCGTCGTACACGATCGTGTTGGGAATGAGGCGGGTGAGGACGAGCTCATCCTCCGCGTCGTATAGCTCCAGCAGGACGACGCCCTTGGCGTCCTGCGTGGTGCGCTGGTCATGCTGGAAGATGTGCATGCGGGTCCTCTCGTATAATGGGCGCAGTCATGGAACAGGAACACAATACGCAGCGGGACTGGGAGGTCATCCACCAAGGTCCCCATCGTCTCCTGACGACGTCCTCCATGGAGTCTCACACCATCACCTACCCTGCGCAGGTCGTGGGGCAGGCGATCGTCGTCGGGGGTAAACCACTCCATGAGGATCCTCCTGTTCAACGTGTTCATCCTGTGGGTCGGGTGTAGCTGCGGCACCTCAGGGCGAAAGATCCCCTCCATCCAGGAGCCTAAGGCCCCGCCGGGGCCAGACGTCCCCTCGAGTGGTGGGTGCGAGCAGATCAAGCGCTGCGCGTAGTCAGCTCTGGACGGGCCCCCGCGTTCGATGTGGGATTATGAGCGAGCCCACAAAACTATCAGACCAGGCTCAGAGCCTGGATGAGATCGAACGGCGCATCCGCCTCGCGGCCTACAAGCTGGCCGATGACGCAGCCCGAGGCGGCTTAGCCTCCGATGGAGGCGCTAGGGAACTGCTGACCACCCTCAAGATCTGGCAGCAGGGGCTGCGCGGAGAGATCCCAGAGTCGATCCGCGCCACCCTGACGAACCCGAACTATCCCACCTACTTCGAGGATGTGCAGACCCCGGACTTACGCAAGCCGCCTCCGGGCTAGGGGAGTAGCTCGATCGACACGAGCCAGGGGGCCGGCGCGAGCACGTAGGCGGGTCCCTGACCCCTGCGGTCGAGTGTGGGGGTTCCCGGATGCTTCCCTCCGCGCGGGCGGAACAGGCCCCCGACCAGCATCGCCCCGACGTTGGTGCCGTCCCGCGGGCGCGGGAACGTCTCCTCGTAGCCCTCAAGCTCGATGTTCGGCCCTCCACCCCCGTCGTCGCCCGGCCCGTCGCCTGTCGTTGGAGGTCCGTCATCTGGGTCGTCGCTCGCGACCCAGACGCGCTGACGAACACCCCCGTCCTCGATGCGGCGCTCCGCCTGTAGGAGCAGCGAGCGGTCCACGTCGAGGGGGTCGTAGCCCGCGGACTTTCCCGTCGAGTCAGGGTCCGCGTAGTCCCTGCGCGTGGGGCGGCTCATCCACAGGGGGTAGAAGGGCGGGGTGCCCTCCCCGTGCTCGTGCGGCGACCCCGCGACGGCCATCGACTCCAGCGTCTCGGGGTGGGTCATGCGCGCGGGCACTCCCTCCACCTCCACAACGCCCTCGTACACCACAGGTAGCTGGACCGCACCGTCGTCGCGCAGCTCGACCACGGGGGGTTCCCACCAGTGAGTCGTGCCTAGGGGGCGTGCGCGGAACAGGCGCGCGAGGCGAACGCCGGCCGCATCCATCGAGGCCACGCCAGCGCGTGCGGGCACGCTGAACCTTGCGGGCAGCGCGTCTGAGAGGTGGTCGCCCGAGGAGGTCATCGCGCTGCGTCCGAGGACCGCAGCACGCTGCGGTCCCACCTCGCCGGGAACGTCACGAGCCGCAACGCGCACGCGCGCACCCAGGTGCTCGACCAGGCCGAGAGAGGCGGGTCCGACGCCTACGAGCACTCCCTGAGCGGACCCGTTCGCACTCGGGGCCTCCTCGTACCCGGCGCGAACCACCACGCTCGCGTCGTCGATCCTGTCAGATAGCCACCCGGAGGGGAGTGGGGTGCCTGGGGCCTGTACCACCGCTCCCCAGGCTGGGTCGAGCAGGACGCGAAGGTTCGTTGACACCCGCGGGTCTACGTCCTTGAGGGGCAGCCGCCAGGACGCGAGGGCACCAGGGTTAGCGGGGTCGAGCAGCAACCCCACCGTGCGACGAGCCCCGGCGGGTGGGGGCAGGAAGACCGCAACGCGGTACAAGCGGGCTCCCGAGGTCGCGGCCACAGTGGCCCCCGGCGAGGCGCGGACGGATCCCGCCAAGTCGACAGGCGAGAGGGGGATAGGGGGGGCCCCCTCGACGAACACGATGCCTCCCACGAAGGAGATACCCACCTCGACGCGCACGGGACCCGCGAGGATGGGGACGCTCGTGCGGAAGGCCGCACCCGCGCGGACCTCCGCGACCCCGCGCCGCAGGTGCACCTCGACTCCGTGGTCGGCGTCGCCGAGCACGAGGCGTACGTCCGATCCCCCCGGGTCCACCCGCGCCGACATGCGCAGCAGGAACGCGGTGGGCAGGTCGATGTCGGAGGACGGGCTTCCGTCCGCGCGCAGCGCGACGGGAGAGGACACCCATCTCCCCCCGGTCGTCATCCACCCGGACAGCGCAGGATCGGTACCAGACGACAACCCAGCTCCGTCCGGCAACCAGACGCGCTCGACGCCTCCGTCCATGACGGTGACGAGGGAGGCGAGGACAACCCGACGATCCCCGTCGCACACGTCGACCCACAGGTCGCCAGTTCCCGTCTCCTCTCTTACGGCCGCGGTCGAGACCACCTGCACCATCGCGCCCCGCTCCATGAGCGGGGTTAAGAGGGCCGCGCCGGCCGGATGAGCTCCTCCGTCCCCTCGCAGGGTGACAAGACCCACGGAGGGCGTCACCTCTGCGGGAGGTACTTCGACCCAGTCGGCCGATGGAAAGGCAACCGGTAAGGGGGAGTCGACGACGAGAGCACGGTCGGGAAGGCGCGCGCCGTACGCCTCTCCCACGACAGCCTGCCAGGTGGACCGACCCACGATAGACCCGAACATCCCAGCGCCCTGCGTCAGAGGGTCCGCGACGCCCCGAAGGAGGAGGGGCGCGCGGAGCGGAGGTCTCGCGCCTCCGCTGGCTTGGACGAGCGCGGCCTCCGCGGAGGCTGCGGAGGCCGACACCTCCGCTCCGCGCACGTCGACCCGGAGGATCCAGGTCGAGGACGTCACGCCGAGGTCCAGGGTTCCTCGAAGGCTGCGTCCTCCCTCCTCGTCCGGGTCTACCGGCAGGGGATCGACGAGGTCCAGCAGCACCTGAGACAGGTCGTTCCGGTGCACGCGTGCGATCACGAGAGCTCCCGCCTGAGGCCCGGAGGCAATCCGTAGGCGGTCTCCCGGTCGAAGCGCCCTGGTGAGTCCTGTCTGGCTGACGACACGCAGCGTCGTGGGGGTCTCCGCCCGCAGGTCAAGGGCCGGAAAGAGCCCCCACGCGGACGCGTCGGTCCATTCCCCGTTGCCCGTGAGGAGGCCCAGGTGACGAAACCCCTCGACGTCAACGACGGCCGCAAGGGCCATCGTCCCTCCGTCATGCACGCCGATGGCCGCGCGGGGGGAGAAGGCGGGGGAGTCGGGAGGGTCTACGACGACGCGCCCCGTGAGGAAGCTGCGCCCCGCGTCGCGCGCAGGAATTGGCGTGGTGGCGAACACCGCGTCAGGGTCAGCCATCACCACCACACCATCCTGGGTGGGTCTGGCGTCTCCAGACCCACGCACGTCCCAGAGAGAGGCGAACGCCGCGGGGTCGAGCGAGACGCGCACCCGGACGAAGCGCCCTGACAGGGGAGTGGGTGGAGAGTAGCCGAGGCGGCGACCTACTCGCATCCCGATGGGGTCTCCGAGGAGGCTTGCACGAGAGCGGTCCTGCGCGAGGTACCGATGGGCGACCCGCAGGGGCTGCGGGTTTGGAACCGGACCTCCCACCACGAGCGTCATGCGCCCGCGCGACCCGGGGGGTCCCACGGGCATCCCGACCTGCCCGAGGCGTGCACCGGGGAGACCGACGCGCATCGGGAGGACCGCGTGGGGAACCGAGATGGCCTCGATCTCCACCAGCGTGCCCGGCGGGACGGGGGTCTTGGGGCGCACCGCTCCGAGGTAGGGGTCAAGGTCCTCGACCTCGGCGACCTTCCCCGCGACCCGAAGCACCACGTCAGCGATCGTCGCGGGAAGGTGGGGACCTAGCCGCGAGACCCAGGGACCACCACCGAACACGAGGGGGAATCGCTTGGACATGCCCCCATCCTACCGCGGGGGTGACGGGCTCCCTACCAGTGGAAGCGGAAGCTGTGCGTTGGCCCGCGCTTCTCCACGATGATCTTGTCGGCCTCCAGGCGGGCAATCGTGTCGGCGTGGAGCTCGCCGTAACGGTCCTCTGACGTGTGCCGGCTCTGCTCGGCGTAAGGCTTACAGAACACCAGGACGTCGTTGTACTGCTGCGTCACCAGGCGCTCGTGCGCGGTATTGCGGGCCTGCTCGGCGCGCTCGGTGATGTCGCGCAGGCCCTGCGCGGTGAGGGGTTCGGCGGACGGGGTGGATGTTGACTTGCGGGTGCGCGGCTTAGCCTTGGTCATGGCAGTCCTCTTGGTCGGATGGACGGGGCGCGGAGGAACCCAGAAGCTGGGTCCTGACTTCCTCCGCGCCTTCGTGATCCTTTGGATCTTCTGGGCGGCCGTTATCGCCCACGGGTCGTAGGTCCCTAGCGACCACATCTCCCGCACGAGGGAGTCAGCGCGAGACCTCTTGACGGAGCTGACGATCTGGGGGGAGGATGCCGCCCATGCGCGATACAGTGTTCTCGTGGGCGGACGGGGCGCACATCTCGCAGGAGATCGCCCCGACCTTCTAGTCAGCTCGGCTCCTCCGGGCCGCCTCGGTTCTCCCCCATGGCCACGACACGAGAAGACATCAAGCGGTGGGTCGCCACGGGGGTTGAGAACGGGTCGACCCACGTGATCGTGCTGTGCGACAGCTTCAGCTACGAGGACTTCCCCGTCTACGTGCAGCCCGGTGAGGACGTGCGCGAGGTGGAGCGGGCGCACCTGCGGAACCCCATGACGCGCACAATGGAGGTCATCGACCTGCGGCCCCTCGCGGGGACCTGCAAGGCCCTGCCCGCGCCCCAGGCTCCCGAGCAACCCGATCAGTTTCCCGTGGACCTCGGGTCGGTGGTCGACGAGCTGTAGCGCCCGACCAGGGTGGGGCTGTTTGAACGAAGTCCCCCCACAGGACGGCCGGCTGCTCGGGTGCTACGACGAGGCCGAGGTTGTTGTCGCGCATGCCCCTACGTCGAAGAGACGGGCGGGGCGGATCTGTTCCTACTTGGCGAAGTACTTGGCCCAGTTCTCCTCGGGCGTCAGCTTGGGGTCGTATAGGCCACAGTCGTCCGCGTGACTCACGTCGTCCGTGCGCTCCTGTATGTTGTAGTGGTATCCCGCAAGGTAGGGCAGGGCCTCGCCACCGAGATCCCGCACCGTGGGGATCGCGCACGCATCATAGGGCGCGGTGACGGGCCGGTCCCGATAGTCCAGCCACACGTTCTCCCGACGGGTCGACATCGCCTTGCCGGTCACCACGTCGCGCGTGGACCCGAACGCCCGCTCCCCCCGCGCGAGGATCACCTCGTCGAAGACGGGATCGACCTTGAATCCGTAGACCTTCTCGATCTGGTGGTGGAGCGTCACCATATGTACGTCCACGCAGCAGTTCCGAGACATGAGCACCGGGTCGAGCAGCTCGTTTTCCAGGTCGTCGAGCACGCGATCGTCCAGGTAGTGGTCTCCCCACTGGGATTCGAGGGTGGACATCGCGAGGGGGCGTGCCCCCACCCAACGTACACCCCGGACCAGCCTGACCATGTTGTCCTCGGACATCGCCCACTGAAGGGCGGCCTCCTTGACCGTGATGAGCTTGTGTAGCTGGAGGACGGACCTCCAGGCCCAGCGTAGGTGCCGTCCGTCCTTGTCCCGCAGGGGGTAGCGAGCGTTTTTGTCCTGGCTCCAGGTACGTTCGACCAAGTGGATGGAGGCCGCGTTGACCTCGATCCCATGGAGCTCGAACATCGTCTCGGCGGTCGCGTAGGGGTCGACGACTCGCTTGAAGCGGTCGCGCAGGTCCGCGAAGGCGGCCCACTCGGGAGGCGTCTCGATTGTCATGCTGGGAACGCCTTGTCAGCGAGCTCCTGCCGCATCTGGGGAATGAACAGCTCATACTCGGCCCAGGCCGTCAGGTCGGGGAACCGTGACTCATTCCCGTCGTCAAGCACGTCGAGCAGCATGGGCAAGAGCTGGTTGTTGTAACGGTTCACGACCTGCATTAGCTCGCCGCGAAACGAGTGGTAGCGCGTGAGGAACGGCCCCACCTCGACGCCTCTTCGCCGGAGCTCTTCGGTTAGGTTCGGAGCGAGTGCGTCGGTCAGCAGGTCCATCCCCTGGGCCTGCGACCACTCGCCGAGCGTCCGCGTCCCTTGGTTCTCCATGCGAAACCCGAAGTGCGGCACGTCCTCGGGGATACCGCTCGCGGGGTCACACAGGCGAGCCCGCAGCAGGTCGGGGACTGAGTAGCTCGCGTTGGTGTTCGACAGCAGCCAGCGCCACTTGCGTGGGCTGTCGATGATTCCGAAACCTGAGTTGCAGTCGAAGTGGAACGTCCTGAACGGCATGGCTACGCCTTGGTCTTGGGTGGGGACATCCTGTGGCTGAGGCGGTGAATGAACCGCAGGACCTGCGCGGTTGAGTCCTCACCTGGCAGGGGGTTGTTGAAGGTGTCGATCGCGAGGGCCGCCACATCAAAGATCGGGTCCCGCGAGGGTTTTGGTTGGTCCGGGGCCTCGTAGATCACCTTGGGGTCCTTGCTCACGAGAACCTCCCCTTCAGCGCGACGCGCACCTCCTCTAGGTACCCCGGCGTGAGCTCGATGTAGTGCGCGTCGGGGATGTCGGTCGCGAACACGCTGTGCGTGGCGCAGATCACCTGGAGGTTCTTGTCCTGCATGATGCGCGGCATTGCGCCCCAGAGGCGGGCCTGCATGTCGAGGTCTAGCGACTGGTCGGGCTCGTCGAGGATCACCGTGTAGGGGCCTGCCGGGATCTGCGGGGTGAACAGCTTCTCCCGCATCTTGCGCACGCGGTTGGCCCAGAGGTCGTTGACGCCCTGCTCGGTGACCCTCCAGTCGATCATGGGCCACTCAGGAACAGGGGGCGCGGCGGCCCCACGCCGCATGAGAGGCGTCCGCCCAGTTGGCTCTGAGGGCTGCGCCTTGGGGCGCGCGATCGTCATGTACTGCGAGAGCGCGCGGTCCAGCAGGCCCATCTGGTTCTGTCCTGAGCTTCCCTTCTGGTTCATGGTGAGGAACCCCTCGAAGAAGAAGTCGTCGTCGAACCCTCCGAGGCTCAACCCATAACGGGTGCCGGCCGACGCGGTCACGGTGGCTTGCGCATCGTGCTCAAGAAGCAGGCCGAAGTTATCCTCCTCATCCGCCCCAAAGCCGGGGAAGAAGGCGCGGATCGCATCCTCGGTCACCACGCTCCGCCCGCCCTGCTCGGAGCAGGTGAGGCGAGAGAGCGCCTTGAGGATGGTGCTCTTACCCGCACCGTTACGTCCCCACAGGACATTGAGGCCCGGCTTGAAGCACACTTCCGTGAGCGCGCGCAGCGCCTCTACCTGGGACCACCAGGGGACGATCGACCGGGCGGAATCCTTGACGAGCAGACGCGAGATCACGGGTCCCTCCACGGGCCCAGGACCTCTCCCGTCGCCCCATCCCTCTCCACGACCATCTGCACCGTCCCCTTGGCGGGTCCATCCTTGGTCCAGTAGTCGTAGAGGTACGTCTTGCCCTCGACGAAAACGTAGCCCCTCATGTTGTGGTTGGTGAGGTCTTGCAGGTCAATGAGACCCGGCACGACGCGCCGAAGGGGCAGGATCAGCCCTCCGGCCTGGGCCGTCTTAGCCGCGGTGGCCTTCTCGATCTTCTCGATCTTCAGGAGGTCCTCGACGGAGAAGTCCGTCGACGCGATGAGGTCACGAACCCGCGCAACTGGTACGCCCCGCAGGGCCTCCAGGATGACCTTCTTGCAGGAGGGACAGTAGGTGGGGTCGTTCTGCACGTCCTGACAGCCTTGGCCAGACCCTTGGTAGTCGTAGGGAAGGGCGCAGTGCGCGCAGCGTTTTCTCTGGTGTGTCACCCTGCTCACCCGAGGTGCCACAACGCGCGAGAGCTGTGCGATCGTGGGGTATGTCTTTGTCCCGCACGGCTGGCTGGATCCCGAGCTCCTTCCGATCCCCGGAGGACGAGAGCGACCCGAACCTCAACCGAAAGCCCATCGTCCTCGACGTACTGGGACCCGACTTCCGCACCTCGCTGCTCGGAACGGACCTCAAGCTGGTACTGCACGCCAACCCGAGTCAGGTGTCGGTGACGCGACCCAAGCTCACGACGACCGCCAACACGGAGCGAGGCCGCGTCCGCTGGCACTACGGGCAGGCGGTCGCGCAGTTCTCCATGGAGGGGGCCACCGGGGGGTTTGTTCGCATGTACGCGGGCCTGACCGGGCTCGCCTCGATGGCCCGCAACATCCCGTCACGAAGGGAGACCATCGCGTACGAGCGGTACCGAGACCTGCTGGCCCTGTTCCGCAACAACGCGTGCGTCTACTCATCGCGGGGCACGCCGATCCACTATGGGGTCATCGTGGTGACCTACGACGGAGCGAGCTACCGCGGCTGGTGGTCGAGCTTCACCTCCGCGGAGGACGCCTCCCGTCCGTACCAGTTCACGGTGAGCGCCGACCTCCAGGTGCGCGAGGAGCGCCGCGTGGCACGATCTCCCGCCTAGTAGGCGCTCAGCTCCGCCCCGCGACATGATCCCCACGGGTCTCCTAGAAAGGACTCATCGTCATGAGGCTCACACCGCTCGCCAAGGGATTCATCACGCTCGTCATTCTCTCCGTAGTGGGGATCGTCTTGTGGACGAACCCGGGGCTGCGCAGCAAGCTTGCCCCCTCGAAGCCAACCCAGGAATCGCAGGTCCCGCAGATGGCGCAGTTGCCGGGCAGCAAGCAGGTCACGGCGGACAAGCTGTCCGGTCAGCCGGGCTGCACCGACCGCCCAGAGGTCAAGCTCTGCATCCCGGCCTGGAACGGCCAGATGGGGCTCATCTACGCCACGGGAGGTGCGCAGGCGGGTCAGGGGAGCCTCATGTGCCGTCAGGGGGTTAACCTGCGCCTGGTGCGCGAGGACGACACAGCGAAGGCGTTCGCGGCGATCAGCACCTTCGCCACGGCCTTCCAGAAGGGAGAGCGGCAGCCCGCAGGCTGCGCGGGCATGGTCGTGATGGGCGACTCGCTGGCGCTCCACTACAACAACCTGAACACCCAGCTTCGCACCGTCTGTCCGCGCTGCGAGGCCAAGGCCGTCGCGGTCCTCGGGTTCAGTGCCGGGGAAGACGTGGTGATGGTCCGCCCCGAGGCTCAGAAGGACCCGCAGAAGTTGCGCGGCAGCTACATCGCGGTCGTGCCCGGTGACGGGGACTACAACCTCCTCGTGCAGGGGGCCGCGATCAACAACCTGCCGGTGAACCCGAACTACAAGGTGTTCGACCCGAACGCCATCAACATCTACGCGGTCGCCGACTACCTCAAGGCCGCGGAGGCGTACATCGCCTCCCACTGCGAGAAGCTGCCCGACGCGAAGACCGGCGAGGTCGCACAGCACTGCGTCGATGGTGTCGCCACCTGGACGCCGGGCGACGCGAACATCGCCGAGCAGCGAGGTGGCCTCGTTCCGTGGATCTCGACGCGGGACTTCCCCCGCCAGATGCCAACCACGCTCATCCTCTACGGCCCCTGGGCCGAGGCCAACATGGACCTCGTGACGGGGATGCTCGTCGCGGCGTTTCAGGGCAACGAGGCCGTCATGCGCAGCGATACCGCGCTCCACGCGGCGGCAGGCTTCTCGGCGCTCGTCTACAACGAGAAGGATGGCACCTACTGGAAGCGCTACTTCACGCGGCACGCCGAGACGGACAAGACCGGACAGCAGGTCGAACTCGGAGGGTCGTCGGTCGCCTCGTGGGCCGTGGCGAACGGCGTCATGACCAATGGCGTCTTCGAGGCCGTCTACCAGAACTTCGGGAACATCTTCCACAAGATGGACCCCGCCACGCTCCCGACGGTCCCCCCGTACTCCCAGGCGGTCGACCTGCGCTACATGGATCAGGCGGGATCGAAGCTCAAGCTCTTGAACCAGGCGGGTACCCCTGACGCTCCCACCTTCTCGGCCGCGACCCCCATGACGCGGCAGGTTGGTCGGCGCTCCTGGGCGATCCAGTTTCAGTCGGGGAAGGCGACCTTCGACCCGGCGACCTACGCGACGCTGGATCAGCTTCGCACCCAGGCGATGATCGCCACCGGAACCATCATGGAGGTCCATGGACACACGGACTCGGCGGGCAGCCCAGCACGCAACATGATCTTGTCCCGCGAGCGTGCGGCGGCGGTCCAGCAGTACCTCATCGGGAAGTCGAACGGCGTCCTCACCCTAGCTGCCGTGCGCGTCTTCGCACACGGGTCCGACCAACCTGTCGCCGACAACTCGACCGCTGAGGGCCGCGCGCAGAACCGACGCGTCGAGGTGGTCGTCGGGGCGGTCAACTAGCTATGGCGACCCCACGCGTGACCTCCCTGCTCAGGCCCGCCGCGCCCTACAGCGTCGCGCTGTGGGCGGTCGCCTGGGGCGCGCTCGCGCTGGTCCTGTGGACGCGCGACACTCCGTCTGTCCTTCCATCACCGGCCGGTGTCCTTCAGGCGCTCGCCGGCCTGTGGTGGCACGGGGGCCTGGGGCCGGAGCTATTCGCTACGATGCGGCTCATCGGTCACGCGACCCTCATCACGGTCGTGCTGTCGCTCGGCCTGGCCTACCTGAGCGTGGTGCCGGCGTTTCGACCCCTCGTCCATGCGGTCGCCGGCCTACGGTTCGCGGGCATCCTCGGGATGTCGGTGCCCTTCACGGTGGCGTTCGGAGGCGGTCATCCCCTCAAGGTCGCGCTCCTAACCTTCGGGATGAGCACGTTCCTCGTCGCGGCCACTGCCCAGGTGGTCGACGCGATCCCGGCGTCGACCTACGACTACGCCCGCACCCTCGGAGGGTCGCGGCTGCGTCTCGTCTGGGAGGTCGTCGTGCGGGGTACGCTGCACGACATGCTCGACGCGCTCCGTCAGAACGTCGCAATGGGATGGGCCATGATCACCGCCGTCGAGGGGATCTCGCGCGCAGAGGGTGGGATCGGCGCGCTCGCGCTCAACCAGGAGAAGCACTTCCTGCTCCCCGAGGTGTTCGCGGTCGTGCTGGTGGTCACTCTCGTGGGAATCCTCATCGACTACCTCATGCGCCTGCTCATCGACATCCTGTGCCCCTACGTGGCGATCACGAGGGCAAAATGAGCCGAACCGCCCCGCAAGGGGTCGAGCTCGAGGCCCTCATGCAGGACCCGGAGTTCCGCCGCTCCGTGCAAGTGCAGCTTGCGGCGCAGGGGTTCCTCGCGCAGGTGAGACGCCTCTTGTTGGCCCAGGGAGTGCCCAAGGAGGCCCACGCGCGCGTGCTCGCGAAGTGCCTTGGCTGGACCGAGCGTCAATGCAGCGCGCTGCTCAAGGACGCGAACCGCTTGACGGTTGAGCACGCGACCCACATCGCTCATGCGTTCGGATTCCGACTACGAATCACGATGGAACCGTAGACAGCTCCGCCCCGCGCGACGGACCCGACACGTCCTCATGGACAACCTGATCAACAGCGTGAGGGCGTAATGGCTAGCTTTGACTGGGAGCTCCAAGATCAACTCGTGACGGCGACGGAGGAGGGGCCGGTCGCCCAGTGGTGCGACCGGCTGGCCTCGCTCTACAAGAAGGCGGGCGGTCAGGTGGCGCAGATCAACTGGAACAAGGCCCCCCTGTACGTCGCGGGCGACATCGTGGAGGGCGCGACATGCGGCGGTCTCCTGCCTCGTCTACGACAGGTGCTGGTGGAGTACGTTGGGACCAAGAAGAGTGCCCCGTGACCGACACCATCCTCAAGGTCGACAGGGTGTGCCAGCGTCGTGGTGACCGGCTCATCCTGGACAACGTGAACTTCACGATCGTGGACCGCACGCGGGAGGGACGGACGACGGGGCAGGTCGTGGGGATCCTTGGACCGTCGGGCGTAGGCAAGACGACCCTCCTGCGGATCATCGCTGGCCTAGACGCGCCGGAGTCGGGTGCGGTGATAGACCTCACGGGAAGCCGATTGACCGACGACGTGGGACTGGTGTTCCAGCACTACCCCCTGCTCATACACCGAACCATACAGGACAACCTGGAGGTCGTGGGGCGCATGAGCGGGATGTCTCGCCGGGAGGCGAGGGACTGCGCCCTCTACTTGCTTCGTCAGTTCCGGCTGGAGGAGTGCGGACACCTCTACCCAGCCGACGTGTCGGGAGGGCAGCGCCAGCGGGCCGCCATCGCGCAGCAGGTCGTCAGGCCGCGCCGGCTCCTGCTGCTCGACGAGCCCTTCTCGGGTCTTGATCCGGCCGTGCTGGAGGACGTCATCGGGGCGATCGTCGCGGTGGCGAACCAGCACGACTGGAACACGGTGATCCTCGTCACGCACGACGTGCGCGCGGCGCTCCTGGTGAGCGACACGCTGCTGCTGCTGGGTCGGTCGTCAATCCCGGGTGCGGGCCGGACGACCTCTGCGAGCATTCAGGGGACCTACGACCTCGTCAAGCAGGGACTGGCGTGGCATCCAGAACTCGTGGGGACGCCCGTCTTCGCTGAGGCCGAACGCGAGCTCCGCGACCGCTTCCGGAGCCTGTAGTTCAGCTCGACAGAACACGAAAACCTCATCTCCCCTTCCATGAGCACAGCCCAACTCCTCATTCCCTCCAAGCTGCGCGTGGGGTTCCAGGCGCGGTCCGACACCTACTCAGGACGTCTCGGGTTCGTCATCTACTTCGACGCCCAGGGGGTCCTGCGGAAGGCCACGGCCTGGTCCCGGTGGTGCGCCCGAAGCACCCCTCCTATCGACCCAGTCGACTACGACAACCTCCCCACCGAGGGGTTCGTCCTCAACAGGGACGGCGGGGGGTCCCGACACTCGTACGGCTGGCACGTGCGGAACCCCTTCGCGCGCGTCTACGACCCGCGGGGGTTCGAGGTGGAGATCACCATCCCGAACCTGTTCCTCATCCTGCGCGAGGGGACATGCCACCCAGGTAAGGGCCTGGAAGGCAAGTTCGTCTACGCCTGGGACAATCAGCAGCTCGTGCTGTTGCCCGTCAAGTCCGTCGACTACGAGCAGTCCACCGGATTCACGGCTCTACAGGGCCTGGAGGTCACGGCGAAGGACCTCGTCGCCGGGCACACCTACGAGACGAAGCGCCAAGAGCATTGGGTGTACCTCGGGCGGTTTGATTACTACTACGCGGTCAGCGAGGGCCCCCCGCGAGCGTTGTGTCCGGACGAGACGCAGGGCAAGAAGCCCCCCAAACCCCGGAAGGACAAGGGGGTGCGGAAGAAGTACATCTTCGCGAAGCAGGCCGGCGACAAGTGGGTCCTCGTCTACCTCAACGAGCCCAAGGGGATCGCCCGCGTGTCCTCGACGACGACCCCGGACAACTTCGCGCACCTCGTCGACCTCCACACGCGAACCTTCCGTGGCAGCCGAGTCGAGAAGCTGGTGCTACGCCCGTCAAACGACAGGCAAACACCCCACGGATACGATAAATGGGCGTACGAGATCGAACCTGGGACCTTTGCCCTCGCGGAGACGTACTCTCGTGGGGGTAAAGGACAGTACACCCACATCGAGAACAAGGTCTCGCTGCGGGCCGGCACACTGGTCATCCAACCCCACGTAAACGGGTATGCGTTTGCTCCCGATTGCCCCCGGGAGCACTGGCAGAAACGGGCCGAAGGAATCGAGTGGCGCGAGCCCACCGATGAGGTGCTGTACGCGCGCCTGGAGTGCGGGGTCGAGATTCCTGTGGTCCCCTGGCACATGAGAAAGGACTGAGCCCCATGTCGAGCACCCAGTCAAACACCGACGACAAGATCGAGGCCCTCCTCCAGCGCATCCAGCAGCAGAAGGACGCGATCGCCGAGCTTGAGCGTCCGTCCTACAAGACGAACCTCACGTTCTCGTTCGCCGAGGGGGACAACCGTACGCACAACCTCCACACGGTGAGCAGCGTGGCGACCCTCATCAAGATGGCCGCCCACGTGCAGGCGCAGGCCCGCGACTACCACGAGGCGGCGGCCAGCCTTATCAGCGAGGACAAGGTCCCCCCGTTCCTGTGGAACGGGTTCTCCGCGACCGACTGGGTACACGACATCCAGATCCTCATCAGGCGGTGCGCCCTCAAGGCAGAGCGCGACAAGCTCGCCGCGATGGAGGAGGCCCTACACAAGATCCTGAGCCCGGAGCGCAAGGCCCAGCAGACGATCGCCGACATCGAGAAGCAGCTTGGATGAGCGAGGTCAAGGTTACCTGGGTGATCGAGGCGGAGGTGTTTCCCGCCGACGGAGTGGCTGCGCTTGAGGCTGAGGCCATTCGGGCGGGGCATCACGTCGTCGGATGGAAGGATGAGTGGAAGGACCCGCCCAGCCCCATCCAGCCAGCGGGGATGAACGTGGCGAGCCCGTTCGTGTTCCGCGGCAGCCTGGGGAACGCCCTCTGGGTGCGTGAGAACCTGGCCTGGCGGCCGGGCGCGTACTGCGACGCCCAGGCGTTCTGCTGCACGAGCTACTACCCCCGCGCGGAACGATGGCTCCTCTGCGGAGCCAAGTGGCGCGCTCTGACCGCCCAGCAGTTCGTCGCGGAGGCACTAGACCAGCACCTCCAGCACTTCTTCGTGCGTCCCGACAGCCCGCTCAAGCCGTTCTCCGGGCGACTCCTCACGCGCGACCAGGTGTCGTGGGAGGCCATCGACTACGGGCTCTACTACGACGCGCGCGACCTCCTGGTGGTCGTCTCGGAGCCGCGGACGATCACGGCTGAGTGGCGCTTCGTGGTGGTCGACAGGCGGGTCGTCGCTGGGAGCGAGTACACCGCGCTCGGTCGCGCCGCGGTCCGCAGGGTGGAGGCCGGTCCCGCGTGGGACTTCGCGCAGGTGGTCGCCAGCGCGCTTGAACCCCCCGAGGACGTCTACGTGCTCGACGTATGTGAGGTGGACGGCCGCTACTACCTGCTGGAGCTCAACCCGTTCAGCGGAGCCGACCTCTACGCATGTGATCCCGCAGCAGTCATGCGCGCGGTGTCCGAGGTGGCACGGCGCGGGTTCACACCACTACCTCCTGTTCAGCTCCCGCCCTTCGTGCCCCCGCGACCCTAGTTTGTCTGGGTGCCTAATCTCTCAGCCGTTTTGTGGCAGGTCTCGTGCGAACCGCTGGGTCCGGACAGTTCCAAGGCTGTGGGGCAACATCTCCGAGCAGTCACAACGAGATCATCGGGCGGCTCAGCGGCCTCAAGCGAGTCGATGCTGAAACATCGCAGCCAGCGGCGAGGCGGAAGGTTTGTCGCCGCGCTGGGATCTCCCTATCATGGGGTCCTAGTCATGCAGCTAAACCCAACGGACAGGGCGATCGCACGACGACTCGCTGCGGGCCGGGTCCCTGATGTCCCTTACGAGAGCCCGTACAAGAAACTCCCAGTGGATGTTCGCCGGGAGTTCAAGCCCGCGATGCGCCACCTCGAGGAGGTAGCGCAGGTCACGCGGGCCGCCGCGCACGCGCTGGAGAGCGGGATGCAGGTGCGCGACGAGGGGAGGCGGGCGTGGAACCCCTCTCGCCTCAGGAACGGCCACGAGCTCCTCCGTTACGCTCCCATGCACCTGCGACGAAACGGCCTCACGGCGCTCGCGGATGAGGTGGGTGCAGCGGTCGAGAAGGTGATCGCGGAGGACCTCCAGATCGTCGGGGACGAGTAGGCATGGCCCGCGCGGACGACCCCCCGACGACGCAGGTCGCACCCGCGACGTACTACTACCGCCTACCCACCTCCCCTGCCTACCAGGTGACGGAGCGTGAGGGACCCCCGCTGCTCCCGAGCGGTGACGCGAACCTGCGCGGGTGGGCTCCGTTCCTCTTGCGGGTCGACCCGCCTCCTGCGCTGACCCCCAAGGACAAGAAGGCCGTACCCTCGAACTACGCGGGAGCGGTGAGCGGAGTGACGCCGGCCGCCAAGGGGTCTCGGGGGAGATCTGCCGGCCTGCGGACGGGGGAGGCGTTCACGGGGTCGGCCACCGGAGGAGGGCGCGAGCTGGACCCTACGTCCCCGCAGGTGGGGGACCGCCAGGTGGCCCGGTCGGTGCGAGAGCAGGTGGACATCGTCGCCTCGACCCCACCGATCGTCCTGTACATCAACCCCACGTCGTTCTCGGTGACGCGCACGAAGGTCCAGCAGCTCCAGGACCGGAGCCGCTACGGCTACGTCTACCAACCCTGGGGGGAGGAGGCGGAGAACCTGGCCATCTCCGTCCAGTGCGGAGCGTTCCTATCGCCAGGTCGCGGGATCCAGCGGGCGAGCCGCGCGGACTCAGCGGCCTGGCAGCAACTGGAGGCCCTGCTGGCGCTCTACCAGAGTGGCGGGAGCGTCTACGACCCCTACGGTGAGGTGGTGGCTCCCATCGCGGTGGGTCGCACCACCGTGCGCTATGACGGATGGACGTACTCAGGGCACCTCGAGCAGCTGTCCTGGGCCGAGGACGAGCGGACCCAGCTTGGCGGCGTCCGGATCGAGCTCCAGATGGTCGCCGACATGGTGCTCGACGAGCAGGTAGCCACCCTGGCCCCGCTGCCCACGACGCGTCTCCCGTCGACTAACACCGTCGTGCTTCCCTCCGAGCCGAACCCCGCACAGAGCCAACCGCAAGGACCGCTCTTCCCGCGCCCCTTCATTCGAGGGTAGAAGTCCCCATGGCCCATGAATCTCCGCTCCGCGTCCTCCGGTCGACCGAGGACGCCTCCGTCAACTTCGTCGAGGAGGCGCTCGTCGGCTTCCTCGAGTCCCGCTTCGTGCGTAAGTGCGAGGACTACTTCGTCTGCTACCTATCATCCCAGACGGGATGCAACCGGGGATGCACCTTCTGCCACCTCACCGTCACAGGGCAGACCTCGTTTGCCGACTCGACCCACAACGACTTCGTGGGGCAGGCCGTCCAGGTGTTCCGCCACTACCGGAAGCAGAGGCGGCCCGCCCGCTACGTCCACTACAGCTTCATGGCGCGGGGGGAACCCCTGGCGAACCGCGTGCTGCTCGACTCGGCCGACTCCCTGCTCGTCAAGCTCGGCGAGATGGCGCGCGACGACGGCCTCGGGGTGAAGTTCAACGTCTCCACCATCATGCCGGCGACGCTGCACCGCGCGCTCCCCGAGGTGTTCCGACTCGTCCACCCGACGATCTACTACTCGCTCTACAGCGCCGACGAGGCGTGGCGGAGTCGGTGGTTACCGGGCGCGATGCGCCTCGCCGAGGCGCTGCGCCTGCTGCGTGAGTACCAGGAGTTCTCGAAGAAGTTCGTGAAGGTTCACTTCCCGCTCATCGCCGGGGAGAACGACTCGGTCGAGCAGATCGAGGCGGTGTGTGAGGCGATCGATCGAGCGCACCTTCTCTGCGACTTCAACCTCGTACGCTACAACCCCGCCTCCCCAGACCAGGGGAGGGAGAGCGACGAGGAGACGATCGAGCATCGTCTCGGGATCATCCAGCGACGCTTCAAGGGAAAGGTGCAGGTCATCCAGCGGGTGGGTTATGACGTTGCGGCATCCTGCGGGATGTTCGCCGCCCCGAACTCGACCTGACAGCTCCGCGGGTGACACGCAGCCCCAGCAGCCTCCATGGGCTCATTCAACACCGCCTGCGCGCTTTCCCACGTCTCCATGGGAGGCGGGCCCGCCGTCTTCATCCCGCTCGTTCGTGGCCTCTTCAACAAGGGCGAACCGATCGACGTCAGCGGGAATACGTCCATCGTGTCAAACGAGGGTCCGTACACGTTCTTCGTCGCGCTCTGCCCCCCGCTGTTCGGGCAGATGACCGACTACGGCCGACTAGAGAACGTGGAGGACACCCCCACGGCCCGGGCGGTCGCCCGAGCGTTCGGCAAGTCCCCACAGGAGTTCCTGGACGCCTGCGGGGACTCCCAGACGGCTCCGGGCTTCGTGTTCCGATCGAGCGGGGGTTACGTGCAGGTCAATGAGCGCGTAGGGGGCTGCTTCGTGCACCGGCGCGTCTGGGACGAGATGTCGACGCGGTTCCTCGATGAGTGGGGTCGTGACGGCCGCTCCCTGTGGCTGAGTGACGCGGCCCTGTACCCGCGCGTCCTCACGATGATGGGATTCGAGCAGCAGGGCCAGGACCTCAGGCGGGACCGCTACAAAATCCGGTGGGTCCACCCGCTCTTCCCGCGCCTCACCCTGTGGTCGGACGGCCGCTGGTGCTGCCTGGAGTGGCCCGGGATGCGTACGCGCAATGGGACCAGCTGCTACAGTCCGCGCGACGTCGCCCGCATGACCGTCACACACGGGGGCGGTCCCTCCCGGTTCCCCTGGCAGGTCGTCAAGCTCCTGCGCGCGACCCCCACGTATGCGGTCGAGCATGACGAGCACCTGGAGCAGGTGGCGAGCCTTCGGGAGATCTTCGCGCGCTCGGAGTCGTACATGAAGGGAGACAAGGGCTACCTCGCGTCACCAGGTGGAGGAAACCTGTTCGCCTACGGGCTTGATCCTGGATTCCTCGACCGCTTCTGGCCCGAGGTCTCAACGGGGGGCCTGCGGGACGAGCTCGTCGCGTGGTGGACGTTCGTCAGCAACATGGCGGCCTGCAACCAGGTCCTCATGCCCAGCTACAACGGTTACCAGTGTGGCAGTCCCTACGCGCACCGGGAACTCACGCGCCTCACGACTGAGATCCTCGACGAGACGATCCGTGATCGCGAGTCACGCTAGAGGTACACGAGGGAGGTCTCGACGGCAGGGTTGAGCGAGATGGGCTTACCCTGTGATCCTCTAGGGATCACGAACGGCACCACGCGTCGCACGTTCTGTAGGTCGAGGGCGTAGCGCCCAACGCGCCAGTCGCCAAAATCGATCTCACGCTCGGGATGCAGGACGGGTCCTATGGGTCCCGCCAGCATCGTGTTCTCCAAGGTGAGGGGTGTACCGTCGGGAGATTGGTGGCCCTTCGCGTACATGGAGACGCAGCCTTCAAGCTGGGCCACCGCTAGGATCTTGCCGTGTTCGTCAAGCGTTTGAAGGGCGCGAAACACCTCCGGATACTTCGCGGACAGGTAGGCGAGCGCGCCTCGGTCAGGATGGCCCTTGGTCGCGTGGATGGCGAGCGGCCCCCGATAGTCGGTGTACCAGCCGCGGGTCTCGAAGCGCTTGTACCCTTCGGCTACCAGGGTCGCCCAGGGCTGGATGAGAGAGATGAGTTTCATACGGAGTAGGTCTACCCGCTCAGATCCCCGTTAGATCCCGCTCCAAACCATGTAGGGAAGCATCACGCGGTATGCGCTGTAATCGACGTCATGTCGTGCAGCGGACCACGTGGACTTCCTGGACCTCCTGGACCTCCTGGACCTCCTGGCGGTCCTACAGGGGCGACTGGACCGACCGGGGCGACCGGACCAACGGGGGCCACCGGAGCCACTGGGGCTAGCGTCACCGGAGCGACCGGGGACCTCGGGCCAACGGGACCAACGGGGGCCACGGGACCAACGGGGCCGGTCGGGCCAACGGGGGCCACGGGACCAACGGGGCCGGTCGGGCCAACGGGGGCCACAGGGGCCACAGGGGCCACAGGGGCCACAGGGGATATCGGACCGACGGGGCCGACTGGGCCGACCGGGGCCAGCGTCACCGGAGCGACGGGGGCCACCGGGGCGACGGGGGCCACCGGAGCCACCGGAGATGTGGGACCCACGGGTCCCACTGGACCGACGGGGGATATCGGAGCCACGGGAGCCACGGGAGATGTAGGACCAACAGGAGCCACGGGGCCGGCAATTCCGCAGGAGATCTACTTCGGTAGCCAGATCAGCATACCGGTACCTTCGTCGGTAACCTTCTGCCTCGGCCTCTCCCCGTCAATCCGTCAAATCAATTCTCCAGACTCGCTCGTAGTGGGGATCATCGTCAACAACGCACGTACCATCACCACGATCCGTACGATCCTGTCGCGCAACCTCGCCGGGATCGAGTTTATGTCTGCCGGCCCGTTCATGAGCCTCGACGGAGGATTCACCTGGATGCCCCTGGGACCTGTCGCGTCGATTCTGGCAGGCAGCCACTCTGGGGTAAGCGTGTTCGCGCCGATCGCGATCCCAGCGGGTGCGGTGTTGGCTATGCGTGTGGACTTTGGTAACTCCGCAGGTTTCTCAGGGAACATCAGCGTGACGTTGTCCTGAGTGCAGCGTCCACCACATCGTTTCCATACTCCTCGCGCAGCATGGAGACCACATCGTCCTCGAAGAAGCTCTCCGGCGAGATCCCCTGGTCGAACGAGTCGCGCGTCATCAGGTCGGGCAGGTCGTCAAGCGACACCCCGAACGAGCGTCGAACGAGGTGGCTCACGGCCTGACGCCACAGCTTGAACTCCTCCGTCTTGGGATCGACTAGGTGGGCTGGGACGGAGGTTCCATCCAGGTCCATCATGACGGGGCGAACGCTGCGATGATTGGTGCCGGGGGTGGTGTACATGCGTACGAGTCGATGTATTTCGTACGACTGGAGCTGACTACTTGGCGGTGAACCACGCGGGGGCGGGCATGAAGACCTTCTTGCCCGTGTCCTCCTGGATGCGATCGATGAAGACGGACCGGATGCGTGCGTACGCGGGGCTTCGGTCGCGCTCGGTGAGCCGCCGGCCGGTGAGCCAGTCGAGGTAGTTGCTGTTCGCGCTGAGGGCCATGAGGCATCGGGAGAAGGTCTCGGGGGCCATCTTGCCGACCTTGTGGCTGTACTGCGTGAGAACGAGCTTGCGGTACAGCCACATGCAGAGCGAGAGGTTGAGGGTGTTCCACAACTTCGCGTAGCTCTCGTCGCGCCCCCAGGCTCCGAGGGCGATGAGCATGAAGTCGGCCATCGGCCGAGCGTCGTCCATCCCGAACAGGTCCACCAGGTCCGTAGCGGACACCCCACACGCGCTAGACGACGGCATCTCACCCGCCGCGCCGCGCCACGCCCGGATCGCCATCGACATCGAGAGGATTGGGGCCTTGTCGCTGTACCGGATGTGGTCGTACCCGATGAACGGGCAGCGTTGCCTTATGTGCTTGAGCGCCTCCGAGGTCTGCTCCAGGCCCCGCAGGATGTCGTCGGGCTTCATGCGGACCAGGGAGGAGTTGAGGCGCACATACTCCTGCCCCATCTCCGCCAGCGTCTCGAAGTGGCAGATCCGAACGTCCGAGTAACCAACAGGGCACTCGGACAGCAGGAACGCCTGCCTGCGGTGCTGCCCGTCGAGGAGGTAGGTCTTCTTGTCGAGGACACCCAGGGTCAGAACCCCCGAGATGACTCCGTCGTGCGCCTTGATCTGAACCGCGAGCTCCTCGACGCGCGAGTTGACGCGTAGCTCACGCTGGAAGGGAGGCAGGATCCACGCGTTGACGACGTCGGGAGTTAGCTCCAAGGTGTCAAGAGTAGTCCTAGTGTGCTTCTCCGCCTTCGTGGTGGGCTTGGAAAATGGGGTCGCGGGCATTCGGTCTCCAGAGGGTGCAGGGTACGCACAGGACACGGGGAAGGTTAGGAGCTGTCTTGCTGTGGGGTTGCTGCGCCGGCCTCCTGCATGAAAAGCAGGAGGGTGCGCCACTGCTCATCGGGGACTCCGAGCAGTCGAAATCGGAGCACCTCGCGGTCTCCCGTAACGAGCAAGACGTGGTCCGGGCTGGTAGGCACGTCCTCGTCGTCTTGCAGGCGGTCGAAGGTGTCCATGAGGAAGGTAAGCGGGGGCTGACGACGAAGCAGCCTGCCTCCGCGGTCCAGGTCGGCGATCTCGACGGTGCGGTCGGTCTCAGCCTCCTCGAACAGCAGCTTGCGCCCCGCCATCTTCAGGAAGCCCTCACCTAGGTGAGGATTCTCTACGTGGACGAACATGTGCGGACCTACGGGGCGTGTTGGGTCTCAGAGCTGACTCCCCGCCAGGAATCACGTTACCCCGCGGTATGGTACGCCGATGAGCGCAACATCGAACCGACCGTACGCGGGGACCTGGAAGGAAGGGGGATACCCCACCGTTGACGTGGCCCCGGACACCGTGGTGCGGATCAACGGTGGGTGGTCGCTCCTGTCGTGCGCCCGTTGCGGGTCTCGGATCGACGTGAACCGCTACGTGATCGAGACGACCGTGGAGGCTGGGACCGAGCCTGGCGGGACCAGCGCGACCTTCACGCTGTCGCTCCCCGCGACGCTCGCCTGGTACCAGGCATCACGGGTCATACCCGTGGGGGCTGAGGTGGAGGTCTTCATGCGGGGCTACTTCCCCGCCACCGGGCTCTTCCCAGACCTCGATCCTCCAGAGCGCACGGTGGCCGCCGCGCAAGCCTCCGCGCTCACGCCCGCGCCGGACGCGCCCTCCACCGTGGAGGTCGAGGACAAGACGAAGAAGAGCAAGCTAGGCAGCCGGCCGCGCAACCAGGCGATCACCCAGGTGGTGGTTCACGAGTCCGACACGAGGAGCTCGGCGGAGACCGAAGCGGCCCTGGGGCACCGGCACCTGTCCGCCCACTACACGGTCGACGCGGACGGGTCGGTCGCGCGACTCGTGCCGGAGAGTCGCGTGGCGTCCCACGCGGGCGCGCACAATGCCCGCTCGGTGGGGATCGAGGTGTCCAATCCCGACTACGGCCGGGACGCGCGTCCCGGCCAGCAGGTCATCCGCGCGCCCTGGATGGACAAGGGGAGCTATGCGGTGCCCCCTCGTGAGCAGACGGAGTCGACGTGGAGGCTCACGCAGGACATCGCGCGACGCAACAACGTGCCCGTCTCATTCCCAGCGGAGCGGGGTGACTCGTTCCGCATGACGAGCATCTCGTCGGACCAGGCGAACCAGCCAGGCATCATCTCGCACGCCCAACTGTCGGGCAACAAGGCGGACGGGTCGTTCGAGGTGCTCTACGGGGCGATTCGCTCGCGCGGCTACGACCCTGACGAGGCATACGACCGAGCGGTCCAGGCCGCCCAGCAGGGCAGTACGGTGACCCTCCCGCCCAAGCGACCGCCCGACAACCCCCCATCACCCGCGCGAGTCGAACCACCTCGCGATGACGTGACCCTGTCCCGGGAGGGGGGTCGGGCCGGTACGGAGGACCTCGCGGCCTACCCGTACTATCCGGTCTTTCGAGGCGTCGTGACCAACATCGGAGAGGGGCGGAGTGAGGGCGCGGTGACCCTCTCGGTCCAGTGCGCAAGCCTGCTGCATTTTTGGCAGTACCAGGTGGTGAGCTCCAACGCGTCCGTGTTCGGGGTGCGCCCGAGCGGGTCGGGACTCAAGACCTCTGACCTCGGGCACAACCTGGTGGGGAGGCACCCGTACCAGATCCTCTACGAGCTGCACTACGACGAGGTGGGCGCGGCGGCCGGCGTCGAGTGGGCGCTCACCCAGAAGACCAACCGCGACGCACGGACGGACGGGGGACAGACGTACAAGTTCCTGCGCGACTACTGGACGGCGCGCTTCTCCTCCAAGGAGGTCAAGCTCCGCATGCACGCGGCGACTGGGCAGCTCCTCACTGCACTCCAGTCGGCGTTCCTCGCCCGCACCCCCACCGACGACCTGCTGCGCGCGCAGCGCGAGAAGAACCCCTCTCCACTGCTTCGGGGCAACAAGGGGACGGGGATCCTCGACCAGGCATACACCCTGAACCTGCTGCGCCCCGACAGCGACACGCTGCGGACCTCCTCCAAGGGCGCTCCCCTGGAGTTCAACCTCGCCGAGATGCAGGCGTTCGTCTCCAACCTCGGCGAGTGGGGGCAGTTCCAGTACTTCGAGTCGGCCTACGAGACCAAGATGGACGTCGCGCAGAAGGTCTGCGAGGTGACGGGCTTTGAGTTCTTCCAGGACGTCGACGGTGACTTCGTCTTCAAGCCGAAGATGTACAACATGGACACGAGCCCGCTGCGGGCCTACCGCATCGAGCCCCACGAGATCCTGTCGTGGAACGCCGACGAGAAGGAGCCCCCGGTCACGTACGCGCGAGTTCGAGGCTCTCGGTTCGAGAACCTCTCCGGGACGGGGACCGAGGGCGTCTGGGGGATCGAGGGGCAGTACGTCGACTACCGCCTCGTCGCTCAGTTCGGGTGGAGGCCCCTGGAGATCGAGTCGGCCTCCGTCACCAACCCGACGACCGCCTTCTACCTGGCGGCGTCCAAGGTCGATGAGTCGAACGCCCTCACCTCGACGGCCACCGTCACGATCCCGCTGCGCCCAGAGCTGCGGCCAGGCTACCCGGTCTACGTGCGGTCGCGCGACTGCTTCTACTACGTGACGGGCATCACGCACAGCTACTCGCAGGGGGGCAACGCCCAGACGACCCTCCAGATGGTCGCGCGTCGCGAGCCCTTTCGGCCTCCGGGCGTAGTTGGAGGAGAGGCGCGCGGGATCCAGGCGGTGACCCTGGGGAACCCGTCGAATCCCCCCCGGTCGGTGGTCGCACGCACCGATGACGGGGCGCTCCGTGAGGTCGGGTTCCCGAACGTCATCCTCGCGCTCGACCCCACGCGTCTCGACCCCGTGTACCTGCGAGCCGGCGTGGGCTTCGACAACATCGACAACCCGGCGGTCCTGCGCGCGCTGCTGGAGACGGCGGCGGACCAGCGCATCATCCGCCGGTTGGGTAACGGGACCTACGAGGCGGACATCCCAGATGATCGGGGAGGGTCTAGGCCCGTCCGTCTGGCGGCGGGCAGTGGGGCCGGGCCCGGTGGAGTGGACGTGCTCAAGTCCGCGTCGGTGATCGCGCGGTCCAGGAAGGCGACGCAGAAGGAGCGCGCCAAGCTGGAGGCCAAGCTGCGGGAGGCCGAGTCAGCAGGTTCGGACCCCACCGGCGGGAAGGCGGCGCAGAAGAAGCGCGACGAGGCTGCCAAGCTCCGCGAGCAGCTCCGGGGGCTAGACTCGTCCGCGAGCCTTTCCTCCCAAGAGGCGGCCGAGGCGGGCATCCTTGTGCGGGTGCTAGAACGGCTGGGAGGTCCAGGCTCTGCCCCCACGGGTCCTGAGGACGAGAAGGCCCGGCGCACTGCGGACCTGCTGCGCATCCTCGGGGACCGCAAGGCGGCCTTCCTGTCGGACGAGGTGCCGGGGCGGTACCGCTACTACTCCGCCTCACACCCCGACCCGAGCGAGCAGGCTCCTCCGTCGATCGTGCTGCTCCGGCAATCGGGGGGGACGACCGACGTCGAGACGGTGCCCGAGCCTGTGGACCCAGCCTACGTGGGTGAGACGACGCGGGGCTTGCTGCCCGCGGAAACCGCTGAGCGGCTCGACCTCGTCAAGGTGGCGAAGGTGCGCCCGCAGCGCGGTGTGCGGGTGCTCACGAGCAAGACGACAGCCCCGCGAGGAGAGGTGATCCCGTCGCACCACGTGCAGGAGGTGCGTCTCGCTCCGGTCTCCATCCGTTACGACCTGCCCGTGCGGGAGAGCGAGGGGTGGACGAACCGAACGGGCATCCTGCGAGAGGTGCGTTCCGATGCGCTGAGCCGGTTCCTTGGGGCCGCGCGGGACGCGGGCATATCCGCCTCATCTGTCCTGAAGGACGTGATGGCGACTCCCTGGGCGGAGGCGGCTGTGGCGGTCCCCATCGCGGAGGCGGCTGCGCGGGCGGCTGTAGCTCTCGACCTGCCCCGTACGGGGGTTCCGACGCTCCCCGCGGAGGTCATCGCGAGGGGACAGACCGCGCGGACAGACGCTCCGCTTGGACCCCTGGGAACCCCTGATTGGGTGGAGGCGGCGTGCGCGAGCCTGGCCGACTCGATGCGGTTTCAGGTGGAGGCGAACGCCTCGGCATGGGAGCGCGCGGTCACAGGGGCCAACGGCCCGGATGTGAGTCGAAAGGCGATCGACACCTTCTGGGGAAGCCTTGCGGGCCGCCTCCGCGTCTCCGTGACCTCCCAGGACCGGCGCGAGGTCAAGGAAACCAAGAGGAAGGAGGTCCAGGTACAGGCACCGGTGTTCCCTGTATCCGACGAGGGGGGCTACCAGGTTATCGGGGCCTACCGATACGGACGAGGCGTCCAGCCTGGTGCGGGTGGGGCGTGGTCTGACCTGCGGAAGCAGGACCCCCTGTCGCTGCTCAGCCGGACGACGGTGGACCAGGTACTCGACGAGGTCGTTACCAACCGCAAGCCCAGCGCCGAGCTATCTGAGAAGGTCGCGCGGACGCTCCGCGAGAACCTCCAGGACGACGACCTCCTAGAGCTCGGCCTCCTGCGGAAGAAGAAGGACACCGACCAGCTGGAGGTCGACCTCCTCAACTGGGTCGCCAATGGTCGGGAGGGCGTCCACAAGTTGCCTGCGGGCAACACCCCGACGGAGCTCGGGGACATGGCGCTCGACCCCGGACGTCCTCTCGACACGGGCTGCGTGTGCAAGGTGTCCCCGCCAGGCGAAGTGGTGGACGAGGACCTGCTCGGTGACCCAGGCAGCGTGACGGAGGCGCTCGTGCAGCGCGCCGACCAAGTCGCACCCCAGTGGCGGCAGCGGCAGGACGCCGTGCGTGGGGCCGGGCCAGGCGTGCGTCCCGCAGGGTCGTCGAGCACAGTCGCGCAGGTTGACCAGGCGGCTCGGCAGCTTGAGGCTGCGTTCTCGGGCTTCGGCGACCCTGACAGCTCGCGCAGGGGACCCGTGGGGTAGACGGGGTCATGAAGGGCTACGCGGCTTGCTACGTGTTTCGCGCAGAGGATATGCGCACGTACGACCTCGCCCAGCGCGTCGTCGAGGTCCTTCCCGAAGACGGGAGGATCCGCTGCCACGAGCTCGCCCGCATCGTGCAGGAGGTCCTCGGCTCCGGAGAGGTAGAGGACGGCCTCTACGGGAGCGAGCGCACTCACGCGCTCCACGAGCACTCGTGGATCGTGCTGCGCCGGCTGGGACGGAACCGCCACATCCTCGACCCCTACGCGATTGGTCAGTACCCTCCTGTCCAGCTCGTCGAGGTAGGGCTCCCGCTCGACGACCCCTACCTCGCGGGAAAGCCACGTGACGACATCCGAACGGACCTTGTACGCGAGGGTGCGCGTCTCGTACGCGAGCGCCTGCCCCGCTACCACCTGGTGGGGTAGGCCAGCTCCTAAACAGGCTGACGCTGCGACCCGTTCACATGCAGATATGAGGTTCATCTCCTCTTGAATAATGGAACCCTCATACCCGGTATGCTTACCGCATGAGAGGTTCTGCTACGAGCGGTGGCCGGCTCCCGGCCGAAGAGATGACGGCCCTGTCGCGCGCCGAGATCCTGCGGGATCCTGCGACGCTGCGGGAGCGTAACCGGAGGCGCGACCCCGGCAACCTGTGGGGGTTGGGGGTCGCGCGAGTGCTAGCGGTCGACCCCGCGACGCTCCAGGTGACCCTGCGGGTCGTGCTGGGGGCGCCGGACGACCAGCCCAAGATGCCCGTGGCGGTCCCCATGCCGATGGCGGGTCGCCGCCACCTGCTCGGCGGTCTCCCCGAGGTGGGAGACTATGCGGTGGTCGGCTGGATCCCGCAGGAGTCGCTGGCCCCACGCGCGCGGACGCCCGTCATCGTGGGGTGGGTGGTCCCTGGCGTGCCCCTCGGGCTGCTCGGGGCGCGGTCCTCGATGCTCTCCGCGGACGACGCGGACCTCGACGACGAGACCGTGCGCGGCGTGCTCGGTCCGGACGCCCCCGCGCGGTACCGGTTCCTCGGGTTGAACCCGGGAGACATCGCGGGGAGCTCCGCCGCGGGCGCTGACCTCCTCGTGGGGTCGGGGGTTCGCGCGGTCGCGCAGGGAGGGAGCGAGGTGACCGCGCGCGGCGACGACGACTCCGTGGTCGCGCGCGGCGTCACCATCCATGAGGCCGCGGCCGGCGTGCGTGTCTACGCCGGCCCGGTGCGCAGGGACGCCCTCCTGCCCCCGTTCGGTGTGGTGGCCCGCGACCTGCCCGAGGCCGACCGACGCGGCCACGCGGAGGACGAGCTCGTGCCGGCGGTCGAGCTGGACCGGGGACCTGGGGCCACGGGGCAGCCGCTGGAGCGCGTGCCCGACGACCTGGACCCCTACCAGGTGTGGGTGCGGGCCGGTTGGGGAGACGAGAACGGGAAGCTGTCGGAGGCGAGCGCGGAAGCGGTAGCGGACCCCGCTACCCGCGTGGCGGGGGGCCGGAGGTACAGGCTCGTCCCCGCGCGCCCGGGCGAGCCGGGTCCGGAGGACCTGCACTTCGCTGAGTGGCGCATTGAGGCGGCGTTCGAGGCCCGACCGCAGATCCCCACGACGGAGGTGACGGACGGAATCGACGCAGAGCGCCTGCCCACCCCCCAGGGAGAGGCCCCTCCGGAGCGGCCGACCGTGCGCCTGGCACTGGGCACCGCGGTGGGAAATGACCCATGGGGGGCTCCAGACAGCTACGGGCGGCCCCTTCGTCCCCGCACTAGAACTCAGGGGGTTCCGGACCCGCGGGTCGAGGCCGGTGGGAGCCCAGAGGACTTCGCGGCCTTCCTGTTGGAGGTGGACCCCACGACCGAGGATGCGCCCCCGTGCTTCGTGGGGATCGACCGCGGGGGTCGCGCGCGCGTGTCGCTGGCCGGCACTGTCGAGGACGCGGCCCTCGACGTCGTGGCGGCTGGACGCGGGCAGGTGAGCTTCGGAGGTGACCTTCAGGTCGAGGCGGAGCTCGGAGCAACGATGCGAGACCGCGGTGCACGGGGAGTCCTGCTGGCGTCCGATCGAGGCCCCGTCGTACTTCAGGGGAGCGGACCCGGCATGGTGCAGGACGGGCCGTCGATCCGACTGGAGGCCGTTGCGGGGAACGCGCTGCTGCGAGCGGCCGACACCGCGCAGGTGCGGGCGGTCACGGTGAAGCTCGTCGGGGACTCGGTCCAAGCGTCGGCGACTCAGGACGTCAACATCGAGGCGGGCGGGCGGCTATCGACGAGCTGCTCGATCGGGGCCGCCTACTACTCGACGCGACGCGAGGAGCTTCATGGGGGCAACAAGGGACCGCTCCACACGCGGACCTACAAGCCCGCGCTACCCGGCCAGACGTGCGAGAAGGTCACCTACGAGACGGGAGACCGGGAGGAGACCTTCAAGCTCGGGTCCCACACCACGACCATCCAGGTGGGGTCCATGACCTACCAGACGGAGCTTGGGGCCATCCACCTGCGCGCGGTCCAGACAAAGATCGACATGGACTCGACGGGGCTACGCGGAGAGGCAGCGGTGGGGGTCGTGACGCTCGACGCCAAGACGGGGCCCATATCGCTGCGCGGCACCGTGAGCGCCGAGCTCGTCACGAGCGCCGGAGCCGTCACGGTGTCCGGTGCGCAGTCGGTCTACCTCGGGGCGCAGGTGCAGAAGAACGAGCTTGGCCCGATCATATCGGCGGGGTCTAACGACCCGCTGACGGGCCTCCCGTTCGCCACCTGGGGGATGGGGTCGCCCTTCCACCTGATCGGCCCCCCGAAGGGGTAGCTTACAGCCTGGACGCTAGGGGGCACGCCGGGCATATGGAGTCGGTCGACGGAGCGGCCCCGCAGGGCTCGACGACCGCGATGATCTGGTAGCCATCTCCAGCGATGGAGACGACCCGCATGTGGGGGTTCTCCTCCACCCACTTCGCGAGGCGCTCTCCGGCGTCGAAGTTGCCGCGTCCGCGCTCGTCGAAGCTCTGGCTGAATACTTCTACCTGCTGCTTGTTCCTCATGCGGCCTCCTTGGCACGACGATGCGGGGGATCGACCTTGGCGAGCCGCCTGCGCAGCGCCTGAAGCTCGTTGTCGAGGCGCTGGAACTGGACGGTCGGCCACTCCTCGGTGGACTCTGACTCGTTGTGCGCCTCGGACTCGGCCTCCATCTCGGACTCGATGTCGAGGAGGCGCTCCCGGATGCGTGCAACCTCAGGGTTTGGAGTCTCAGGGGTGACTTGGGGTTTGCGGCTCATACCGTGTAGTCGAGGATCAACAACCGTACGGAGCTGACCTTCTCAGCTCCGCATGCGGTCCGCAGAATCACCCCCCCACATGGGATGCTTTGACCTCTCCTGCTGCGTGTCTGGGCTGCCGATCCGAGCCGACGACCCGGTGATGTTCTTCCTCGTCACCAAGAACCCCAGCGCGCGACGCTGCACTCACAGTGTGGACGGCACCTGGGTCGCCCGCACATTCCCGCTGCGGGCCCGCTACAATGACTACGGGAGCATCGAGGAGGTCGAGGAGGGACCGCTGCGCGACGTCATCCTGGAGGGTCTCGCTCAGGACGTCGTCGAGAAGGGCGTGGGATCCAACGTCTGTCACGACGTGGCAGTGCGACGGGACATGGACTTTGACGCCCTGCTCCGTGCCCTGTGGGAGGGGCGCGTCGAGGTGCGGGCCGGCTTCGGGCGGGGGACGCGCAAGGAACCCACGCATGAGGACAAGATAGCGTGGGACGCTGAAGCTGGACCCGGCGTCCCCACGATACGAAGAATCGAGGAGGCGATCACGAAGGCTGGACTGCCCGTGGCCTTCAACGTCGACGGGAACTGGAACTTACCCAACGGTTACATCGTGGACCGTCTCAATCCCGGCGAGGTGACTATTCGGTACTTCGGTGGGTTTGGACTTGGCCAGGAGGGGACGGCCCAGCACCTGGAGAAGGTGCTCCCCCTACTCACCGAGTACGCGACCGCCCTGTGGCCCCACGACTACAACGAGGCGGAGATCCGGGTGCGGCCGAAGGTCGGGACGACCTTCCACCAAATCCACCACTACTGGGACAACACCCTGTCGGTCAAGCAGGCGATGATCCGACAGGACGTGTGGGACGCGATCCTCCAGCTACGTGTCCCCAAGAGCTGGTACGCCTCGGACGGCAAGACCGTAGGGATCAGAGAGTACGTCCGGGATGCGCGCCGCACCTGGGCGGACCTCAGCCGACCTGCTGGCATGGACGAGGTGCTGGCACGCGTCACGGAAGGGGGTGAGAAGTTCCGGGAGCGCTACGGGGCCCCGGTCCTCACCTACGTCGGAGGCGAGAGCCAGGGAGCGGGAGGGTCTGTGACGCTGTACGGGCACGCCGACCTGCTCATGCGCAAGAAGCTCAGCCGCGCGCAGGTGCGGTACATCACCCAGCGGGCTGGTGAGTTCGCCTTCGTGCGTGCGGTCCTCGGTCGCGCGGGCCGCTACCACCTGCCCTCGCACCACAGCCCCGGTCAGAGCACGCCCCCCCACCCGGCGCTCGCGCTTCAGGAGGCGATCATCAAGGTCACGCGTCGGAACCGAAGGAAGTACGACCGGATGAGGTAGGATCGAGGGCATGTCGCTCGCCCTACGTCGCGCGCAGGTGGTCGCCAGCGCGACCGGCATCCACCCGCAGCGCGCCCTCCCCTACCCGAAGCTCGTGACGGCGGCCCTAGCGTGGGACCCCAAGCTCCAGGGCTCTAGGCCCCCGCAGGACCCCTTGCCGGAGGCGCGCCCCCAGGAGGCACAGTCGCTGGCTCGCCGGCTGGCGATGGCGGAAGAGACCCGAACGGAGCAGAAGTACGAATCAACGTGAGGTCGGGGTGGGCTTCCGCGATGTCGAACATGTGAGGCCCCAGCACGACAGTTACCTGCCGCGCAGACTCTCGATGAAGGATCTGGAGGACCCCGAGCGTAAGGCTGTGCTGGGGGCTGTATTTTTCGGGGTCGAAGACGATCACCCCGCGCAGCTTGGTCCGTCGCATGTAGTAGGCCGTGGCCCACGCGACCGCGTAGATGCTGTCGGGGCCGTTCCGCACAAAGTCCGGCAAGTTGGCCTGGAGGGGAGCACAGGCCGCAACCATGTGTAGGAACGTCTGAGCCTCATTGATGCTCAGGCGGGCATGCAGGAGGTTCAGTAACTCCAGGGAGTTCGCCGCGTGGGAGGCATCAAGCGCCAGAAGACCGGCCTCGGCTACCTCAGCCAGCCCGGACTCTGTGAGGGGTTTCGGTAGGGGGGCCCGGGAGACGTAGAAGTGCGCGTACCGGCCCACGAGGAGGTGGATCTTCTCCTGGCGGATAGGGGTGTCCTGCTGTGTGTGCATGAAGCCACCTCGATGCGGCCGTGACGCTGGGAGCTGTAGCGGGTAGGGTGCCGCATGGCGAACGACATGGTACGACTCGCGATTGACCGTGCTGTCAAGCAGTTCGGAGACAAGGGAGATGGGATCTTCCACGCGGCGGGTTTTGGGTCTGCGCTTCACGAACTCGCTGGTGTTACGGGGTCGATGGATGGGCTCGTGGTTCGTACCGTTTTGACCGGACGGGACGACGTGGAGATCCTGCCGGGCGGGAACCACTACCGGCGGCTCTCAGCTCCGAAGTAGACATCTAACCCGACCCACTCCCGTGCAGACCTACGAGCGGGACAAGAGCGCGGTCTTCTGCAAGACGCGGGAGCAGTACGGGGGTTACTCCAACATGGCGGCTGGGTTCCCGCTCGTCGTGAACGGGGTGGCGATCCGCACCTCTGAAGCTCTGTATCAGGCGCTGCGGTTCCCCGCGCACCCGGAGGTCCAGCGAGAGGTCATCGAGAAGAAGTCCCCCATGGCGGCCAAGATGGTCGCCAAGCACCACGCGGCCCTCACGCGGCCCGACTGGGAGGTCATCCGCGTCCCCGTCATGTGGTTCGCGCTGCGGGTGAAGCTCGCGCAGCACTGGCGGTCCTTCGGCGCGCTGCTCCAGTCGAGTGGCGGTCTACCCATTGTCGAGTTGTCGCACAAGGACACCTTCTGGGGCGCGGTCGTGCAGCCAGACGGCACGCTAGTTGGAGAGAACGTCCTGGGTCGCCTGCTCGACAAGCTCCGGGCCGTCTCCATGGACGAGTCGACGTCGCACATCGTGGTTCCGCTGCCCGAGGGGGTGAGGGACCTCCTGCTACTCGGAGTACAGATCGAACCCGTCCACGCGTCTGTGGGTTGATACTATGAACGCATGAACGCATGGGACATTCGCTGGGACGAGGGCACCTCTGGGGACTCGCTCCTCGTGACGACGAGCCTCGCCGCGCGCTTTCTCCGCGGGACGGCCGGCGGCGACGTAGTCGCGCTGCTCGTCAAGGTGGGAACGGCCCCCGAGACGGGGAACCCCGTCCTCTGGCGCATGGACCCGAACGGGAAGTTCGTCCTCCCGGACCCGGCGGCCTACCCGGACGGCCTGCCCCTGCTCGACGGGGACAACACCGTGGTTGCGCGCCCCGTTCTCGCCTCCGGCGAGGTGGGTGCGCCCATTACAGCGCTCATCCGCAGGGTGTCCACGGTCTCGACGGCTCCGCCGTCGCCCACGGCCATCCGGGCGGAGCGCCGCAGTCAGTCGGTGGTCATCGAGGTCGAGTGCCCGATGGACCCCGCACTCAAGAGCCTGCGCTACTACGTAGCCTCGGCCCCTCGGTCGGGGGGAGCTAGCTTCTCTCTCCTGGTCGCCGACGTCGGGTTCGCGGACGAGGCCAGCGACGAGGTTGTGGTCTCTCAGGTCGAGGCCCAGGTGGGACCCCAGGCGGGCGAGGCCCGCGTGACCGCACTCATCGGAGACGTGGAGCACCTGGTGGGAACGCTCGATCTGGGCGACGACGACACCCCGGTGCGCGTTCAGGCGCAGGCAGTGCGGAGGCACACGCGTCGGATATCGCGCTACGAGCACGATCGAACGGTCCCCACCGTGGCGGGGCTGCTCGGGTCCCTCCCGCTCGACGTACCCCTGTGGTACGCGGCCTCCTGCGTGTTCGACGCTGAAGGCATCGAGGTGGAGGGGCCGCTGTCTGAGGCCGTGTCCTCCGCGCCATTGACGACCCTGCCGCTTGGGCCCGTCACACTACCGGTCCCCTCCAGGCAGGCGATCGCGGGGAGCCTCGCGCCGGCCATCCTGCGTCGCCAGCCAGGTATCGACGTGAAGCCCGGCAGCTTCTGGGACGACGCGTTCGTGGTGCCGGTGTCGGCTGAGATCGAGCGGGTCCGGTTCGTTCTCGACTTCGCCAACCGCGCGCGCTCGGCGCGGGCCCTCCTACAAGTGGACGACCCCGACCTCACGGGAACGAGCGTGCCCGTCTCTGAGTCGAGCTACAAGCAGTCGCTGCGGGACGCCCTGTTCCTTCCCGACGACCCGACGGTGCAGCGGGTCATCGACCGAGCCTTCGAGGCCCTCGCCTCCAACCTCGGGATCACCCGCGAGCAGGGTACGCGCGCGGAGGGCCCCGTCCAGGTGGTGTCCAGCCAGCGGCCGACGACTAGCATCAACATCGGTGCAGGGACGCGCATCGACTTCGGCGGGAGGGCCTACGTCGTGACTGTGCCCGGGTCGATCCCCGTGGATGGGCTCGCGTCTACCTATGACCCATCGACGGGACGCTACGTGACCGAAGTGCGTGCGGAGGCGGAGGTCGCGGGCAACGCCTCCAACGTCGCTGCTGGGGAGCGTGGAACCATAGAGGGGCAGCCGGACGCGGTAGCCGCGGTGGCCGCGTCCGACCTCCTCGGAGACCCCCCCGACTCCAACGCCAAGCTCACCGAGCGGATCGAGCGGGCGCTCGGCGCGGTCGACTCAGGAACCGTCGTGGGGATCGAGGCGGACGCCGCGGGCACGAGCGGGGTAGAGCAGGTCTTCTGCGTGGACCGCGATCACCCGCTGTACCGCCGCGGCCCCTGTGGGACCGACGTCTGGGTGTACGGGACGACGGCCCCTGTGCGTCGGACCGAGACGTTCGTGTTCGACGCGGCGGTCCTGCGGGCGGCGCGCGCTGTCCCCGTGGGGGACCCCCGCCGCCTGCGCTTCCGCGTCGAGGGGGCGAGCGAGGAGCGTCCGCTCCTCTACGTCATCGACAATCGTTCTCGGTCGCTCGGGGCGCGCAACATGACCCGCGGGTACTGGTTCGACTTGACCAACGTGCAGGTGTCTGGGCCCGACACCTTCGACCTGGACCCGCTGCGTAACGATCCCGGCCTTGTGGGGCAGGCTGACGAGGTGTCGGTGGACGTGCGCCTCCGCGTCTCCTCGGAGTACGTGACGGACCGGCAGCCGGTGCGGTCGATCTCCTCGCTCACGGGGGAGGAGACGGGCCTGCTCGACCCCTCAACGTACGTGCTGTCCAAGCGCGCCGACCCGCTGCTCAAGGGGCGCAGCACGGTGGCGGATGACTCTATCGTGCTGCGCCCCCCTCCGCCCGGCCAGCTCGTGTCGGTCGGCATCCCGTCGCTGTCCGTGTCCGGCGAGCGGCACGTGGTCCTCGACGGACCCGAGCCACTCGGCCGGCTCGGCGTCGACCCCACGTCGATCGTCGTGCGCGACCCCGCGACAGGGGCCTCGTTCCGGGGTCCCCTGGACCCTGTGCCCCCTGGTGCCGGAGACCCGGACTGGGACGTAGAGATCCCGGCGACCTCACGCGACCCCCTGGTGCTCAGGTTCGCGCGCGACGGGAAGGTGCGGCCCGGAGACGCGGTGCTGATCGACTACGCGTACGACCAGAACTTCGTCGTCGAGTACATGTACGAGGGGATCGTCTCCTCGGTGCAGCAGGTGTTAGGAGCTCAGCGCCACGCGGACTCGAACCCGCTCGCCAAGATCGCGGTCGAGGTGCCCGTCGACCTCAAGATGACGGTCGTGCTCCGACACGACCCCGCACGGCCCGTGTCGGTGTCCCGATCGAGCGCCGCGATCCTCACGGCACTGTCGCGCTTGTTCGCGCCACGTCGCATGGGGGAGGCGATGCGGATCTCGGAGGTAGTCGCTGCGGTCAACGACGTGCCCGACGTGTCCTACGTGGTGCAGCCGCTGGCCCTTCAGGGGAGGTCGTACGGGTCGCTCGTGCTCGCCGAGGCCGTCGCCGATGTGGGATGGACCCGGATCGACGCCTGGTCTGGGGACACCGTGACGGCCTACCTGTCCCCGCTGCTCGCTTGGCCCCCGCAGCCAGGCGGAGGGACGGACCTTGACCCGGTGTCGGTGCGCGTGCGCCTGGTGCCGGTCACCACGGTGACTCAACCTCCCACCGCTTCGGGAGAGCCGTTCCGGTCGCTGGCTCCCTCTGCCTACGTGGTGGAGGCTCGCGGCCTCGTGATCCCTGGCGTGTCGGACGACGCGACCCTCGCGTCGTTGCTTCCACCCGACTCGACTGACCCTACGATCCTGGCGGAGCGGGCCTCCCGCTCCGGCCAGCGAGTCATCGTCTTCCTCCCTCGTGAGGCCCCTCCTCCGTCAGACGTCGAGGTCACCTACGTGACGGCTGACCCACCTCGCGAACCCTCGGACGTCGAGGTGGGCCTGCTCGAGAAGGTCGTGCTTGGGCAGGTCGAGATCCTCTTCAACCAGGAGCGCCGATGAACAACTCCCGCATCACCATCGACTTCCACGACGGAAACGGCCCCGTCACGTACGCGGGGGACGACTGGAACATCGTCGAGGAGAGGGACCTACGACCTACCTACGGTACCGACGGGAAGACGGTTCGCAGCCTGGACCCGAACGGGCACTATCGCATGTGTCTCAAGCTGTGGAGTGGGTGCAAGGACTTCGACTCCTTCGTGAAGGACGAGAAGCCCCTTCCCCCTGAGGGAGAGTCCCATGGCCCGTAGGCTGGACCTACCAGAGCCGTCCCGGTCGGAGGCGCTCCCTCCGCTGTCCGACCAGCTCCCGGGCCCCCTGGGAGCTCCGGACGCCGCGCGGGCGGACGCGGACGCCCTCCTCACGGACGCGGGCAGCGCGGCGGCGGCCGGCTACATGGGGTCGACCTACGTCTCGGAGGTGGGGGGTCCGCTGTACCGCGACCTCCAGGAGGCGGCGGTCGAGGTGGGGTCGGCCCTCGCCCACGCGGACGCCGAGGAGGTGCTCGCCGACGCCACGTGGGCGTGGACGCGCTCCGACCTCCTCGGGGAAGTCGTACGCAAGTCGATCGTCGAGGCCGACATCCCCAACCTGCCGAGCGACCGCGCGGTGCGGCGGCTGGCCCGCACGGTTGCCGTCCTGCTCCTGCGTGGGGCGACGCCTGAGGCGGTAGGACAAGCCGTCGCCGAGGCGATCGCCGCGGTGTCGCTGTCGAGTTCGTCGGACATCCCGCGGGTGGTCGTGCGTGAGGTGGGAGTCGCCCTCCAGGAGCTCGGGCCGCGCGCGGCCCAGCTCCTGCCGGGCGCGATCGAGGTGGAGGTCCCGTTCCCGCCCGGAGCCGACTTCGGCGTCGAGGATGCGACGGTGCGCGCGGTCATCGCGGCGACGAAGCCCGCTGCCGTATCGGCAGACGTGCGGTACGTCGCGCGGGAGCAGGTGTCCCTGCACGACGATGCCGACGCGTTGGCCGACGAGTGCATGGAGCTGAACCACGACGACGACGCGCGCTGGTACTTCTCGGGCCGCGCCCCACAGTGGGGCGAGGGGATGGTGCTGGCTGGCAACCTCGTTGCGGACGCGTCGCGAGACTTCCTGTTCGCCCCACCTGGCGCGGTCTTGTACGCCTGGGTGCCAGGGTGGCCACGCGAGGCGCGCAGACGCGTGAACCGGGCCGCTTGCCCGCTGGAAGCACTGGGAGACAAGCTGGTCTCCTACGAGACGACACCGACGGGCCTACGGGGGTTCGGGGTGGTGCGTGACGGTCACTGGCTCGACGACCCGGACCAGGACTTCTCGCGCGTGATCGCAGGAGAGCGCCTGCGTGTGGGCGGGATGGAGTGGCCCCTTGATGCGCTGGGTGGCGCGTATGGGGGTCCGTTGGGCCGGGCGCTGGGTCGATGCACGCGTGTCTCTGTCGCGCGCTGCGCGGTCGAGGTGGACATTCCCCTGCCTTCAGGAGTCGCGGTACGCTACCTCGTCGAGGCCGACCGGCGCGGACGAGCGAAGACGTACCCCGTCCGCGTCGCGCTGACGACCCTCTAGGGCTTCCGCGCCCGGCCGAGGTACCACTCGCGAGCGCGAGTCTCGACGGCGCGCTGCACCTGCCCCCAGGAGAGGCCGGAGGCCGCTAGCTCCATCGTGGACTCCTTCTGCACGTCGCCCGCCACCCAGGTGACGAACTTGCCCGTGAGCTTTGGGTCGTAAGTCCCGGAACAGGCCGTCGTCACCCCCTGGAGGAGGCGGGCTTCGGTGACCATGAGGTCGGTGAACCCGCCTGCGCTCGCCACGACCTCGGGGTTCGCCTGCACGGGCTGGCGCTGTCGCACCGTGGAGTGCTTCTCCCCCTTGGCCTTCCACATGAGTTGGCAGTAGCGCTCAGGGTCGCGGGGAACCTCGGTACCGACGGGATAGAAGACGAGCCCTTCCCCCATCCCTGAGATGTTCAGGGTGCGCTTGATGAACGGGTCCTCGCGCTCGACCTCCAGCACGACGGTGCTCATCGCGCGCGCCGCAGCTTCGACCGACTCGGGGTCGCCGAAGTCGATCACGACCATGGGGTCCTCCCACGGAAGGACGACGAGGCCGGGAGCCCACACGGCCGGACCGAGGAGGTTTAGGATTACGTCGGGATCGTAGGCGAGACTCGCGCCTTCTCCGCGCCCCACCTGGACGGCGAACACGAGGAACATCTTGTCCTCGACCTGGGAGATCGCCATGCCGGGCTCGACGCCCAGTCCAGCCCACTCGCCGAAGATCGTCGTGTCGTCACCTTGGACGGCCTGGAAGCGTTCCTCGTTGGTCTTGACCCACTTGGCGAAGCCCTTGTAGTCGTCCTCGGGCGTGAGGATGTTGGTGCGCCCCTGCGCGAACACGTGCGCAGACCCCTGCGCATCACGGCGTACCTGCACCGCGCAGTTGGTGCCGTGCTGCTTGATCTTGGTGCGATAGCGAAGGGTGGGCTGAGGGTCCCCGCTTTGCTCGGAGAGCAGGCGAAGGGTCTCGACGACGTAGGGGAGCAAGCCGATGCTGCTCCAAGGAACATGGTGGGTTCTCATGCGAGGTAGTCCGCGGGGAGCAGCTTTGCGGAGCTGACCTAGCGGAGGATCGCGCTCTGTAGCTCCGTGTAGAGGCAGTACAGCGACGGGACGCAGGGGAGATGGTCTAGCGCGTCTTCGAGGCTCGTCCAGCGGTGCTCGTAGGGAGCATTCGGCTCTGGGTTCCAGCTCCCAAGATCCACGTGGAGCGCGACGACCCTGACCGGGCTCCGCCAGGCGAACATGCAGGACCCGATGATCCCTCCGACCTTGGCGTGATGGACTCCAAGCTCCTCTCGTAGCTCGCGACGTAGAGCGCGAGCGAGGACCACGGAGTCGGTCGGCTGGTCTCCTTCGAGGTCTTGAGCCTCTACCTTGCCACCTGGAAGCTCCCACATCGACGGGCGCAACGTGTCGGGGGACCGCTTGGTCATGAAGACCAAACCTTCCCGCACGATGAGCGCGATCGGAACGACGACCTCCTCCGGGGAGGGCTTCACGAACAGGACCCGGTTCAAGTCGCGCTGGTAGAACTCGTTCAGGTCGATCCCCAGGGCGGCAGCCTCAAGTTGCCCTGGCCAGAAACCTGCCCAGCGGGAGAAGTTCGGGTCGTGGTTTGGGCAGGCGCACGAGAGACGCTGACCTCCACAGGCGGAGCAGCGCTCGACGTCACACCCCGCGCGGTGCCGGCATCCTGGGAGGGTTTTGCAGTCAGGACACGGGCGTAGCTGGTCGCTGGTGGAGGTCATCGCTTTCCGTCCTTCTGACCCAGGGAGGCGCGCCGAGCGCGCTCCATCAGGTCCAGCACCTTGGAACGCGGAAGGTCGAGCACCACGGACAGCTCGTCGGCCACCATGGATCGGAGTCGGTCACGCAGCGTACGCTCCACGTAGGAGGGAGTCTTCCGCCCCAGCAGGTCACGCAGGTGGCTCGCGAGCTCCGACAGGACGCTCTCCTTGACCACCTCCTCGTAGACGCGGCGACGGCGCGTCCAGTAGTTGTGGGCCAGGGGCTCTGGGGCCTCAGCCAGGAGGTCCAGGACCTCCTGAGCCTCGACCGGAGTGACCGTCTCACGCGTCATCAAGTCCACACGCTCGGGAGGGATCTCGATGCGTGGTGGGGTTCCCAAGGACGTGAGAGGCTCCAGGACGAGGAGGTCATCATCCGATGACAGGACCCTACACACGCCCACTCCTCGGTACACACGGTGGTTTGCCATACTGTTTTCTAGCTGCGAGACACATGGCGGAGCTGAGGTGTCGCGCGAATCCGACTGGAGGTTCATCGACCTGCCTTACCCCTTGGGGTTGGCGGGCAACTTCCCTCGAAGTGGGCGGGCTCCGCCGCCCGCGTACTGGATGCGGCCACCCGTCGTGTCACCATCGACCCGCAGGGAGATCGCGGTGTCGACGGACTGCGTGGTCTCGTTGGGTGTGGCCACCACGCTGGCGAGCGCCACCAGCCGCTCGCCCAGCGCGAGTCCCTGGTAGCGCTGCTGCGAAGCCTGTAGCCGGCGGAACCCGTCAGCCACCCCGCGTATCTCGTCCTCCACGACGGAGGCCGCCGCGGTGGCCCCGCCGCGCGCCCCGATGAGGGACGAGATGATCGTCCCGTACCACGGGTACGCGGGGGCGCTCCCCCGGTTGGTCACGCTCCACTTGGCGACCTGCTGGAAGACCAGGTCAGGACCCGTGACCCACGCGACGGCACGGTCTTGCAGGCGCGCGTCGTTCTCCACGAGGCTCCCCGCGCAGCGGGGGCACACGGAGGGGTAGCTCACGTAGCGCACCTCGACCGTCTCGTTTCGGGGAGCCCAGCCGCGCCACGACACCTCCGTGCTCCCCACCTCAGCAGCCCAGCCAGGCCAACCCGTGCCGGACCCCCCCGCACGACCCTCTTGAGAGACCACCACGCCCCCCACGCGCACCTCAACGGGACCCGCGACCTCTCCCCGGAGAGTGACAGTCCCGGTCCCGGAGCGGACGCGCGTCCGCTCCCTCACCAGGTGGGGACAGCTCCAGGCGATGCGAGCGTCTCGGCTCATGTGGCAAGGATACCGCATGCCCACACCCATCAAGATCCTTCTCTTTGTCCTGGCCGGCGGCCTGATCGGCTACTCGTGCTCGCCCTCCCCGTCAGCGTTCGACGTGTCAACGCGCGTCTCTGGCTGGGCGGGCGTGTTCCTCGTCATCGCGGTGGTGTGCGTCGCGTTCATGGACGCTCCCACCGCAGAAGACGAGACCAAGGTCGATGAGACGAGCTCCGGAGAGACTCCATGAACGCGCGCCTCTACACCCTCATCGTCCTGTACGGGTTCATGGGGTTCTCCTGCTCGCCAGCCACCTCGCCGCTGCTGCTCGCCCAGCACGCGATGGGCACCGCCGCTTGGCTCGGAGTCCTGACGATCCTCGTCCACTTCTGGTACACGGAGTACCGATGACAACCCCCAAGACGCCCAGCAAGTTCGTCGTCGAGATCCCGACCCTTGGGGTCAACGCGACCGCGTACAGGATGCAGCGGGATGGCATCACCCGCGTCGAGTTCCCCCTGTACGCCTACGACCGGAAGACGGTCGAGCCGAGGACGATCGCCCTGCCTGGCCTCGACTGGACGAGCGACCACCTGCGCACCCTCATCCTCCAGATGGTGAGCGACTACCTGCGCGGGGTCGAGGACGGGAGGCGTGAGGTCCGCGACCAGGTGCTGCGCGGGATCGGCCTCCACGGGCTGCGCGACGCGGTCGACGACCTGACCGACCGCGTCGACAAGATGGCGGACCGTCTCGACGAGACGCCGACCCGCAGGAGGGGGACCAAGGCCCCCGCCCGCAAGGACTAGCGTGAAGGATTATCCCAGCATCGACGCCACGGTGCGCGGCGGCACCCACTACGTGTTCGGCAAGTACGACGGGTCGAGCCTGCGCTCCGAGTGGAGCCCGAAGAGGGGCTTCTGGAAGCACGGCAAGCGCAACGGGCTGCTCGACGACTCCAACCCCCACCTCCTCAGGGGACCGGACCTCTTTCGGGAGAAGTACGAGGAGGACCTGTCGAGGATCTTCCGCGACGCGCGGTGGCGAAAGGTGGTCGTGTTCTACGAGTTCTGGGGGCCGCAGAGCTTCGCGGGACTGCACGAGGAGGGCGACGCCCACACGGTGACGCTGTTCGACGTCGCGGCCGACAACCGCGGCATCCTGCCCCCCAACGAGTTCGTGCGCCTGCTGCGGGGCGTCGACCACGCGGTGCTGCTGCACCACGGGAGCGTGGGGGACGTCATCGAGCCGGTCCGCGCCGGGACGCTGCCTGGCATGCCGTTCGAGGGGGTCGTGTGCAAGAGCGCGGAGCTCGCGAGCCCCGGCCTGCCCCGCATGTTCAAGGTGAAGAACCAGGCGTGGTACGCGCGCCTGCGCGAGCGATGCCGAGGTGACGACAAGCTGTACGAGAGGCTCGCGTGACGGGTACTCCGGGGAGGAGGCCCCCATGAACGCCCTGCTGCTTGGACTCGCCCTCACGATCGCCGACCCCTCACCCTCGACCCCCGGGAAGCCCGCCGCCGAGAAGTCCGCCAAGCCCCCCAAGAAGGACAAGAAGAAGGGGAAAGGGAAGGAATCCGACGCCGACAACAAACCCCCCATGGTCTAGCTGACAGGGGGAAAGTCTCTTGGTAGGCTACGGGGATTCCGAGGTCCCATGAAGACGCCCAAGCCCCCCGCGATCGTCGCGCGAATGGTCCGCGCCCTGCGAACCATGCCCCTGGAGAAGACCCGAGCCCGCGACCTGCTCGTCCTTAGCCGGCAGGCCCAGCTGCTCGCGAAGAACCAGCCCGAGGAGGCCAGGCGTCGCCTCCTCACCTTCAGCCACTACCTGTCCGTCCTGGTGCGGGCCTCCCGCACCGCGCGGATCGGCGTCGTGGTCGACATCCTGCGGCTCCTCGATGAGATGCGACTCAAGCAGCCCCTCACCCCGCCCCCCGAGGCGCGGGACGGAGCGACCAGCGGGTGACCGCTGGTACATCTCGCGGCGCGCCCTCCTCAGGGTGAGCCAGCGCGGACCTGACGGGCGCTACCGGGTCGAGAACCTCGAGCGGCTCGCCCGTCGCCTGGGGGTCGGGCTTCCCCGCATGCCTCGCGAGTGGAAGGGCTACCGCCTCTCCCTCGTGGGCCGGCTGGAGCGGGTGGTGAGCGCGCCGCGCGACCACTACCCCGGCGAGCGCGACCGCTGGTGAATCCCCCCGATCGGCCCGTTGAGATCAAGAGTAAAATGCGTGGACCCAAAGGAGCCCGCGCATGTCCGAGCCCACCGATCTTCCCCCGGATCCCATCGTCCTGCACCACTACGGCGAGGACGCCCCGTCCGGGGGAGAACCATCGCCTGAGGCGTACGCGAGCGCCCAGGAGGACGCCCTGGAGCTGGAGGCGCTGGGCGCAGTCAACGCGATGATCGCGCGGGAGGCGCGGGAGATCGTTCGGAACCCGGACCCCCTGGTGCGCGCCGCCGCCGCCTACCAGCTCGCGCCGCACGAGGTCCCGTTCCTCCTGGGAGACCCGGACGCCTGCGTGCGGCTCGCCGCCGCGCGCATCTGCGCGGCCTTCCCCCTGCTGCGGGTGCTGCTCTGGGACCTCGGGCTGCGCCGGCGCGACCCCTCCAGGGACGTGCGGCAGGCGGTGACGGACCTGCTCGCGACGGACGCCTCGACAGTGCGGACACAGATCCCCACCTGGGCGACCGAGGCGATGTTCGCCTCGGAGCTCTTCGCGCCCAAGCAGGACTTCGAGAGCGACCGCCTCCCCGTGTCGAGGGTCATCCCGAGCATCATGCCGAGCGGCTGCGCTCGCGACCGGGCCGCGAGCGCCGTCTGGGCGCGTCGCGAGATCCTCGACTACCCGGCCGCGGACTTCGAGCCCAGCCCGCGGGACGAGCCCGACACCCTGCGCAAGACGGTCGCCCGCGTGCACGACGCGAACCATCAGTCGTGGTCGCCCGCGGACGCGCTTCCCCTCGTGGGGGGCTACCACGACGTCGAGCGCATAAACCATCCGACCCCGCATGGCCCGCCGACGGAGGGCTGGGACCTTGCGGCCCGGCTGGACGCCCCGACGGACCCCACCTCCAAGGAGACCCCTTGAGCGACACCGAATCCCTTTCTCTCCCGGCCGACGAGGTCGGGTTCAAGTTCGATGAGACCTGCGACGTCGCGGTCCCCCAGGACGTGCTCGTTCGGCCCGGAACGATCCTGGCGATCTGCCGGGTCCTTCCGCCCCCGGACGGGCACATCGTCTGCAAGCCGACGCGCCTGCTCGACGGCATGGACGAGGACTACGAGTGCTGCGTGGTCCTAACCGACGAGGCGCACGCCGTGTTGTTCGGAGACGCTGTTCGGGGCGACGGGTATCGCGCCGTCAAGGTGGCCCCCGTCAAGCCGGTCGAGACCGTGGTGGTTCGCCACGAGGCGGGCGCTCCCCCCATCCAGGAGGGCACGCTGCTGGCCCGCTCGGCGAGGTCGAGCGGACTGCATCGCCTCGTCGTGGACCCCAACCTGGGCGCGGACGAGGTGCTATACGTCGCGGCGGAGTCGCCCACGACGCTGGTCGCCGCGGGGTCCGTGCGGGTGCGTGCGCACCGCGTCGCGCGCGCCCTCAACGGCCTGGTCGTCGGGTCGATCCTCCCCGGGCTCCGGGCCCTGTGGCCCAGCGACCCCCCGAAGGCGGGCAAGCTCGCCGAGAGGGACTTCGCGCGCATGCGGGGTGCCGCGACGCTGCTCAAGTCCGCGACGCGTCAGCCGGCCGCGCCCGACGCCCTCCCCCCGCTTGACGAGCTTGGGGGCCAGGAGGTCGTCGAGGTCCTCATGCTGAACGGGGAGGCCGAGAGGTCCGTCAAGGGAACGGTGATCGTGCCCCGCGACGTCCGCTTCTACGAGGGGCGCAGGTGGCACGTCTACGAGCGGCAGGACCAGTGGAACGAGGACCGGGGATACCCGCTCGTCGTGGCCGGGGAGGAGACGCGCGAGGCCCCCGAGGGCTACATGCGCGTCGTGCAAGCGGTGGGCACCCTGCCCCCCGAGCCTCCGGGCGAGGTGCGGGAGGAACCTGACGAGGAGGAGCACGACGTGCGGGAAGCGCCGGGAGACGAAGACGTATGGCTGCTCGAGCAGACGGCCTCCCCGGAGGCTCCGCCCAGGCTCGTCCAGACGGAGGCGGCGGACGTGCTGGTGGCCGCGATGCGCGGCACGGGGCCTCGGCGGACCCGCGCGATGAAGGCCGCGCGCCGGCTGCTGGCGAACGAGAACCTCAGCGTCCACGTGCTCGCGCGGATCACCGCGGGGCTCGCCCAGCAGGGCGACAAGCCCGAGGTGGCGAGCTCGCTCGCGCGGAGCGAGTCCCCCGTGCGGCGGGCCGCGGCGGCGTTCCTCCTGCCCGTCGAGCACCTTCCCTTCCTGACGACCGACCCGAACGAGGCGGTGCGCCAGGCGGCCCACCTGGCCACCAGGCAGGACCGGACCTGGGTGCACCCCGTGGTCAAGGGGAACTTCGTGGCGGCGGTCAAGGCGATCATCCTGCGGGCCGCGAAGGTCGACGACGACTCGGCGCTCGACGTGCTCGCCTCGCTGTGGAGCGACAAGCCCGAGCCCCCCGAGCGGATCGAGGAGGCGATGCGCGCCCTGGAGCTGTCGGACCAGGACGGGCTCAGCCTGTCGGGGATCGGCGAGGAGGAGGCCGAGGAGGACTCGGACGACGTCGCGACCCTCGCGCGGCTGTGGTCGGCCGACGTCCCGGAGGGGTCGCCCCTGCCCAACGTCGACGACAACCCCACGGAGCTCGACCCGCTCGCCGACCTGAGGGAGGTCGCGAACATCCCGCGCGCGGCCCAGGAGGTGCCTCGACGCAACGCGATCCCGCTTCGCGACTTCACCTCGAAGGGACCCCGGACGCCCAAGGCGACCCCCTTCGGGGACTACGGCACCCCCGAGGCCGAGAACACGCACGCGATCATCAAGCGCGCCACCCTGCGGGCCATCCAGCAGCTCGAGTGCGCCGTGTGCGGGTCGAGGATGACCCGCACCCTCGACCCGCGTCAGGTGGGGGCGTGCCCGATCGGGCACGAGTGGGTGAACTACCGCTGCACCAAGGACCCGAGCCACCTGGTGGTCGACCGACCCGAGCCGATGACCTACAAGGCGGACCCGGACGAGGAGCAGGCGGCCCGCCCCAACACGCCCCGCTACGTGAGCATCTTCGACCAGCTCGGATGGCCTCACGAGGAGACGGTCGCGGTGGTAGATGCCAAACCGTCCCACCTGCGCAACACGCTCCTTCTCCGCGTCGACTGGCGGCAAGAAGGCGGGGTCGTGATACCCGTCTGCCGGGAAGCCGTCGCCGAGGAACTTCCTCCCAAGAACATCGAGGACCTCTGGGTGGGAACGGGGACCTACGCGAAGAGCGTGAACGTCCCGCACTACGTGCGTGCCGTCAACATCGCGGCACGTCCCCACGGGGAGCCGTCCATACTCGACGCGATCGACCGAACGGCGATCCGCGACGACCTCGGATGGGCAGAGCAGCTCACCGCGATGGGGATTCGTGTTCCGGTGAGCTACTCCAGGCTCGACGACCCGCGTCGCTGGCCCCTGGAGGACATCGAGCAGCGTGGGCGCATCATGCAGAAGGTGTCCGAGGTGATGCGAGAGGTCGTGCTGGGCGAGCCCGTGGGGCAAGCGCTCGGCTACCTTGCCGACCTGCACGGCTCGTGGTTCGGTCTGACACAAGACGTCGTAGTGATTCCCGAGGACGCGCGGGTGGAATCGAACCTCCTGCTGCGATGTCGCGGGTGGCGACAGGCGGGCCTGGGAGACTCGCTCATGGGGGTGCCTGCGTGCGCCGTGGCCTACGCCGCGGACTTCGAGGGATCTCCGTCGGAGGCAGTACAGCCCCGCGCCTTACGCGTTGCGACAGGAGACACGCTGATCGCGCAGGTTGGCAACACGACCCTGCGACTCGCCCGTGTCCACGTGGGGGGAGACCTTGGGCCGGACGCGATCGAGAAGAAGATCGCCGAACTGGTGAATCCCCGAGGGCGCGTCAAGGCGCTGCGGAAGCTGGGGCTTGTGGTGCGCGAGGACGAAGCGGAGACCCCCATAACCCAGGGCCCCATCACCCCGCAGGAGCACCGCGCGATGGACGAGGTGTTCGGGGCGGAGACCCTGACGACCTCTGTGCCTCCCGACCCGAGCCAGGTGACCATGCAGGACACCCACGCCGATCTCGAGCGAGCGCGACGCCAGGAGCGCGCCCGCTCCGTCGGGTTCGGTCCGGAGTCCGAGGTGGGTTGGGCCGCCTACGAGGACCAGGGGATGTCGGTTCCGAACCCCGAGGTCCGCACGGTCCAGCCGGCGCGCCAGGTCGGAGGACCCGGGGACGAGATCGCCCCGCTCCCCGTCCTGTCCCTCGACGAGATTCCTGACGGCGACGACGGCCCGCTCGGGCCGGACCCGGAGGCTCCCGAGGTCGAGCGCATCCGCAAGACCTTGTGGGGGGACGACAAGGAGATCGTCTCGACGGTCGCCGATCACGAGGCCGAGAGGGCCGAGAGGCTCGTGAAGCGCATCGACGGCATGAGCCCCGAAGAGGTGGCGCGCAGGGTCGCGGGGGAAGACCCGCCCACCCACCACGCGCGGGTGCCAGAGCACGCGGACGACTTTGACGGGGGCCCGGGGCCTTGGGCTGTCAACATGCCCGAGCAGGATGCCCGCGCCGTCAGGGACCTGGCCGAGAGGGCCACGCGGGCCGCGCGCGCGGAGCTCGGTGCGGACGCCGACGACGAGGCGGTCTTCCTGCTCGCCCGCGGCCTGATGGACGACCCCGAGGCGCTCAAGGCGGCCGAGGGACGACTCCTGAAGCAGGCGGAGGACGCGGAGGACGCCCACACGTTCGCGCTCATCGACAAGACGATCGAGGACGTGCGGCCGGGACCGGAGACGATGCAGCGCCAGGTCCTCGCGGAGAAGGTCGAGGCAGAGGAGCGCGAGGTGATCGCCAGCCTGGGGGACGAGGAGCCGAGCAAGGCGGGGCAGCAGATGCAGGACGCCGTCGCGCTCCTGGCGGGAACGGGGGCCTCGTCGTGACGCCCGCCCAGGTGGCCGCCGCGTGCGGCCTGAAGGACCCCGACGCCCACGTGCGGGCAGCCGAGACGGTCGCCCCGTCCACGGACGGCCGCAAGCGCGGCTACACGACCCGGATGCTCTGCCAGGCGGTCTCCCACGCCTCCGAGGGCAAGGAGGTGGTGGTGGTCGCCCTGCCCTCCTACGTGCGGGACGAGACGATGTTCCGGCTCGCGACCGGCATGGCCGCGCGGGCGGGGCTCCGGCTCCAGCGCATCGAGGGGCAGCGGGCGCAGTTCGACCGCGGGTCGATCCGCGTGGCGTCGAGCCAGGACCCCGCGGGCGTGCCGGCAGGAGAGCGGCCCGGCCTCGTGGTGCTGCGCGACCACCTCGTCGAGGCGACGGCCCCGCTGTACCTCCCCGCCAAGGAGTGGACCTGCCACCACGTGGTCCCCCGCGACGGGAAGCGCTGCGCGTCGTGCGGTGAGGACCTGCGAGGCCAGGACCTGCGCGACGCCCGGCGCCGGCGCGGGGAGCAGGAGGCCGCCCAGCGCGAGGTCCCGAGCAGGGTGATCCTCGACCCCCGGGGGACAGCTCCCGCGTCAGCCACGTACGTTCCCCAGAAGCCATGATCCCACCCAAGCCTTGGCCACGCGACGCGCGCCCCTACGCGGACCTGCGCAGGCGCTTCAGCAGCGCGCTCACCTCCGTCCTACCGGCGGTCGCCCACTACCCCCTCACGGTGCTGCTGGAGGAGTTCGACGAGTACGTCGAGGGGGGACCCGCTCGCGACCCCCGCGAGGTCGACGCGCTCCAGGGGATCCTGTCGGCGCTCCTGGCGTACCGGAACGCGTACCGGGAGCGCGCCCAGGACCCCAGCCCGGTCCAGGAGTCCGCGGGCCGACCGAGGTGGGCGCTGTTCTGCATGGGCTGGCACGCGATGCCCGGCGAGCGGGGGCTCCTCCCCCACGCGCCCCCGGACGGGGTGCCCGAGCGCCGCTGGGGCCTGTGGGCGCGCCTGTGGGTGCAGGCGGGAAGCCCGACCGGTGCGGCCTACGACGAGTGGATGGCGGACGTCACCCGGTCGGGAGCGCTCGAACCAAGGTGAGGAGCCCCGTCGTCAAGCGCGCGACCCACGTGCTGCGGGTCCCCCAGGTGCGCGCGCTGCGCGAGGCCGAGCAGGAGCACTGCTACGTGCTCGGCCTCGACGCCGGCCACCACGTGACCGTCGTCCACCTGGTCTCGGTGGGGACCGTGGACATCGCCTACCCCCACGCGCGGGACGTCTTCCGGGAGCTCATCCGGCACAACTGCGTGAAGTTCGTGTTCGTCCACAACCACCCGGGAGGCCACACGGGTCCGTCCGACGGGGACCGCGACGTGACCGCGTGGCTGCGGCACGCCGGGGAGTGGCTCGGGATCCCGCTCGTCGCCCACGTGCTCGTGCCGGGCCGGCGAGGGTGCCCGGTCGACGTGGGACCCCCCCTGGAGGCCCCGGACCGATCCCGAACCGAACCCGCCGGTATGCGAGGCTGCCAGCGGGGCGGAAGATCCGCTCATGAGCTACCGCACGAGCCACTGCCGTAACCTGCGCTGCACGCCCCTCAACTACCAGTTCGCCGACGCGGTCCAGCCGCGTCCCGAGGAGTTCGTCGTGGGTCCGGCGGGCACCAACGCCCCCTACCACACGATCCAGGCGGGCATCGACGCGGCGGCGGCCGGGGGGGAGCGGACCCTCTTCAACCCGGCCCTCGTGCGGGTGCTGCCGGGGGCCTACCCCGACCAGGTGGTCACGCTGCGCAAGCACGTCCACGTGTGGGGGGCGGGCACCAAGGACGAGGCGATCTCGTTCTTCAACGGCTACGTGGTGGTCGACCTCGCGCCCGACCCGTTCGGGGCGTTCGTCGAGTGGCGCGGCATGGGGGTGAACGCCCCGCTCGGGGCCCCGGCCGGCATCCACTTCACCGGCTCCAACCCCCAGGCGCTCGGCCTGGAGGACGACATCGTCACGGGCAGCGCGGTGAGCCTCCTCATGGACAACACCTCGACCGTGAACGCCACCGTCGAGGCGAACCTCGTCCAACTCGCCCCGTTGAGCGCGGCCTTCCAGGCGGTCGTGCAGGACTCCGGGCTGCTCCAGGTGAAGTACTCCGAGCTCACCAACACCAACCTCGTCGGGGGCGAGTCGCCCGAGGTGCTGCGGTTCGGCCCCACGAGCGCGCACGCGCGCGGGCTCCTGGCGATCGTCGACTACTCGACGATCATCGGGCGCGTCGCGGTGGACGGTCGGCTGTCGACGGCGACCGCCGACAACACCATCGTGGTGGTGCTCGGCTACTGCCCGCAGAGCACCACCACCGCGACGGCCAAGCCGCTCGTGAACACGACGGGCGCGGTCGCCCCGAACGTCGTGTCGGTCGGCCTCTACTACCACCTGCTGGCCCCCTCGAACTGGGTCGCGGGCAACCCCGCCGTGCAGGGGACGCCCCTGTTCTCGACCGTGAAGGTCCAGAACGCGGCCGTCTCGGGCAAGGGGTCCCTTGATGGGGTTCCGTTCTCGTCGCTGACCGACACCTTCTACGCGATCTCCGACCCCGTCCCGTTCGTCTCGTAGGTCAGCTCTGAACGGGAACCCCCGGGTCCCCACTCCCCATGTTGAGCCTTCCTGCCCAAGACCTCGCCGACGCCCTGCACCAGGGCTGTGACCCGCACCTGCTGCACCCCTTCCTAATCGACGCGATCGACCGCCTCGTCCGCCTGGAGGCGACCCCCGCGTCCGACGTCATCCATGGAGCGCTAGAGCGCGCCGAGACGGCCGTGATGGCCCCCATGGTGTTCGGAGGGGACCTGCCGAGCCCCGTCCTGTCCCTTCTTGGAACGATCGCGCTCGACGTCGGAGCGCTCGTCGACCACCTGCGCAGGTCGGAGGCCGAGCGCCAGCAGCTCAGGGACGCCCTGCACGCAACGCGCGGGGTAGATTTGCCGCATGCACATCCTCACCAAGCAGGTCCATGTGGTTGAGCTCGACGAGCTCATCCGCTTCGCCTCCCAGGTCGCTGGCCGGGAGGTCGCACCCTTCGTGCTCGACCCCCGCAGGATCGCCCTGTTCGAGCTCGCCCGCCTGCCCCCGCTCCCCCGCCTGCACGAGGCGAGCGGCCACCTGAGCCCCGTCCAGCACGCCAAGTGGGAGGCGCTGCGCGCCCCCGACCCCCCGATCGTGTCGGTCTCGATCGAGACGATCCTCGACGCCCTGGTCCGCGAGGGGCGAGCCCCCGGGGGGACCTACCTCGTCGTCGGGGCTTCCGGGTAAGCTCGGACATGAGCCGAACCACCCTACTAGAGCCCCGCACGATGAAGGCCACCGCGGCCCACCACCAGCTGGGCGACCTCAGCAGTAGTGTGCCCGACTGGTGCGTGGTGACCGAGGAGGACGAGGACAACTACTACGGGCGCTGGGTGCTCGGGATGGGGTTCTTCAACGTCCGCTTCCCCAAGGCGACCACGCACGAGCTCACCGCAGAGGACGAGCGGGCGTTCAACGCCATGGTGCCCCGGATACGGATCGGCGGCCTGGGACACGCATCCGAAACATACGGCCCGCACCGGGCCTGGCCTTCGAGCGAGCATTTCCCCGCCGACCTCGGGGCGGAGATCGCTCGCCTATGACCTCACCCACCCTTCACAGCGCGGTCGCCGCACTCCTGCGGGAGCTCCCGCAAGACCTCGTCGTGTGGCGCGTCCTCGACGTGGAGTACACGGCGTCTGCCCTGGCGCAGGAGGTCGCGCAGGGGTCCGTGTTCGGCACACAGTACGCGGAGGACCTGCTGCGGGTCTGTCGAGACCTGCTCGGACGGCACGAGCGTCGAGAGCGTCGAGAGCGTCACGCCCTCCCCGCAGGTCGGCTGGCCATACGAGAGCGGACGCGGTCTCTCGGCCGGTCGTCGGACCCCGACGTAAGGCAGCTCGCCCACGACGCCGACCGCATGCTCCTGCTGCTGGAGGCGCTGCTGCTGGTGGACCACCCGGAGTCCCCCCTGTCGGACGGGGACCACGCGGGCGCGGTCAACTTCCTCCTTCAGCTCGTCCCCAAGGTGCGGGCGCTGCTCGGTAGCGAGGGAGCCCCAGACGATGAGTCCGCCTACGCCGTCCTCCGCGAGCCCTGAGGGGCCGCGCCGGACCTGCCCCGTGTGCCTGATCCGTGCCCCACTACAAGGTGGGAGGTTCGTGCTGCACGCGATGGACCGGATCAACGGCAAGAACATCCCCTGCCCCTGGACGGGCATCCCCAATCCCCCCGGCGTGTTCGACCTAAACTCTGAGGTCGGCCAGCTCACCCAGCGCTTCGACGTCATGATCGCCGTCGGGAAGCGCGGAAAGCTCTTCCTGTGACCCCCCAGAATCCACCCGACCTCGTAGACATCGGCACCAACCTCTCGAACCGCCAGTTCGACCCCGACCGCCCCGAGGTGATCGCCCGCGCCCAGCAGGCCGGCGTTCGCGCGATCGTCGCGACCGGCACCGACCTGCGCGCGACCCGCGCCGGCCTGGAGCTCGCGGCCCGCTACCCCGGCGTCGTCTACACGACGTGCGGGGTCCACCCACACAACGCGACGACCTACGAGCGGGACAGCCCCCACCTCACGACCCTCGCCCGCGACCCCGCCGTGGTGGCGATCGGCGAGTGCGGCCTCGACTTCAACCGCGACTTCTCGCCCCGCCCCGTCCAGGAGCGCGCCTTCGCCTCCCAGGTGGAGACCGCCATCGAGACCAGAAAGCCGCTCTTCCTCCACGAGCGGGACGCCCACGTGCGCTTCCTGTCCATCCTCGACGACTACCGCGACCACGGGACCCTGCCCGTTCCCGCCGTCGTCCACTGCTTCACCGGAACCGACAAGGAGGTGCGGGCCTACCTCGACCGAGGGTTCATGATCGGCGTCACCGGGTGGGTCTGCGACGACCGCCGCAACGGGGCACTCCTCCGCGCCCTCGCCCTCTTGCCCATGGACCGGCTGCTCCTGGAGACCGACGCCCCCTTCCTCCGCCCGCCCGGCCTCCTCGGACAGACCCGCCGCAACGAGCCCTGTAACCTCGTCCACGTGTGCCGCCGCGTCGCCGCCGTGCTCCGCAAGACCCCCGAGGAGGTCGCCCGCACCACCACCGACAACGCCCGACGCTTCTTCCGCCTGCCGGCCTCCAGCCCCCCGACTCCCGACAAGAGCCCGTAGCCCGAGTACCCTGGACGGGCGATCAACGCCCGAGGAGCCCCCATGGCAACCGACCCCGAGGCGGAGCGCGAGTACGCCCGCATCGATCCCATCCAGTCCGTGAGCGAGATGACGCGCGCGGTAGACGCCCTCCCCTCCAACCTCCGGCGCTGCGTCATCTACCTCGGCCTGGCCCGCTCCCGCTTCCAGTGGTGGTGGAGCCTGCTCGCCCGGAAGCACGGGATACCACCGTGCGACTGGCCCGACCCACCAGGCACCGTGCTAGCCTCTCTCGCATGAGAGACCCCGCCCGCATCGTCCCCATGCTCGACGCCCTCCGCCGCGTGTGGGAGAAGAACCCCGACCTCCGCCTCGGTCAGATCGTCAGCAACGCTGCCCGCTCGCACTGCGCGTGGCCCGACGTCTTCTCCATCGAGGACGAAGACCTCCTGCGCGGGCTCAACAGCTCGCCCCAGGCCCGCCCCCGCTACCCCCACGCATGAGCACCCCACCGGCCAGATCCCACGTCCCCTCACCCAGCTACCCCCAGAGCCGCCCCACAGGCGAGCTCGTCGCCCTCATGACCGGCTCCGGCCCCCGCATCGGCGACGCCCTCCACGCGGACCCCGACGCCATGACCGACGTCCTGGCGGCCCTCACCCGGCTCGCCGCCCTGGAGGCCGCCACCCCCCCAGAGGTCGAGACCGCGCTCGCCCAGGCCGACCTGCTCATCAACAACCACCGAGACCCCGAGGTCTGCACCCTCGCCAACCACACCCGCCGCCTCGCCCAGGCGCTCACTGAAGCCCGCGCCGAGCTAGCCCGCCTCACCTCCGAGAACGAAGACCAGCACGCCCGCCTCATGGCGCACGCCAAGCACTCCGACGCCTCCAGCCTCGCGGCCATCGAGTACATGACCCGCCTCCGCCGCGAGCGCGACCACGCCCTCGACCGCGCCGCCACCCTCGCCCACGGAGTCCGCCTGATCCTCCGCAAGCACTCCCTCCCCCCCTCCAACATGCAGGCCGCCCACGCCTGGGAGCGCGACCACGCCGCCCTGTACGCCGAACCCTACGCCCCAACCCCTCGACCCCCATCCCCCATCCCCTCCACCTTCGTCGACCTCTGCACCGCCGGCCTCCGCCTCCCCACCGAGGCCGACGACTTCATCGACTCCTGGCACGACGGCCACGACCCCCGCCCCCTCGCCCAGGCCCTCGGCCTCTCCCCCGAGGAGTACGCCCGCTTCACCACCGACCCCACCGAGCTCCCCCGCGCCCTCGCACGCGCCTCCCTCACCGCCAAGGTCCGCCTCGCCCTCGCCCCCCTCACCGACCAGCCCGTCACCCCAGAGCTCCTCGACGAGCTCGCCAAGACCCTCACCCTCACCCTGTCCCCCTAGTCAGCTCCACCCAGCTCCCCCCACCCCGACGGGTCCCCAAAGGAGTCCCCCATGCCACCTGCTCGCCACGTCTTCAACACCCTGTCCCCCCTGCCGTTCCTCCTGTTCTTCGCCTCCCTCTGCTCCGCCACACGCCACCTCGCACCCTTCTGGTCTTTCCTGACCTCCCTCCTGTGCGCCTTGTCCGTCTGCTCCGCCTCAAGCTCCCTCCGCACCAACCTCCGCACCCTCCTACGCACCACCAACCCCTCCGCTCCCGACCCCCTGCCCTACCCACGAGGACGCCTCCTCGCCAGCGCCCTCGTCCTCCTCACCTTCCTCGCCCTCAGCCACCTCACGAGCCTCAACTTCCTCTCCGTCCCCCGCTACCTCGCCGCCCCCACCCTCGCCCTCTTCCTCCTCCACGCCCTCGCCCAGTACGCCGCCACGCTCCACCTCCGCACCCTCATCGCCCTCGCGGACCTCGACGCCAACCACCCCGGCACCCCCTCCTCCTCCCGACTCCACCCCTCCCCAACCCCCCACGTCCAGGTCGGCCCGCTCCCCCCCCCCCTCCACCCCCCCCCCCCCCGGCCCCTCCCCCCCCCCCCCCCCCCCGGGGGAGCCCCCCCCCCCCCCCCACAACCCCCCCATAAACCTCTGGCCCCCGCCCGGGGCCCCCTCTTGGGGGAGGACAAGCAACACCACGGGCGACGCGACTCTTCCCCCCCCTTTGCCT